TATCCGGTAATGCTTCTGGATGCAGCCAGAGCAGCCGCATAATATAAAAATCCGGAAAATGCTTCACACATTTTCCATGTAACTCGTCAACATATCAGTTCATTATAAAAATATCAAATTTTTGTCTTGACAACTGAGCCATTATATAATAACACCTCCTGTAATATTTATTTAATACTTGTTACCATAACTGTCCCATCTGAATTTAATCTAGGTGTCATACCACCCGTTTCACCATATGCGTAAATCCAATAATGAACTCCTGTATCAGGATCAATAAACTCATAAATACCGTTATTATTAATCTTGTATACTTCCTTTGTCCATTGTCCCTGTTTCTTCTGTTATGTCGCATCCAACCAAAGTAAAACACAGACAAACACTTAATAATATACAACAAATTATCTTCTTCATATTATTATTCCTTCTTTGATTTTCTACCACATGACTTACTTTCTGTACAATAACCAACTTCATCGCATTTTGCATGAAAAAGATTATCTACAATCCACTTCCACTCATCCGAATATTCTCTTAAAGCACTGGAAATATCTTTAAATAATTCTCTGTATTCCCAATAAGCACGGCTACACATTCTCTGCCTACTCATATCAATAAGACTACGAAGATTGCGCTTATCTACCATTTTTGACGAATATGCTAATGGTAGTAACATTGTTGCATCTTCTACTGGAATATTATATTTTTTAATAAAGTCTGCAATAGTATGATTAATGTTTGTCATTGCAAGATACCATTCTGATGAAGCTTCTTTTGATTTTTCGATACTTTTTGGTATTACAAAATCAAACCCATTGCCTTTAGAATAATTAATATATCTTGTACTTGCCTGAAGTCTTGTGGGTGATCCACCAATATGTGTATAATACTCTCTTAAAACTTTAGCAGAATATCCATCTATAATCATTTCAACATTAACATATTCCATCACACGTCCATGTCCTGATTTTATACAATCTAAGCCACGTTTGTAATTCTTTTCATTATTAGAAATATCTGCTCCCCAACATACACCTGCTCTTGCACCCATTAATGTAATTGGATTCTTAGTTGTTTCTGGTAAAATTGTAATTTTCCTCATATTATTATAATTCTTCCTTTCTATAAATATATAATATAAAAGTTCCATAAATACAAAAATATCAAGAGAAAAAAGTATACAGATAACAAGCAGTTGTGCTGTAAAAGTACCAATCATTAAGCTAAGTAGATCTACAACTATATCTACAATTAAAACAACAATTATAAAACGTATTAAAAACAATACTGCTTTAAATATCTTTTTGATCATATATTTCCTCCAAACCTTATGTTAAAAATTTAATTTTCTATACTTATATTCTCCATGACAAACTTTTTTACAACATTTTTAAACTCATCTACTGTTCCATTGTTTTCGATAACAAAATCATAATTATAGTTAAATACACCTGCATCAGCCATATTAGATGTAATAGTCTTAACTGAGTTACGTTTGATTAAAATAGTTTTTACATCTTTGTATTTATTACATAATTTTCTGATTTCCTCTGGTTCACGTACATCAATGAGCAATACATTATATTTTTTATTTTCATTAAATTCTTGAATTTGTTTTTGAATCATCTTAAATGGAAGATCATTATATTGACTCGTCAGAATTTTTAAGTCTGATAAAAATTTTCTTGATTCCTCATTCTTTTGACCATCCCAACCACATAATTTAGCAATTTCTTTAATATAGTCAATGGATGAATACTTCTTAGTTGGCACAAACTCATTCATCAACGCAGCAAACGTATCTTTTCCTGAACGAGCCATGCCATTTGTTACAAATATGTATTTATTCATAAGCACCCCCATTTAACTAACCACACATAATTTACAAATTTATCCCAATTTAAATAAATTTGATTATAGATATCAACTTTTTTATCTTCCGCATTCCCGATAAATGAAGAAATAATTACTTCCCATTCTGCTTTAGACCAAAAGTAATATCTTACTAATACATTCAATTTGTCTGCAAAATCTTGCTTTGATAAATTCTGTCTTAATAACTCCTTAACGTCTTCAGTAAATTTGCAGTGTCTAAAAATATTATATGGTTCAATAGCATTATTATCGAAATTATGATAATAAACATACCATTCCATATACTCACCTCCTGATTATTTTTATTTACGAAATTGAGCGAATTGCACTAATGAATATACCTATGAAAATTTAAATAAATTATTTTTTCTGACTATCATTGATGTACAAATCAATCTTTTCAGCGCATTTGTTACATACTTGATACTCTTTCTGCTTACCATTCATTTTTACGCTACCATAATGGTTAAAATCTACATTTACGCCATCTGAATTGTAATCAATTTCTTTTCCACACATATCACAAATTACTTTGATCATACAAAAATTCCTCCTAGCCTACACATGAAATAATGGCTTCTTGCTACTTTTAATCATCGTCTTTACCGCTTTCTAACAGTCTTAAAAACAAATTGATTATATCAAGATATAAAGCAACTGCGCTATCTATAGCATTATCTAAAGTTTTTGCATTATTTTGTGCTTCTGCCCAATCATATCCAATATATCCACAGAATAATAATGCAACAATCCAATCCCACCATTTAGGTACATTGCCAAATAAAATCATAATAAATTCAATTACTATAACTGCTGATAAACAAATAAATAGTGTTTTCCCCATTGATAAAAATATTTCTGGTTTAATACTTGATACAATAATAAGCACAATGGTAATCAGAGTAGTCAAAATAAAAGCTTGTACAATAGAATACATATAATAATCTTTTAAGCAAATACTTAAAACTACACCAACTGGCAATATAACTAAGTTATATCCTATAAAACTCACAATTGGGTTGTCTGAAAACTCACTCATACCAATACCTGCTAATGCAACTACAAAGTAGCCAATTAATACCATTATTGGATTTAAGTTGCAAAATGTGTCTTGAAAAAATACACACATTATTGTATTCACTAAAAATCCCCAAAGTAAAATAATACCAATGGCAATGTTATACTGTTTGTCTGTTAATTTGTTATACATTATGTTATTCTCCTTATCTTCTACATTTCACACTTCCACCAGCATCTATATCACCTGATACGTTACCACAAGTTACAGAGCCACCTACATCTATATCTCCTTTAACATCTCCACTGACTTCACAACTACCACCGCAATCAATACTTCCTGAATTGCCGTGAACTTCTACTGATCCACCACAATCAATTTTGTTGACATCTCCTTCGATGACGACTTTAATATCACCACTATTACACTCTTGAATTGTTTTACCATCTACAATAATCTTTCCATTGTTGATGACTACATTAGTTCCTGAACATGTGATTGTTTTACCATTAATAGTTATTCTGTTCATTTTTTACCTCCTTAATTTTCACAAGAAACTGTCGTTTCATAATTTGTCTATTTCATCATTTAATTCATTATATCTATCATCAATGACAGTAAGTATAGCAGATTTAAGTTTATCTTTTGTTACATCATCTAAATGTGCAAAACTAACATAATCACCGTTATAACAAAAACCTGTTTTTTGATCATGTTTTCTTTTTGAGAACATTTTAGGATATGGGTATATAACTATTCGTCTTAAATCATTAAGGCATTGTTGTGAACGCATTAATTTATTTGCTTTTTCAATTACCATTTTATTCATAGAAAATCTCCTTATTATCATTTATTAATACCACTTAATTATCTCTTATCTTCGCAAGAAGCTGTCAATTTTTGTTTAGTATTTTTCATATAATCCAAATATTCTTTGTGGTACACATCTAGGTCTTTTAGTAATTCTTTACAATTTCCTGCGTACTGAATATATGTATCAGCCAAATGTCGTCTGCTTTCTTCTGAATCATCGACTAGCTTATATTTCCATTTATTAGCTCTTAACAAGTCTGCATTATGGTTATAAGTTTCAATACTTTCAGTATATTCTCTCTTTTTCTTTTCATATGTTTCGTCATTAATAATCAGATGCCCAAGTAATTTAGGAAAATCAAAACCTAATTGTGTTCTTGATATTCCGCTGTCTTCTGCATATTTAATATCCCAAGCAATATCATCCCAAGCCATACCACCCAGAAGTGATTTATTATCCTCTTGTTGCATATATGAAAAATACTCATATAATTCTTCCTTTGATTTACTCATAATTCACCTCCTACGAGAAATCAGTTTATTCTTACTACTGTATTATTCTCTGTTCTTTACAAAACTTCATCGACAATTCCATACTTGACTGCTTTGTCAGAATGAATATAGAAATCTTTCTTCTTTTCACGAATCTCATTAATATCATCTTTTGTGAGATTTGTTCTGTCGATTACATATTCTTCAATCTTTTTATTCAGCCAGTTCATTTCTTCTCTGTTATATTATTTCTTCATATTGATTTTTAAATATATTTTTGTTATTATTATTACGTATACAATGTCAATTATATAGGAGGTATGTTTTATGAAACTCGTTTTTTCTGTTGGAACATGTACTTTTGGATTAATACACACAAATGATGATGGATCAAAAGTTTATGAAGTTAGTAGACATGGAATGACAATCAGTTATAGAGAAATTTTCCCTGCGGATGCAGATTATAATGATTTCTATAAATGGGTGTCAGATCATGGCTACTTGTAAACTACATGCTTAATTGTTTCCAATTTGATCTACCCTACATTTTATCACGATTGTAGGGTAGATAATGAAATCCGTCTTTCCTTGGCTTTTTGAGTCTCTGAAATGCCCTATTTATGGGCGTTCCAGAGTTAAGTTATTTCCAAATTCCTTGATTTAATTTTTCTTTTACATATTCGTCTTTTATTTCATATATGTCAGTGTCACAAGCGTTACATACTCCATAAATTTTTTCTCCATCATATTCAAGATGATAACAATTAGAGCCACAACCGCATGGGTTTCGCTCCTCTTTTACCATATATGTATGATATTGCTTTCCACTGTCATAATATTGTATTTTTCTTTTTGGTTGAATCGAGTCAATTAATTTATGTAATAATTTCAAATAGCGTTTCATTACATCACAAGCAACTACACAAGCTTCATTAACCTTTTCAATCGGTTTATCTTTGTTAAAACCAGCATAATATTTAATTTCTACAATCGCATCTGCTGATGTTTCAGGATCTAAAATACGAATAGCCTCTTCTATTGACATGCTCATATAATATCCTCCATATCATAATTCTCTCTTATATAATCACATAACTCTTGCATTGTGGTCTTGATGTGTTCGTCATCCTTTAGACAAGGATGAATATTACACATACAAGAACCTTTTGCGCCATTCTTTTTGAACAACTTCCAGTTGAATGTAATCCACAACAAAGGAATTTTAGTAAGATTTTTCGTAAATAATCGTGTTAAAATTTTCATAGATCATTACCTCCTACCGTATTATTCTCTACAGTTGAGCCAATAAATTTTTTACTGGCTCTCTGCTCATATTTTCTTTTGCCCATGATATGTAACTTAGATCTGACTGAGCAACATCAACAAGCTTCTCGCCACTTTTTCGAGTATCATGCATCATTCCTGCAACCCTCATTAAATCTTTTTCTCTTGACGTAAATTTGTCACCAAAACAATCTACATTCAGAATATGATTCAAAAATTTAACTAACGCACAAGTATGGCGAGCAAGACCTAATTCTCCTAGTGCATATTGTGGATGATATTTTCCCGTACTTGAAGCTCCTACTTCCCAAAAATAATCAGGAATTGTTTCAATACACTCTTCAGCAAAATGCCGAATATCTTCATTTTCAATCGTATTTAAAATCGAATCAAATATCTTTGCTTTTTCGTTTCTCAATTTTCTTTCTCCTATTTCAATATCTTAGAATCTAAACAATTTTTACATAATTCATAAATCATCTTACCCATATATTCTCTTTTTACGAAGTAAATGTGCATATTATTTCTACTTTGCCAAGTTAATAAAGCTCTAAAAAAAGAATTTGGATTAAGTTTTGTCTTATAATTTGCTTCAAAAATATCTTCTATCTTATCATTCTCTATTAAGAGATAATTTCTTTCGATATTAATCATGCGATTCAACTCTTTAAATATTCTGTCATCGTCTTTTGAAGCGTTTGCAAAATTACCTGCAAGTTCACTAACTGAATTTTTTCGTTCAATACACAATTCGTCACTAAAATATGTATCAACTTGAAATCCCAATTCTGGACATGATTCTATCATTAGTCCATAATCACCAGTTTTTAACGCCTTTGTTTTCCATCTTATATTGTTGGAATCAAACCAATCAGTAATTGCCTGGTTGGTCTGATCTCTTGTATCAACAAGCACAATTAAGTGGGATAAAAGCTCTTTATATTTTTTATCTGTATAATACTGTTTCATAAATCTCCTATCTCACAAATGACCATTTCTTCAAAATAGTCTCTTCATTATTTCTATCTTGTTGCCATTCACCATCTTTATCCTTATACCATCTTCCTTCATTCGATGCTTCAATGGTTTTAATAATGTCGCCTTGATGAATTGGATTTTCATCATATTTAGGTCGTTTTACTTTTACAGTCTCAATATCACCATTGCACAATCTATACAGCGTCAACTTAGGATTTTTAAATTTACATTCATATTCTTTTACGAATGCATATTCAGGTGGAATATTATCTACTGTAGTCTGCATGTATCCTAATAATTCTAATTCATTCTGCAATTTTTCATTTAATGAAATATCAGTATCCTCTAAATTATTCCAAATATCATATAACGCTGCATCATAGTTAAAATTTCTATACTGTTTCTCCGTTTCTTCTGAATATTTCATTATATAAGGAAGATATTCTGCATTGATATCAGATTTTCCAAACTGAGAACGTTCATATAAATCGTCTGTAACCGATAAGAATTTTTGAATCTTGCCAATTTTCCCAAAGTCATCAAAATATCCAATTTTAACAAGCACATTTACTTTTCCTGCATTTACACTTTTAACTTTTTTCATTGCTTTAAACAAATCATAGAAATTATCAAAATGTTCTTTCTGAGAAAGCTTATATAAATCATCTGCACATTTTTGACTCAATCCTTTTATTCCTAATAGAGATGAGTATATTACTTTATTCTCTTTATCAGCCTTAAAGGTTCTATTGTCTGCACCAAATCTATATTTACCCTCTCTTATTCCATAAGCTCTCAACATTTCTTCTTTAATTAAAGCAACCTTATCTTTATTGCCCTTATCAGAATAATGCTGTAACATTACTTCATAAAATTCATATGGATAGTTTGCTTTTTGCCAAGCATTGTACAGACTATCTAACGACATACAGAAGGCATGAGCACTATTAAAACCATAACCACAAGAATCATTAATGATCTGCCATACCTTTTCACTCATCTCTTGTGCTTTTGATTTTTCAATTCCTTCGTCTGCAATAATTTTTTCTCTGAATCCATCAATAAATTTTGATTTAAGAGGTTTTACTTTCTCAGGATGTTTCTTTGCAATAGCTTTGATAATTCCATAACATTCATCAAGAGGAAATCCTGCATAGTTCAAAGTGTTCATTGTTTGTTCCTGATACATAATAAAGGAATAAGGGAATTGTTTTGTTTGAATAATTTTATCAAACGCTGGAATACCATAGTCAAAAGATTCTCGTGACTCGAATTTAGAATACATAGATTTGAAACCTGGTCGAATAGCAGCTATAAAAGCACTTAGTTCGGATACATTTGATGGTTTATACTTCATGCATTTTTTAGTTGTAGATTCTTTTTCACATTGGTTTAGTCCAATTGTGTATCCATTGGCATATAAATCCCAAACCTTTTGATCATTTTCTACAAGTTCAAGTAATTTGTTTACGCCAAAATGTTCTATACCAATACGTTTGAATATCTTGTCAATCAATAATACAACATCTACTTTTAGAATATCATTCTTTAGATATTTGTAATTTTCAGCAATAGCGCCATCAATTACACATGTGATATATTCCTTTTTAGTTGATTCACTCTTACATTTAATTAAGCCAATTTCTTTACGAATGTTACCTTGATAAAGAAGATATGCTGATGGAGCTTTTTTCTTATCAGAGATAATTCCCCAATATTTTTCACTAGCATTAATATAACTTTCGTATTTTTTATCTACATAATCATATAAATTAATTTCGTCCTTCTCATCATCATCTGCATATTTCATAGCTTCTTCATATTTGCCAATCTGCTCTGAAATAGTATTTGCGATATCAAAATCAAGTTTCTGTGCTCTCGCATATAGTTTGAATGATGATTTTTTCTTAAAAGTACCAAAAGCAATCATAGGTGCTACATGATCTTCGCCAAGAACATTTATCTGTGCTTGCTCAAAAATATCTGGTGTACCAACATTCAAATCAATATCTGGTAAACTGTGTGTCTCTAAGATACGAGTTTTGCTAATGAATCTTTCAGGATATAATTTAATCGCAGATGTAAATCTATCTACTTTTGAGAAACCACATAATGTATTCGTAAAATAACCAACAGCAGATCCACGTCCTGTATCTGTAATCAATCCACCATGTTCAACTGCGTCATTAACGATAGCATAGTCTATAAGTGGATAATCGGTCATTCCAGTATCTTTATACGTGTCTACTTCTTTCTTTACACCTTCAAAATATTCATCATATCTTTCTTGAGGAACATTTTTCATATATTCCTTAAATTTAGAAGTTATTAATCGACTGTATTTTTTATCTTTTTCCTCTTTTGATAAATTTGGATACAAAGTTGGAAGTTTAATGTCCTTGCTAAAAATGTGAACATTATCATAATCATCAAATGTAAGACAAACATCTGTATTGTCCATTGCTTGTTGAATCTGTTTTTTTGTGAATACACCTTGCTTCAAAAAACGATTCATAACTGTTTTGTCGTCTGGATAATCCATATACCATCCATCTTCATCTTCATAATGAATATTTTTTGCAGCTAATACATAATCTCTTTCTTGTGAATCTTCTTCATAAATATAATGACTATCCAGACCAACAATTAACTGAATTCCATATTTTTCACTCATATTTAAGAGAAATTTATTCCATTCTTTTTGCTGTTCTGTATCATGATATTGAATTTCTAACATAAAATTTTCTTGAAAATAATCATGCAAAGTTTTAATGATATTTTCATCCATTGAATATGTAAGATTTTTGCCATAATACTTATTAATGGCATTATCTATATCCTCTTCTCCTGTTAGCCCAATATTTTTTGAACGAAACGCAATACAGGCAGATGTAATAAATACATCTTTTGGAGGCAGTGACAACAATAATTCTAAATCAATTCGTGGCTTATAATAATATCCGCTAATATTTGCTTCTGATAAAATATCATTAATTGCTTGTCTTCCGTTTTCTGTTTTCGCTAAGATTATAATATGATGATTACTCTTATCTTTTGTGTGTCTATCATAAACCCAATATGCTTCTGCACCAAAAATCATTTTTAAATTGTATTTATGGGCTAATTCATATGTTTCAAAATAATATCCTTGCCATCCATGTTCAACACTACTTATTACTTTATGTCCTAATTCGACTGCACGTTTAGCATAATCTTCATTAACAGCAGCCGAATCAGCAGTGTAAATATTGGAGTAGGATGTATGACGATGGTAATTTTGCATACTTACTCCTCTCTAAAATAAATCCTCTTCCTCTGTATTATTCTCTCTTGTATCAAGATATTTTCTAATATGTGGACAATCCTTAAACCCACAAAGATTGTTACAAAAAAATGTATCAGGGGATTCTTTACCAGATTTAGTAGTTCTTGTGAATTTACGATGCGGATAATCTTTTTCATCACCGCTTAGATCTTCCCATTTAGAATATGTAGAAATAATATAATCCAAACATTCTTGTTTCTTTTCATCATCCACTTCATATTTTCGAACATATGGAATAATTTTATATTCCGACTTTACTTCGTTAGGTAAATCATCAAGATTATTATTCTGCAAAGCATTATGTAGCATTACTTCAATATCGAGTTCATCATATCCTAATTTAGTAAGCTTACTTTCAATATCTGACTGTAGTGTTTCTACAATCTTTCTTCTTTCACATACTTTCTCAATCAAAGTGTCATTCTTAGAACGAGAAGTTTTCTTTCCCATATACTTGATTGTGCAATATTTCAACATGATCCAAGCGCATTCTTTGACTTTATAACCAAGCTGTTCCAATGCCATTTGATAAATAACTAACTGACGACCGTGATGAATTAAGTCTGCTGTGTTAAATTGCGAACTCGTTTTCCAGTCATACACGCTTACAAGTTTATTCTCTTCGTCTACAATCTTTATTAAATCACAATATCCTTGTAAATAATGATCATCATCAATTTTCAAAAGAAGAAATTTCTCAGTTACAAAATTCCCTTTAGGTTTAACAAAATGTCTACAAAAATGTCCCATATTAGCAACCCAACCATCTTTAATGGAATCCCCACCATTTCTATCTTTTGGAAACTCAATTCCAAGCATCTCCATATCTGACAATTCTTTATTCATTGATTTAATTAGTTCGGATTCAGTACATTCACCATGCACAATCATTTCCAATGTATCATGAATTTCTGTACCCATACATCCATATACATTTGGAATACCTTTTTTGTGTTTTATATATGTTAAATATGCTTCATATAAGCAATTATCAATCGTATTTAATTTACTGAAACTATATACATGTTTTCCTTCATCAAATAGTTTCTGTAATTTTGGTTCTTTTGCTCTCTGTCCTATTTTTATTCACCTCAAATCCATTTGACACAATTTTTTATAAGATATAAATATCCTTCTTTACCATAATCAGAAGGACTTCCTTTACTTCCTTTAGGTATGACTCGATGTTCTGAATCCCAGATATATCCAACATCATTATGAAAAATTGCGTTATCTATCTTTAATTTTTTTGCTTCTTCTCGAATATATTCCTCTTCAAGTCCTTCATCATAAGCTAAAATATTTTTGCTTACCAACAATCCTTTAATGTACTTTGTCTGTGTATCTGATAAATGACATCCACAAGATCCTAATCCCACATTGCTTCCAATAGTATCTAATTGCTGCGGAAATTTTTCGCTTTCACCTATTACACATAAGTTTTTTCTCTGAATACATTCATAATTGGTGTGATAGCCATATAATGTTAAACTTCTACTACATGGAATAATTGGTAACCATCTTTCTTCTTTAGCGCAATTACTATCAATAGACCTTCCCATAATTCCACATAACTTACCATCAAATGTATATTCAGGAACAGTAATGCGATTTGTCCAAATATCATATCCAACATTAAATTTTTCTTGCGTTTTATATGAAATGCCATCCTTAAAAAACATTGTATTAAATTTTCCACAATACTCTTGTAATATAGATTCATTATATATTTTCATTGACATTTCTGGCTCTTGAATCTCACGAATGAGTTTTTTATAAAATCCACCAAAAGGCATTCTTACTGCTTTATTGAAACTGCTTTTCTCAAGACTTAAAAGGTCTGCTATATATTCAAGAGCTTGTGGAAAGTTCAAACATTTCTTATTCATCACAAGAGAATATAAGTTACCTCGTTCATTTGTACTAAAACAAATAAAGCTTAAAGTATCTATGCTAAGTCTGACAGACGAAGGATTTCTACCATATTCTCTTGCGAATCTATATTCATTGTGGGAACTGTTATATGTAATATTCTGATAGTCAAGCGACTCTAAGACTTTTAAGATATCATCACGATTATTGGACAAGTGTTCTGTCAGTTTCAAAGCATTCATTGTTTCACCTACTTTATTTTAAAATCCTTTATGTTCATTCAAAATATTGCAATATCCAATTTCTTTCCAAGAATTAAATCTGCCATTCACTTCGTATAACACTTGTTGTTTATCTTCATCATTTCTAGTTTTGTCTAAGAAGGCAACAATATATTTTTTGTCCTTATCCAATTCTATCATTCTCTTAACTTTGGTATATTTTCCATCTTCGTTTTTTTGAAGCTGATATGCCTTACAATCATATTTTTCACCAGTATATTCATCCTGCCACAACTGCCTCATATAAATCATTTCAGAAAACACTTCTTTAATTTGTTTACCGTTTGCCAAACAAGAAGCATCTAAATATCTTTGATTCACCGTATACAATGCGAGCTGATAAGTTGGAATGATTGCTATATTTTCTTTACTTGCTAATTGAAATACTTTTCGACTATTTATAAGAAGTTGTAAGAACATTTTTTCATCAAGACTATCATCACTTTTCATGGTGTCCCATACAAAAATTTGATATCCTCTTTTAGATTTTTTCTTGATATATTTAAGAACTTTACCAATATCATTATCAAATAATTTAATAAACCCTAAACTACTATATTTTTCCTGACTAATCTTTTTTGCTTTATTAAGCATTTCTCTTTGTTCATTTGTGAAATGCCCCATTTTAATTTGTTTTCGAGTCAGTCCCCAATAATTTAACTCTTTGGTTAGAATATGAGATAGCAACATGATTTTGTAATCTTTACTTCTCATTTCATTACTAACAATAGCAACCTTTACACCTTCTTCTGCCATTGGAAGAACCATATTTTCAAAAACAAATGATGATTTTCCAACTCCTGAATGTCCTGCTATCATAAACATTTCTCCAAGAGGAACTCCCAAAGTAAGATAATTCATAATAGGACAATTCTTTGCATAACTAATACCAACGGCATCACCAGTATTACATTCTTCAATAAATTCATCGTCTATAACAAGTGATTCTTCTTCTACATCATGTGTAGATGTGATACTAATATCACTTAATTTATATTCAAAATAATCATAAACTTGTTGGCTAGACATTTTATTAAATTTACTAACATCTTCAAATGAGTTGAATGTTAATTCACATAACGCTTCTAATGTATTAAGTTTTGCTATTTTATCAAAATACGCATCAACATTTTCTACATTTACGAGTTGTTTAAGATTTTCTACTTCTCGATAACCACCATAATCTTCAAAGGTTTCTTTTACATTTGGTTTATTTTGCAGAAATCCATATACTGTAATATTATCAAATTTACGAAATCCAGCATCATACAAGGCTTTTCCTAAATTGAAATAAAATTGAGCATCCTCGCTTTTTAAAGTTTCATCTTTCTTGTCATTGATAAACTTATAATCATCATATAAATCTGGATCTTTCCAAAAGCAAAATACAAAAGGAGCTTCTATTTGTTCCCTGTTTTCATTGATTTTTTCCAAACACTTTTCTAAATCCATTCATCATCCTCCAAGAAACTACTAATATCTTTTGCTTTCTGCTTTGTCCCAATATTCATAATCGACTGTTCATCAATTACATCTATGTTAGCAATTTGTTCTTGTTGCCTTTTCTCACTTTTTTCTTCTGTCAATACCTGTTTATACACATCGTTAATGTTGTTTTTAATAATGGCAAAAATGTAGGATATTTTACCTACATCGTTCCTAAAATCTTTAGTTCTGAGTGCATATTGAATTGAATCATATGATTTATCAATTGTTTTGTTAATTACATCATATCCATAAAATTCAAGTTCTTTTAGTTTCTTTGTAAGAATTGTCGGAAATACTTGACCAGGAACATAATCAAGAAATTCAATTGCAAAACGTTCTATAACATGTTTTCTATCTTCATTTTCTTTATTCCAAACATCATACAACTCTTTTGATTTATAATATTTGCCATTGTCAGCTTTATAAAAAACATCAGAAGTTCCATATTCGCCAGTTATTTGACATTTAACTTTTCGTGCCAATCTTTACACCACCTTTTCAGGCGGTGGGGAAATTCCCCACCTATATTTTTTTACAGAATAGAAACGATTTCCTCTAATCCCTTTGTTGATACTGATGTATCCTTAAAATTAGGGATATTATATTCTGCCATAATGTCCTTTACTTTTGCTTTAGTGTCATCATCTGCATCTGGGAATTTTGTTTTAATTGTATCAATTAAATCCTCGTTTTTAGAGATATCAACCTTATTCTTTGTTTCTTCCTCCGCAAATTCTTCAGCCTTCTCCTTGCGAGCTTTTACTTCTGCACTTTTACGCTTTTTGATTTCAGCATCAGAAATCTTTCCATTAATAGCTTTCTTAACACCTTCTTCAAATGCTTCAATGTAATTCTCCGCACCATATTCTACACGCTCTGGCATTTCACTAAAACGTCCACCTGCATCCACAAAGCCATCTGTTCTAAACCACATATATCTTGTAGTACCCTGAACATGTTTGTTCTCATCAATATTCTTCTCAACTGCAATAGTCATAACAATATCTGCTTTATTTGCAAAAATACCATCATAATCTGCACTAAGGTTTGATGTTAGCTGCTGATACTCGTCGCCGTTCTTTTCTTTAACATCTCTAATTTTGGTATGTCCAATGATAACGATACCGTATCCTGCTTTCCTAATCTTTGCAAGAATATCATCAATAAGTTCATTTACCTTATCTCTAGGTGCTCCATATCCACCAAAACAAGCATTAAATTCAGCAGCAGAACCTTTTGCTTTCTTATGTAATCTCTTAACTTCTTCCTTTGCAAGCTTAATCATTTCATCTGCTGTATCTAATCCGACTACTTCAAACTCATTATCTGACTTGTTTTCTACTAACTCGTCTACAATTTCTACTAAATCTGCCCATGTAGGTGCTTCAGCATAAACTAAATCATCTAATGCCTGATATCCAATTTCATCACCAATTGAAATTAAAAGTCCCTTATTTAAATCTTCATACTGAGCTTTAACAAGGTTATAAAATAATGTTGTCTTACCTACTTTCTTAATACCTCTCCAATAATGAATATAACTTCCAATATCACACTTTACTTTGTTTGTCTTGAACATTGACATAAAATTATTTCCTCCTTAAATTCGCACTGTGATTTAAGTAGTGGATTTCTCCCCTACTGTTTAATTAAAATAAATCGTCCTCATCTACTTCTGGTTCAGAATCAGTTGTTGTTTCTGTCTTCGTTTCCTTCGACTCGTCCTTCTTTTCTGCTTTCTTCATAACATCATCCATCTTTTCATCAGATGCCATTACATAAATCTCGTCCTCAAATTCAGAAGCAGACATTTCAGCATCAACAATCCCGTCTGCAAAATCACCTGTAAGTTTTGGATCGAAAAGTCTATATTCAGTTACTCTATCTCCAAAAATAGAACCAGCAGGACGGAAATCATTAAGAGTTCTAATTCCGAGTTCAATCTGCTCTTTCTGTGCCTTAGTAAGCTGAGACTCATCAAATTCAACTGTTTCTGCACCATTAAGCATTACACATTCCCAGAGAAGATGCTGCATAGTCTTCTTTGAAATATTAATGTACTTCATCTTATAATCCAACAGCTTCTTATGTTTCTCATTGTTCTCGTCATATTTGCTCGCATTAAATACAAACTGCTGTGGAATGAACTTATTTCCCTCATCCTTGTTGATATACTGCTGAATATATCCATCAACAATAATCTTCTTTTCTGTCTTCCAATCGGTCTTATCAACAGAATCCTTGTTATAGTAAATATCAGCAGTAATAAGTAAACGATTCTTCTTATCATCTGTTACAGCATAAACACTTTGAATCTTAAACTTATCGTAATACTTACCATTGTAAGGCTCTTTTACCATCTGACCTGTAACAGTAACCTTTCCATTGTACTTAGGTAAATTCTCCTGAAGATACACAATTGCATCGTACAAAGTTACAAACTCATGTCTTCCATCAAATTCCTCTCCAAGATCAACTACTGTTTTTCGATAAGAAGCAACAGACGATACAACTTCATCATCAAATCTGTCTTTCCACTTAATTTCAATGTTTTCATTATCAGCATTTTTGGACTTAATAGTTTCCTGCTCTCCATCGAAAGCCTCTACGAAAGCCATATTATTATCGCTTTCCTTAATTCCAAAGTTCATGCTTAACATCTTACGATCATTTTTTTCCATTTCCTTAACAAATGGTCTTTTTGCATCCTTCTTAGGAAACATAACCGTTCCTGTAAAGTTAAATCTTGTTGCCATTTAAAAAATGTCCTCCTTATAATATGTAATAAATTTTTTTGATAACTATATTTGAACAGTCTTGCGACTGGAACACAGAAGTTAATTTATATAAACATCTATGTATAATCAGTGATTTTGAGTATACAAACCCAAGGGTATGCTGTTCTTCCACCCATTCATATATCCTCTATTCAATTTTGACTTTTGGAATTTTTGAACGATCTGTTCAAGATTAAGAACTTACTTTGTTCTTCATAATATTCAGTATTGTATTTAACATATTCTCTGTGGTCGTGAAATCTCCACCTAAACAAGAAGCAGTTGTCTTTATTTCATAAGTCCAATCAGCTTTATTACTTGTTGATTCTACTGGATAATCCATATATAATACTGTTCCTTTTGGAACAACAATATCATTGAATTTATTCTTGTAATCTTCTTTCAAAACCTTTAAACACTTTTGACAATCTTTATTATATGATTTGTACTTTGCATCACTTGTATATACATGAAAATAAGGTTCAGATGGATATTCAATTCTCTTGAATTTGTTAATTACAAGTAACACTCCACCAGATATTCTATAAAGGTCTTGATAATCTGTTTCTGCTAATATCTCTATGTATATCACCTCACTTATATATTCTCTAAACTATCTAAGAATTGTTTCATCCACATATTTTTATCGGCAGTTCTCTTCAACTCTTCCTGCCATCTTTTATATGCCCTAGCAACATCATTTTCATAAAACTCATTAACATCATTCATATACGAATAAACTGCTTCATCGCTAATGTCCAAATCTTTGTTTAATTCATTATTGCAATATTCTCTTATATCTGTATTAAGCGATATATCAATTTGATTTAACGCAAACTTTTTAACATTTTCATGCTCAGATGTTGGTGGAATCCACTTTTCAATTTCATTTCTAACTTTCATATATCGCTCATCTTCTGCAATATATTTATCAAGAGATTTTCTTGTTGATTCTATATCTTTCTTATGCTTTTCAATAAGCTCTTTCTTCGCTTCCTCAAAAGTCATTTGTCTATATTTATTACGAACCTCTACCGTTTCCTCATAATCTTTCTTGTAATAAGGATTTGGTTCAAACTGATTTGGAACTGGTTTTGATAATGGCTCATCTCTCATATTAATAGCTACACCAAAATTTCTAAGACAAAGCTTTAAAAAATCTTTCCCTGTTGTAATATCTCCATTTTCTATATATGCTGTATAACCTGTTGGCACTTTTCTCACCTCCTCAAAATCCGAATGAAACAGTGAATTACTGCGACCGTTTCACTTATATATTCTCTATTCGATTTTCATTTTATTGGAAATTGTTAGCTGAATCGCTACGCTTTGAAATACAATTTAGGACATAGACTTCTAAAATTTATTCCGTTTGATGTAAAACTTCTTTGTGGAATTGTCATGCTACCATCCTTGTTTGTATAGGAAGTTACTTCGTCTTTTGACAATTCAATTGATGTTGATTTTACCAAATAATAATATTTAATTAAATATCTTAAATTCCTTTTTTGACCTTTAAACGATATTTGATAGCCATTATTATTTTTTGTAAATACTGGATTTTCATTAATGAAATGTTCAATACCACAATCGTCCAAATAATATAATTCAACCGTATCAAAAATAACATTATTATCACATAGAATTAAGGCTTTATCTCCATAAAAAACTTGTTGTTTATACATTGGAAATAATTGTTCTTCCGTGTTCATGTTATCACCTCCGCTTATATATTCTCTGTTACTTCCCATATAAAACATTAAAAGTTCCAATAACTTGTTCTCTAACTTCATCCATACTTTTTGCTTTTACTACAAGAACAATCGAATTATGATAAAAATCAGAAGCATTTACTTCATTATAAAATTTTTCAATCATTTCTTGAGTTGGTTTTGGCTCAAAACCTAAAGATAAAACTCTTCCTACCATTGTTGTTAGTGGTTCATATTGCACCAAAAACATATTATCCATAACTATATATTCTCCAATCTGCACCAAGAAATGTCAGTTTACTTGGCTTTTAATAAAACGGAAATTATTATTTCTAAAACCATTTTCCTCAATATAATTTGAAATTAAGAAGGAAGAAATAACATAGCCGTTATTTATAAAAACCTCATATAATGGAAATCATAATCTTTAAATATCTGCATTATAAAATTTACTTACTAGAAGGAAAAGATTATATAGCCATGAGGTTATTATCTGCGGAGAATGTACTGACTATTTTCAGCCTATAGAATTAAGAAGGAAGTCAGTACATAGCCACTATTTTAATGTTCATTAGGAAGTTATGAGTTCTAAAAATACTATCGCTCTACCGACTGAGCTACATTTACATTTTTGTGAATGACAGGACTCGAACCTGTGGCAAATAGTTCCCCAATTTCAGAAGGAAGAACCCATATAGCCTAATGTATATCTCTTAGATATATTCTCCACTGAATACTTCAGTATCAAACGGTGTAATACCATCGTTAACATCAAAGATAATATCTGCATCTTCTTTATTGTCTATTCTCAAACCTCTTGCTCTGATATGCAACTCAATCAAATCATACAAGTTTGGTTTACTCATGTTTACCATACTGTAGCATGTTGCAACCACACCAGATAAATTACTTTCTACATTATTTCCACCATAATTGCTATGACATCCGTTTAATGATAAGTTCATATCACACCATATTACTTCTCTGTTTACACAATCAAAGATTACAGGAATGCAAACTGTACTTTGTGATGCTAAATCCATCTTCTGTTCAACTGTCTTTGGTTCATAAATCTCACCAGATTTAACATCTTCCCTACTCATCCATCCGAACATTGCGTGTGGCATATCTGAAAGTTTCTGACCAGTAAAGTTGTAAACCTGATATATAATATATCTTGCACCATACTTAACGACAGAATCAATATCTACATCAAGGAATTCTGTTACACCATCTCCGTCAACAGAACCGCCATTTGTAATATCTCCTGAATGACAAGCCTTATATTTATCTGAACGAAGATTTGTATACGAAACATGCTCCATATAGTTCCAGTTCTCATCAAAAATAGCTGCTGATAAATCAAGATCCACCCTACCATTACTCCAATTATCATCACTATCATCCATATTTGTCCACCAACAAAACGCTCTTAACGCTTTTGTATTGTCCTCGATTTTTAATCTTGAACCTCTGACAATAGTTTTTAATGCCTTACTTGCACTTCTCTGGCTGAATGGAACAATATAATTTTTGAACTCTTCTGAAAGATAAACATTTCCAAGAAAATCCTTGCTCTTATAATTCTCAACTAATGCATTCTCGCAGATTTTCACAATTGCGTTGCAATACTTTTCATCAATATCTGATAATGTATTCTCTATACAGTAACATCTTGCTAAGTTACCTTTCGGAAAGAATACTCTCGATTCTAATTTATCTGTTCTATGAGCGAAATGTTCTTTTACTTGTAATAAAACAGGTGTAGAAACTTCACTTGCAACATCTTTAAATGTATTGACAACTGCATTTTTATCTGTGGTATTTCTTAATAAATGATCCAGTTTTCTTGCAAGTTCACCTGGTCTTTTTCTCAAAAGCATAAGAGCTGATTTAAAATCTTCCGTCTCAATAGCCTTGGTTACTTTACCAGCAAATGTTTCTATCTTAATTCCATTGCGAAGTTTGTTAAAAGCAGCAATAACTTTACCAAACTGTTCTGTACTATACTCTGATGGATGAAGTCTTTCACCAACACGAAGCCATCTGTTTTTGTATCTCAACATATCTTCTTCAATAGAGCCACAATTCTGTAAAAGTTCCAATAATAGTCTTCTCTCTTTTCGTTTAAAACTTCTGAACTTTGTATTCGTTGCTAAACTGATATCACCATCTGACATTGCAGTAATCAGTCTCAATACATCGGTAGCCGTTTTGAAAAATTTCTGAATGTCCTTTGCTGTTGCTAATGGATAATTCTCTAAATATAGCTTTCCAATCAATGCTGCATTTTCTTTTAAAGGAATTTCGTTAGGAAATACAACCTGCATATTCTTAAAAATCCACTCTAAATCTTCCTTATCTGTCTGGGAGATTGAGGTTTTCGACTGACACAAATTCTTAAAAATATCATAAAGATCTTCCTTTGTGCCTAAGTCAATCACTCTTACTTTTGTTTCTTCAAATAGTGGTAGTCTCTCATTCTTTTCCTCGTAAGGAGATAATGTACCACCAGACCAATAATGCACAATCGCATTGATGAATAAATCAATATAATCAGCTTCCATTACTGATTCAGGAAAATTAGGATACATAGGTTTATATACGACATCTGCTCCAACCAGTTTCTTTAACATAGGAATTAATTCTAAATAGAATTTCTGCAAACCTTCCTTAGTCTGTGTCTGAAGTGTTTCAAACAATTCTTTGGAAAATGTATATCCTAATGCTTCTACATTTTTTATAATCGTAACAATGTACTGATTATTTGGTTCTGTAACATTACCTTTTTCTAAAATCACTTTGTTTTTTCTTCGTAATAAAATCTCGTTCATAGTTTTATTCTCCTTTTTTTATGAAATTGGCGATAGTAAAAACTGTACTTTTATTCTTCAATATCTAATAGAAGGAACTATCGCCATAGCCTTATTTTGTGGAAATAACAAAGTCTAACATCTTTTGTCTCATATCCAAGATATTTATCTCAATTTATCTCAGATACGAAACACATCTTCTTGTTTTTTACTTAGAAGGAAGACTTTATATAGCCACATAGTTCTTATTATTTGTAGGGAATTAAAAGTTCTATCATATAAATAATTTGAAGTATTCTTGTTAATAGAAGGAAGAACTTTTGTAGCCTACATTTATACAATCCATTAGGAAATCGTCAAAGCTAAAATATTCGATTAAAAGTCGAATGCTATTAGCATTATAGAAGGAAGCTTTGTTCATAGCCTAATTTTTTATATCTATTTATATATTCTCTGAATGAATATATTTTTATGTTTTACTCTTCACCAACAAATACCAACATATCAATATATTCTCTACCTTCACCCTTGAAAATAGGAATATCTGTATCAATAATCCACTCATTTTCTGATTTAGAAGTATCTCTTAACTGTGCAGTTACCATAACACCATCAGATTCAATAACAATCTTATTTCTTACACAACAGCTTCCTCTCTTCTGATAAGTCGATAAATCATTCCAGTTAATATCTTTCTGAGTCATAAGTATATCCTGAATATCATTACATGACTTATTCTGTAATTCCTTGTGTGAGAAATTGGCTTGACCTACCATCTGAATTGAATTACGAGAAGCATCTAATTGTCGCCAATATACGAGATTTGTTACTTCTTCTTTTGGAATATTGAAACAACGAGCATCGAACATTGCACCCTTGTCAAGTGCTTTTCTGTATATATCTAATTGTTCATTAGCATTTTCATAGTCTTCATAATATTGTCCCGAATAACCAGTAACAATTTTAGATTTACTATATAAATCTATATTCTTCTTAAAAGCCTTATTAAATGCCATTGTAGCCATACTTGCTGTAATACTACATATCTTCTGTACTTCATAATCAAACCATGCTGAAGATGTGAGCTTCTTATAATCAACGAGGATTAATGTGATCTCATCTGACTGTGTATAACCAAGAACACACCCCTGAATATTCTCACATAGGTATTTCGTTGTTTCCTGCATTGACTTAATTAGCACTTCATCAAATGGTTTCTGAAATCCTCTTGTGAATGTGTGGAACGCTTTTCCATCAATTCTGATAGCAACTGGACACCTTCTCATTAATTTTGTCTTAGGAATCTGCTCATAAAATGTCTTCATCCTAACGCCTAAATCATCATGTACTGGCATATATATACCTCTCTTTCACTTATATATTCTCCTTTATGCTTCAAAATTGAACTCATCAGATGAAATCTTGTTGTTAATAATCTTCTGATAAATGTCTATATACATCTCATCTTTATCTCTGTTATAAGTAACTTCTGCATATCTGTTACCCATTGGCTGTCCCCAAATAGTACACTTCTTATAACCTAACTCATGTGCAAACCACACAAGATCCAACTGGTCAATACTGATATTCTCACTTAATGTCTGAATTACTGCATTCTTTGCAGCTTTTTCAAATTCGTAACTTGTCATTATATTATTCCCCCTTCTCACCTGAAACATCTTCTAAAACAGGCTTCTCGTTGATAATCTCATGTAAAAAAACAAAAATAAGACCATCATGGAAATCAACTTCATACTTATCATATACATTAGTATCAATAAGTAAATGAACATCAATATCATTCTCAAATCCAATATCTTCAACTTTATGTTCACCTTTGATATTCAGATAAGTTTCCTTGGTTCTATTGACAAACTCTGTCTCATATTTAATATTCTCCTTTGGAATACCAACCGCATTGTAAATATAAATCTTATCTGTTCCTACCTGTGCAACTCTAAAAGCTGCTGTGTGATTATTAAACATACATGTATACTCCTTCTTAAAACTTTCTTCGCATAAATCATCAATAAATATATTTGAATTTCTTAGTCCTCTACGCCAACCAGTCGAAATATAAATTGAACGATTTTTACTTTCAATGACATCACTCTTGCTAATATCTACTGTAAATATTCTCTCTTTAACATTATTAAATTCTTCAATTTTGTGTCCAGTAGAATCAATCCTTACCATTAAATATGGCATAATCAAAAAATTAATAATATCTTTTTCGATTTCATTTTCAATTATTACACCATTAAATCTGTGTCCTCTAACGGAATCGTTTACAGGTAATACTTCAATACAATTACCATTATTCCAATAACAGCCTAAATTCCACGCATAATTTCTCAATTGGATATTTCTTCGATCTAACAATAAGTTTGAAATGCATTTCATTACAATCTCACGTTGTTCTTTTGTTCTTACAAATACTCCACATTTATATCTTGTATACTGATTACAAAATTCAATCTGCTTTTCTAATGCTTGTAATAAATTCGTATATATCAATCCTCCTTATGTATATTCTCCAAAAGAAATCGAATTTTCTTGGTACTTTTATCACTATATATTGTGGTTTATATCTTTTATAACGCTATATATAGTATGTAGATTTTACTAATCACCTACATATAGTTATCATATTTCTAAACCTGTTTGTACGATAGATTTTTTAACGGCTCAACCGCTTTATTAACAGCAGCTTTACCCATTTCCTTGTCCCACACTTCACCTTTCCTAACTTTCGCAAAGAATAAAGCATAGTCTGAGATATTATTCTCTACATCTTTGTAAAATTCTTCATCTTCTTCAAATTCAGACTTGCACGAATTGAGAATCATTTCTGTTAAAGCAACTTTCGCAACTTGAATTAAATTATCTGCTGTTTCAGCCTGTTCTTTTGCAGATTCAGTTTTTAGTGTAGATCTTTCTGGCACTGAGAAATAATATAACTGTTTAAACCCTTGCTCTTTTGTATCTTCGATATGAATTCCCATATATTCTAATGTAAGTACAGTTTTAAGATTTTCTTCAATCTGTTTTGAATTATTCTCTAATTCTATTGGTATCACCTCCTACATTCCAATATACTCAGGAAATTGTTCAGAGATTTTATTCCATTCTTCAATAATTTTTCTATTCATAATTTCATGGTCAATCAATTCTTCTACGATTCTTGCAGTAGCATACTGCGTCTGATTTCTAAGAATTTTACAAGCATTTTTCTTATACTCTTCTAAATCTTCTATAGAAGCACTTGACAGCATTTGTATTACTGGTAGTGTTATCATATTATTTCACCTCTTTATTCATCTGCTAATTTTGTCATAAGTGCAGCTCTGTACATACTTTTATCATCATTGAAAGTTACTTTATCTGCATTATCCCAAAACTCTTTATATTTTCTATTATGTTCTTTTCGTCTCTTTAGATATTGTTCTATCGAATCATAAGGATTAGGAATTAAGCATAATACGCAATGTACAACATCTAACCTTTCATAGCGAGGGACATCTGCCCATAATTCATAACTCTGTATTTTTTCTATAACCAATTCATCAGTATTAAACACTTGTTACCTCCCGAAGAAACCGATATTTCTTGTCAATTTTATTACTATATATAGTAGTTTAAATTTATCTTACCACTATATATAGTATGTATTTTTTATGAAATATACTACCTATTGTATTATTCTCTCTTTTACTTCAATAAAGCTGCAATTTGATCAATTTCCAACTCTGTTTTCTTATCATCAGAAAGCAACTTGTCCAACTTGCTCTCCATTTTCTTCAAATCAGACTCTTCTTTCTTCAGACCAGATACCTCTAACTTACTCTTAATATCTTTAATCCATGCTGTCACACTGTATCCTGAAATTTCAAAATCAGCCATATTAAGATCCTTTGCAGACATTAAATACGAATTTAATCTAATCAAAAGTAATAATAATGCATCGTCTGAACATACATTGAGATTAATTGTCATTCCATCCATATTAAGAACGCAATTTGTTTCAGGAATAAACCTAACCTTCTTCTCAGAAATTGATTTCTTCTTAGTTTCAATCTGTTTCTTTAATTCTAAAATTCTGTCATCATTTTTACTCATTAAACTCGTACTCCTTTTCATATTCTCTACCATTTGCTAAATATTTCTGCTTACATACTGGTTTTAACTTTTCAAAAACTGTTTCAATAGAAACTGGAATCATATGCGTCTGAATTTCTTTTTGACCATAACGTACTTCCACTTCTCTTTCTTCTGTCGGGAAAATATCAATTGCTTCCTTATCTCCATGATAGATATTCTTGGCACTATATTTATAAACAGTATATTTGCCGTTATCTTCTGACCTATATGGCGTTGTCATTTCATATTTAATATATTCTCCATCGTTGTTTACCATAAAACGAACATTGACATATTTTCTTGTTATATCATCATCAACATATGTATTAATCGCTTTTTCATAAAAATCTTCGAACGAGATATTTACAATTTTATCCTTGCTATCGTCTATAGGAGAGAATTGATAAAATGATTCCATTGAATCATAAATTTCAGAATATTTAGATGTGCATTTATCATCGAGACAACTAATAAGTTTGTTTTTAGGAACACTTTTGAATTGCTCAAATTCATACTTTCCATCGCTTAATCTTGCGAACCAATGCATTTTACCATATGAGAGATTGTTAATTCCTTTATAAGAAATTTTTGTATATCCAAATCGAGCTGGTTCATTTGGAATATCCTTATAGGATTTAGTTTTTACCGTTTTACCATCCTGTATAAATTTATAACCATAACCGTATGTTTCAAAACGTCCCATATAAATCCATTCGATATTTTCTTTTGTAAGATATGTTGCACCAAGAATCAAGTCTCTTGTCTTAATAGATTCATTATTATGTACAATCTTATTATAAGCTGCAATCTGTTTATAATCAGGTGACTCAACTGGCATAAGAACTAAATCTTTACCATCCCATCCATATATAAATTCTCCTTCAAGTCCTTTACCCTTGATACAATTCGCATTTTCGAGAATGTATAATAAATTTTCAATGGTAATTTCAAACTCAAATCCTCTTGGATCATATACTCTACAATAAGCATGTCTGTGATCCCATCCTGTAGAGTAATCGCCAGCTTTCTTATTTAGTACAAATCCTTCTGTTGGGACATTATCAAATTCATCATTCGGAATTTTATCGTCACGCCAACTATTCCATGATGCTTCTTTTCGCAGTTTGCCTTTTTCGTCATAGTAAATGACATAGGCAAGTTTTCCTGTATAAGTTCCTGAACGATTTTGATATCCAACGTTTATCGTTTTAGGAACAAAAATGCTACTGTTCAATCTATTATTCTTTCCTTTCTTTGTGTAAACCGTATGTATGCAAGCTATTAACATATAGTAATTATCTGATTGATTGCTACTTAAGAATGCTTCCTATATGTTGTTATTCTCTTTCGTGAATAAGATTAAATTGAATTGTATATTTATCATCTTCCGTACTCAAAGCTGCTAAATAACCATCTACAAATACATTTAATAAACGAGAGCATCTTGGACATAACTCCTTTTTTACTGGTTCAACGGTTTCTCCAAATGGCATTATTTTATTACCAGCTTTGTCTGTCGCATATCTTGGAACACGCTTTGGTAACATATATTCTGCCACAGAATTTGTTTCTTTGTTGCATATATCGCAATATGTTCTTATCATAAAATTCCTCCGTTCTTAATTCTTTTTTATGTTTGAAAATAATTTTATCCAAATTCTTTGGTATAACGGTAACTTATATCCCAATACATATTCTGCAAATTTATCAATGTGCCGTTGCCAATAAGAATTTTGTTCATCTGCTCGTTTACTACGAATACTATTTTTAGAATCAATAGATTTAATGTAACTATCATTTTTAAATTGTATTTCCATAAATTTATTCTCCGTTCAAATTTCCAAAAGAAACGAATCTTTCTTGTTCTTAGTTCACATCATTATGTGTTTCGCCATCTGAATAATAAATATTCCAATCCTTGAATAATTCAATCAATTTATCATTATCCCAATCATATTCATTACAATGTGTAATGGCGATTGATTTTTCGTCTCCAAAATTTCCTACATCATCGGAACATCTACTGTACAATTCTCTCAAATCAAGTGTTCCATATCTCAATGTATCCTGGAATGGATTTGGCACATTTGTTTTATCAAACATATATTCATTGATAAATCTTTTATTACATTCAGATGGAAATTTGCCAGCACCATGTCTTGTTAAATAAGTACGAGATACATAACAAGTTTCAACATTTATTTCATCATTCCATTCAACATTTTCAATTATTCTCTTGGGATTTTTTATACCTGTATTAGACGGTGTTAGATGTGGAAAATATTCTGTGTTGTTCTGATCAAGCAATAAACCTTGTGCAGCTTCAAATACAATATTGTCAAACTGATTTAAGAAATAATTATCTGATATAGCCAATGAGTGATTATTCATAAAATCCCAATCATCTAAAAAGTGTTCGAATATACCATTATCAAGGAATATTCTTGACCATTCATCTGTTAATATAATATTCTCTCTTTCAAATTGTTCTAAGTAATATTCCCTGATATGATTATCTACATCAGTTATGCCAGCTTTATATCTTTTAATTGTTTCAAAAATACCTAATCCACAACTTCCATGTTTATTTTTCCCACGGTTCTCCTCTATAATCTGATTTGCCATCATATCAAAAGGTGTAGTCAACATACAATCTTGATTGATATAAACATTTGGGACATATCCTAATTTCATCAATTCATCATATTCCTGCTTAAAAATAATTGGATTAACAATAAAATCCTCAGATAAATATGTACTTGTATGATTGAATGTTCCAGATCCAAAATGATGAAAGACATGTCTGATTCCTTCAGGCGTTGTTACGGTATGTCCTCTCTGAGCACCACCATTTGAACAAACAACAATACTATTAGGTTTCTGTGAGAAATAATCTGTCATTAATCCTTTTCCTTCGTCTCCCCAATTCGATCCCACAACAATCTTAATGTCTTTCATCTCTTAAATCTCCTATTCTACATTATTTTCTAATTGATTACCATATCGTGTTTTTTCATATTTGATTCTGCCACGTTTCTTTCCAATTTCTGTTGTGTACTTACACATATTAAATTCATTACCCTTAGTTAAATATTTAATTACTGTTCCTATGTCTAAATTTAGATTATTAGCAATATCTGTTGTTGTAATTGTTTTACTTGAATTCCACATATTACATATGTCTCTAAAAGTAGAATTATTTGTGGCAAAATAATCACATTGCTCAAAATTTATATTGTTAAAAATCCCCTCATTTTCAAAATATACATGAAAAATAGAATTATATATCGCATTTATCATGTGGATTTTATTTGATTCTGAGCACTCAAATTTTATGTAATAATTAATATTATTATTTTGGGCAAGTTCTTCTTTATAAACATCATTTTTACATTCTTCTTCAAAAGATCTTCCACCAAGTCGTTCAAATTCAGCTCTATAATGTTGACTGCCATTAGTCTCTATAATAAATTCTTCATCGTTATATTTAAAATAGAAGTCATATTCTCTACCAAAAGACCAATCAAAAGTTTTATGTTTTTCAAATTTAATATTCAATTGAAGCAACATATTACTAACAAATTTTTCGGGATAAGAAATACCATCTGAACATATAGGACATATATTAACACGCTTGAAAAGAGTTCTTGCAGAAATATATTCTCGGTATCCACAATAGGGGCATCTAAACCAAATCTTCTTTTTACTTCCACTTGATAATGAAAAGAATAATTTTCTGTCTTCTACATAATCAATTAAATATGGCTTTAACAAAGCTATCCTGTGAAATAAATCGGTAACACTTCCACATCTTTCTTCTCTTAAAAAGTGGCTACATGAAATAGTTTTTATTAAACCCTTATATGAAATTATTATTTTTGATTTTTTATAATCTTCTAATATAAAGTAATCCTCTACTCCATTGTATATGAATGGGATTTTTGCTCCAACGCTTTTATCCCATTCATATTTGTTATTTGATATTCTAATATTAGATAGATCTACTATCATCCCATTTGGATAATTTAATTTTCTTTTTACCATGTAATTCCATTACTATCTTCTTTGTGAATGATTTCATTAGTTGACTCATTTTTAATAATCGTGATAATTTCATCAACAACATTATTTAAATTAACTACTTTAAAATGATTTTCATCCAAATAATTCATAAAAGATGACTTAATATTATCTGCATCATAATGACATCTATGATCTACATCAAGATGATAAATGTTAAATTTATTACTGGTTTCATGGTAAAGTTCTTTTGTCTCAATATCTTCCTGAAGTTTATCTCCTGTAATATACTCAAGTTGATTTTTAGGCAAATATGGATTAAGTCTTTCATCCCCAATTGTAATAATAATTCCTTTTTTACCTCTTTTGTTACAATCTATTTTAGTATGTCTACTACCCATATACCACGCAGCAGTATAAGATTCATAATCATTGCCACCACCGCCATTTTCGAACCATAATTTATCTAACTGTTCTGCAATTCTAATGTCAGATTCAAACTGTGAAATCTGAATAGGAGAATTGTCATAAGCTAAATCACCAATTCCCATAATCATAAATTCAACATCCGTAATATCTTCATACAATTTTGTCATAATAACATTGAGTTTCTTTGCTATTTCAACAGAAACATCATTCATACTCCCTGTAACATCAAGTGCAAGAATAACAGGGATTGTGTTTGGATGTTCCTCTGTATCGCAACACTCTCTAATAACATTCTTAGGATCAAGTGCAGAATCAATATTTCTCGCCTTAAACATATCCTGATTAGAATAAGAACCTCTAATCATACCATCCGTTGAAACACTCATACCTTTTGTTGTTGAATAACTTACATAACTATCTCTTGTCCATGAACCGCATCCCATATTATGCTTCCTCCTCTTCGTCTACTTCTGTATCATCGTCATCATTGCCACTCATATCAAAGTCGAACATTCCGTCAAACATGTCTCCCATATTTCCACCCATCATCATAAGTGGTAACATAGAACTCATTCCACCATTTCCATTCATCATACCAGTAGAACCATTGTCACCCTTCATCATCTGAGAAAGCATCATATACTTAAAGATATTATTTGTACCCTTCTTACCTTTAATAACGTCACTACCAAACATTGAAACAATCTTTCCATAAAAATATGTATTACCCATAAACACATGTCTTTCAGGAAGTACAGTTTCGATTGTTGAGTCCTCATAATTGATTACTGTGATCTTTGTCTTATCAGCTTCAATAACACATCTTGGCTTGCCATTTACAAGAATGATGTCGCCCTTCTCTACCTTATTAGTTGGAATAATAAAGAAGAATTCCTCACCAATATCAAATACAAAGTTACTACAGTTTGTGAGCTTGCCAGTCTTGATGTTATATGTCTTGTAACCACCATTTGTCTTAACTGCAATACCACCATTCATAGAAAGTCTACACATTCCACTTCCTACCTTGCCAAACATACCATTTAAAAAATTGTTCATCATATTTATTTCCTCCTATAATATAAAAATTATTGTTTACAAATATTTATTCTCTTATTGGCTCAACCCTATATCGTTTATTCCAATCTTCTCTCTTCTTTAATAATGGAATCCAAGGACAGTGTAAATTTTCAGATTCAGTTCCTATTAAGTCATCTTGATCACAACCAAGATATTCTCTATGACCACAGTTAGGACAAGCTACTTCATATTCAGGAACTTTATATTTAGAACTACAATAGTTAGGAAATATCATTCGAACATTCCAATCATTCTTTGATTCAACTTCATATACACAGTTGCAGCATCTACATACAAACTGAATATTTTTACCGAAATAATCACCTGCTATAATCTTCATATTTACTCCAATCAATCTCTACATACTGCTTAAAACAAGGATAATATGTAGTTGCTCCTGTCTGTTCCTTGCACCAATCATCTAACAGATTTTGCAGACTACCAATATCGCATTGTTCATAAGCATCTTCATGCAGATCTTCACAAGCATTATCAACTACATTATCAGCATCAATATAAATCTTCTCTACGCTACATACCCATAATCGTACAGGTCTTTCATTATCATCTTCTTCATGATTACATGCATAATCGTCAAAGAAATCGTCAACTGTATCGTAATACTCGTCAAATTCCTCACAGTAAAGCATTTTGTTTACATCTTTTTCATAAACTGGAACTGCTTTAGATACCTTATCATTCCACTTCTTTATTATCTCTTCTTCGTCAGCTTTCTTCTGTCCTTCACAGTCGCAATGTAAATAAGCCTGATTTTTATAAGGCTCTCCGCAATAAGGACACAATCGCTGCACTCCGTTATAACAACTCTGGCAGAATGAAAGCGATTGATGCTTGTATGGAAAATGATATTTTCTACCAACTTCAGAATTATCACCTTTGATTCCATAAACATTATCTTCAATTCTCATTCCAAGACCATTACATGCAGGACAGATTCTTTCATGTTCTGTCAGATCCTTGATTAGGATTTTAGGGAACGATTTTTGAATTGCTTCATAAAGGTTTACTTCTTCTCTGCGTGTTAAATTATCCATATTTTTCATCTCCTATCTATTATTCTCTCAATCCATCTAACACTCTCATTAAAATGTGTCTTGTAAGGTTCTTAACATCACCACTATAAAGTCCACATTCAATGTCACAAGCCTTTAGAACTTCATCAAGAGTTTTATTCTTCTCTTCTTTTATATTGTAAGCACATTTCTGTCTACCAAGAATCTGCATTACATCAGACTTTCTTACAAATCCCATTTCAGATGGCAGCTTAGATAATTCTTTTCGTAATACTGTTTTATCAATTATCTGTCCCATATAGTTATTCTCCTACTCTTTAGAAATTCCAACACCACACACATGAAAACTTGTAACCTTATCATTAACCATCTCAACGATTTCTTCCGTACCGCCATGCCAAACAAGACCAACGCCTGTAATATACATACCATTTTCATCTTCAATCAATTCAACTTCTTGTGCTACTCCAATAGGAAGAAACCAACTATCATTACACGGTATTTCAATTGGAATATCCTTTACATTTTTATAAGCATTTCTAATTGCTTCTTTGGAATATATCCTACCATTCAAATTAGGCTTATCAACTGGAATTGGAATTTTAAATGTTACTTCTATATTCTCTGTTCTCATATTACTATTCTCCTATGCACCTGTATTTGCTGTCAAAACACACTGTTCTTCATTCATATCAATTTCTGTAATAGTAATTTCTTGACACTTCTTGAAGTCATCTGAACTTACTCTTGCTTTTCTTTCAGCATGTAATTCATCTTCTGCAATAATTACCATTGCGTAATCTTGACACCAATCTCTTGCAGGTCGTTCTACTAAATATGCTTTCATAATGTTATTCTCCTATTTCACAAATTCAACAGTTCCATCGGTGTACGTTTTCACATTCCAGCCTTTACTATTGACAATTACTTTTTTGTAACCATAACGTTTAAGCCACTTCTTATTTGTTCTCTTTTTCTTATGCTTTCTTGCCTGAACAATCTTTACATATTGAATATCATAAGAATCTGGCATTTGAGCAATATCCAATCCTAATATTTTATTGATGCCTACTGTTTCTTCTGTAGTAAACTCCATTATTATTGATGCGTTTTGTCTCATCCAGTTACCAAATTGAGTTCCTTTTTCGACTTCACAAGAATCCAAGTGAACATTATCCAGATTACTTAATTCCATGCCAGTCGTAGCATCGAACAAAGTCAAGTTACCATCACCAAGGTTATATTTTGTTGGCAATTTATTTACACCTCCAATCTGTCCAAAAGAAAGAAAAATTTCTTGCTAATCTAACCACCTATTATCCAAATAATAGAATCCAAATACCATTCCACCGATTAAAATAACCCAAAAAATCCAGAAAATAATAATTGGAAAATCAGATTCTAACCTTTCTATCGTCTCGTCAATAGTTGAATTATTATAAAATGATGTGTTATCAGAAATGGTTTTATTTCTCAAATCTGTAAAAATTGTTCCTTTATATTCAATACCAACACCATAATACTTATATCTCACATGACTTGACTTTTTAATTGTGTCAATATAATCAGTACCAGGTAAATCAATCTTATTACTTGCAAAAATCACTCCACAGAATGATACTTCTTTACATTTAATATCTTCGCTTCCAACTCTATCCCAAGTCCAATATGTTTCTGTTCTTGTATGAGTTTGTCTTGTTTTTCCACTACCCGTTGTATATGTAACAACTCTTGTATGCATCGTATATCGTTCTTTTACTTTTTCTACATACATATATTCTCCACCAATTTCAGGATATGTAACTGTATCTACTGCTTTTAAATCACCATATACAAACGCATTACCAACATTTGTGTCCATTCCGTATTGGAACATTTCTTGACTTTCTATCTTAACAGCCTTGTTATAAATTTCATTTTTATCCATTTGGTGTTCTGAAATCTTGGAAGAAATCAGAATACCAAACAGAATCATAACTGCAATGATAGAAATACTAGCCAAGATTTCACGTTTTGTTATTTCAAAATTGCCAAAATCAAAACCTTTTCTACCATATTTCATAAACTAATCCTCTTTAAACAAATCCTTCGGAGCATCAACTGGCGCATTGTAATCCAAATACTTATATTCCTGTACTTCATATCCAAGCAATCCAAGAAACTGTCTTGTAGGGAACTTTCTCACATATCGCTTGTATTCCTTAATCTGTTTATTGTAATTACTGCGATACTCTGCAATCATATTCTCTGTCATAGATAACTCATTCATAAGAGTCTTATAGTTCTCATTGGACTTCAGCTCAGGATATGCTTCTGCAACTGCTGTAATAGCTGTTGTTACATTCTCAATGTCTCCTGTTGATCCACGACCATCTGCAACTGCTGTCAATGTATCAGCTTCATGTTTATCGTACTGTTTTACACAATCAGCAAGGTTATACACAAGGTCAACTCTTCGCTTTTCCTGTACCTTAATATCTGATGATGCTGTATTTACTTGCTCCTCAAGTGCAATAGCTTTATTCTGCGAACTCTGTACACCAAATACAATCATCAAAATAACTGCTAATACTCCTACGCCAATAATTACTGGCACTTTCCAATTTGTGTTCTTCATTTAAAATCTCCTTTATATATAATATTTTTATTAGTTACACTGTAATATTCTCTTATTTGTTGGGATTCCCATAGCCGAATGGCTTAGATATGATTAAAAATTTTCACAAGAAAGATTGGTTTACTGTTATTTTTTCCAATAATCCAACGCTTGACCGCAATTATCGCAATATGGATATTCATCTGTAAATTCTGTATCGTATATATTTGCACCAACAGCACATCCACAAGCAGGACATGCATATTCCCATCCTGCTTTGACTAATGGCTTATATTTCTGTGGTTTTACTTTCTTGGGAGTATTCTTTTCTTTTAATTTCTGATATTCATCAAATGCCTCATCACTAATTGACTTCAATTTTTTTCACCTCCAATATATTATTCTCCAAACTCACAAGTATCACATGTTGAAAAAATACTTATCATGATCCTTACAACATTGTGGTCTATCATCATTTTTATCAGTCTTAGTAATATCTTTCTCATCCATAATCATAATTGCACCACAATTAGGACAATACTTTGATTTTAACTTCTGATTCGCATAGTTCAACTTATATACTTTCTTATGACAAACTGAGCAATATACACCTTCATTTGCACATTCATCTAATGCAAACCAATGACCATGCTTCCTATCCTCTTTCTTAAAATTTATATAAAGTGGTTTACATCTACATGTCAACATAGATGCAATAGTCATTCCGTGAATGATAGCTAATTTGCACTGATTGTCGTCTCTAAATACAGTAGAATCAACCATTTTATTAAATTCTTCTGAAGCAATATAATCCAATACTTTTTGCTGTAACTCTGTTGAATCAATAACTCTCTTATAATTATCCACTTAATCACCTCTTTTCAATAATCCAAGGATATGTTGCTTTCCTGTGAAATAACTAATTACAATATTTCTCAATGCCTTGTGCCATAATATCTTTTAATTCATCTTCCTCATATGTAGAGCCAAATTGTGACCAACTACAACTATGTTCTATATCATTGTGTACTAACGCAAGTTTAAATACACTGCCACCATAATTCTTATATGCATTTAATTTGATAGCTTTAATATGAGGAATTTCTAAATACCAATTATGCTCTTTATATTCAAACTGAATATTAGTAGCTTGACCAAAATTAAAATCAATGAATTTAACATTATTCATATACTTAATATCAAGAAGCTTTTTAATATAATCAATATACCAATCATATGTTTCTTTTTCTTTATACTTCTTTCTTTTATCAAGCTTGTTACCATCAGTATCCTGATTCTTTGATAACATATTTAACCATTCTCTACACATTTTAATCGTAGACGGCTGATCAAGCAGCATATACTGAATGTTCTCTTTGTAAGTGCGAAATGCCTGTTGTTCAATAAGGTCATATTCATTCTTCATGTCATCCAATGCTTGTTTCTTTGCTGACAATCTTCTTTCTGCTTGTGCAAATTTATTTAATGAACCCATTTCATATTCGCCATTATAGTTGTATGTGTCATTTTTATATACTAAAGACATTAATCGTTCACCTCTTTTATATTTTATAGTTCATAAAAATCATTGATTTTATCCTTGCTTTAATATTCTCTTTTTTATTGCGGATTTATTATCTCAAAAATATACATACCCACACTACAATTAAGCTAATCAACCAAAACACTCTTGCAAGATCCTGTACTTTCTTAGATACTTCAATCTGTAATCCTAAAAAGAACATCATTACAATACAAGCCAATATATTTACAGCTTCTACTGGTGTCAAATTACTCACTATTATTCCTCCTTTAAATATTCACAAGAAACCTGAATTTTACTTTTATTCACACGCAATGTCTAAATCTTCACCAATCTTATGAATAACATTACCAAGTCCCTTACACAGCGACTTTAACCATTCCTCACTACGATTAGTCATTTGCTCGTCTCTTTCTTCATCTGTCATATCAGACCAGCAAATATTATCCCATTTGCCATTTCTTTTAACTCTAAAATAGTATCCATCCAAATTTCTATTCATAGCAATCTCTTTTACTTTCTATTAATCCATTCCTTAAACTCTTTAAAATCTTCCTTTGTAAGCACAATATCAGAATAATAGAAATCCTTATTACAGATAATTGCCCAAATTTTCTTCAACTTTTCAAAGAATGGTCTTTGCTGAGTATAAAAATTACCGTTTGTATATGTTAAGAATGCATAATCTCCATCTTCATAATCATGAATCTTAAAATGAATACCTTCATCACATCCACACTTACAGCTTACGATTAACTCATCATCTTTAAAATTTTTAAATACTGCCATAGTAATCTCCCTTACTTACCATTACAAAGTCCAACTTTGTAGTCGTTCTTAACATCAATAGTGACTTCTCTCTGAAAATTTCCTTTCTTATCGTATAGAGACAAGTAATATCTGCTACCACGCTGCTCTAAAACGACATCTTCATTCTCGAATAGCTCAACTCGTTTCTGTTTCTGGACTGGTTTATTCTCTATTTTTGGAGGTAATATAATAGGTGGAAGTTCTATTGTAGCTGTTTCAACTTCTTCAAGAATACAGCTAATATCATCATCTAACTGACTATCGTCATTCGTATGTTTATCAACTGCTCTAATAACATCTCTCTCAAATAGTAATCTATTTGCCATTTTAATATTCTCCTTTCCACTCACCCAATTCATAGAAGTCGTTTATCTGGTCATCTAACTTTCTAACTTGTTTTCTCAGCTCAGATTCTTTCTTCTTACTATCTGTTCTCTGACACTTCTTCCATAATTCTTCACGCTGCTTAGTCAGCTCATTGTATTTATCAGATACATCAATCTCTTCTACGACTGAAATCTCAATCTTCTCTCCACAATGAGGACAAAACTGAATTGGATAATTGTCTGTCTGTTCCCATTCATCTCCCCAAGAACCAACTGTTTCTGTATATGAAGTGCAAAACTGTGGAACACAAACGCTATCATCTTCATATTCTCCACCAATATCATTTATATCTTCGCCTGTAAATACAATAGCTTTATCATTCTGAATTTCATCGCAACAATATGTAAATGACTTATACTTGTATAAATGAGTATCATTGATTTTTAATTTGATTAATTCTATCTCCATTTATTTATTCTCCTAATTTTCTGCCACACCAAGGACAATACAAAATATATTCTCTCTGATGAACAAATCCATCATCATACCCATCCCATTCAGATGTTTCAATGTCTAAGTAATGTTCATTTGTTAATGTATCTACATATATTTGATTATCAGGTGAATCATAATCACAACGGTTACACATACACTTACCTCGCTTTATCACATTCGTTAAAATCTAAAAGCATCTTATATTTATATTCTCCAAATCTTTCTTTCCAACGCTGCTTTGCTTTATCAGTATCCCAATTAAAGGGCATCATATGGTAATTGATAAGAAAACATATGTCACCAATATCTTCGTAAAATATACCTGATAGGTTCTCTAAAATTAAATAAGAACCGATTGCATGATGTTCATAGTAATGAGCTATGCCATTCTCATCAAATGTTTGACAATACATTTTTCCAAAATTGTGTAATAATGCAGATATATTATATTTTGCTGGATAGCATTTACTACTAAATAACTCATATGTATGAAATGAGTGATTATATAAATCCATAGTATGATGAGGGTTTTTCTGATCAAACCCTTCCATCATAGAAAACATTTCTTCAAGAGTTAAACGATTCTCTTTATTAAATACATTTATCTGAATCTCATCAAATTTTTCTTCGTAAAATGGGATCTGAAATCTTCTAATCTGTTTATCCAATACTTCATTAGGGACAGGATGCTCACGATTTTTATTATCAATCTTACACTGTTCAAATGGCTTTGGAATAACCACACAAACCTTATGTACTTCAAGACCATTTACTTTCATCATAATTGCTCTGCGAGATTTCATAGTCAGATTAGTCGCATCAGCGATTACATTCTTTTTATTCTCTAAATTCTTGCGTATTCTATCATGAAAAATCTTAAACACTTCTTCATTGTGTTCTTGGTCTTCGTAATTACCAGTCAATTCTTCACGAATTGCGTTTGATGATACGATTATTGTATTTTTATTCTCATTGGCAATCTGAGTGGCAATGGTTGATTTGCCACTACCAGACAAACCACACATGATATACAATGTAGGTTTATTCATTTAAAGTCTCCTTATACTCTTCCATACTATTGTCATATGAAAAGCTTCCAAAATATTTTTCTTCAGCATGTTTTCTTGCTTTTACTGCATCTTTAATATTTGAAAAATATCCTATTATTTTCTTTTTATTATTTACTCTTATTTCAGCTACCCATCTATTTCTATCTGAAAACCACCATATTCCTGTTTCACCGCTTGTATTATTTTTATACATAGAAGAATTGCTCATATTCTCCGACTGAGTGCATTCTCTAAGTGCAGATTTTCTATTATCATTCTTCACATGACCAATATGATCAATATAGGTATCACTATTCAAATCATCAAGCATAATCAATCTATGTATGTAAATTCTACGTCTGTTGCAATCTGTTACTATATATCCATTTTTATCCTCAAACCAACAATATTTTTTAATTTTATTGTAATCTTCTAAATCAAAATAAAATTCTTTATTTGTGTTGGAAGTCCAACCTATACCATAGTGACCAGATACATCATATTTGTTATATTTTTTATTTGCTTGAATCAATTTTTCTTTCGCATAACATCCGCAAGATAAAGTATGTCCTCTTCTTAGATTGTCCGTATACACAACTACATCCATTGAACCACAATCACAATCACAATACCATCTTGTTCTTTTTCTACCAGATTTTGACACATATGGATTGCAAGGTCTTTTGACAATCAATCTTCCAAATCTTTGACCAGACAAATCTAGTATTTTACTCATTATTCGCCTTTCTTTAATAAATATTCTCTCGAAACATTTTTAAAACTTTTTTGCCCTGAAATATCTCTGTATACAAATCCCTCTCTCTTAACCTTTGGATTTAATTCACTATATCCATCAGCTTCAAGTTTCATCTCTTCCATAGTCTTAGGTAACTCATAAGCAGTATCAATAATTGGTACGCTTGTTAATCCATGACTCTTACAGAAATCAGCCATTTCTATAGTTCCAAGTCTTGTACCATCAATAATCAGATTGAATACAAATAACTTATTCTCCGTAAATTTATATGGATTGCCCTGAACTGAGCCAACTCCTTCACCTTGTAACACAACTCTGTTATAATTATTCCCTGTTGCAAACTGTGTAAGAATCTTTTCAATGTCATATTTATCAGCCAATTCCCAATAAATATTTGACTCATGATAACAAGCCTGTTCTCTATCAGCCTGTCTTACATTTCTACTGCATACAATAAAATCAAATTTGTTCTTACCCTTCTTCAATCTATCAACTGCAAATGTGCAACTTGTACCATCGCATTTCTCAGTCTTAATCCACTTTTCGGTACTCTGAAGATAAAATGGTGCATTCTCAATTCTCGTCTCATCTGTTTTGACAATCCAATCTGGGAACTTCTTTGGATTATCTTTCTTGCGACCAAACAATAAAAACATAATCTTACGACCAATGCTGTATCTCATAATCCTTCTTACAATTGGGTTAGCGAATAACTTTGGTCTACGCTTTGCCATTGACTTATATTTAGCATTTGGATTAACCTTATTGGTCTTTCTTGCTGCATCCTCTTCTGAAGCATATGTAATCTTCAAAGCTTCTGTAACATCATCACCAATATTTCTATCCTGTAATTCTGGGAAAAGTGATAATGGTAAGGCTAATCCCTGGCTAATTACCTTGAACTTGCCAAGTTTCATAGTCTTAACTTTGAATTTCTTATTTGCCAAAAATGCAAACCTCTCATCTGTTTCGGGACACTTGCTATCAATTTCAATATAAACAGCCATATCTCCTACATTAAACTCGCCCTTCTTAGCGATACAAACCCATCCTAAAACTCCAATGAGTTCAATATTATCAGCTCCTCCAATCGGTCTGATCCACTCAATCTTTTCTACATGTGCTAATGCTCTTTCTTTGTTCTCCAAGTTCCTCTTACCTTAGTAAGTAGTGCGCACTTTATCCTATAGGAACTTTTCTATTTTTCCTTTCTTCTTTAATCTTCTAATTTGTTGCCTTTTGCCTCATTACAAAGCTTACACATTGTTTGATAGTTACTAATATCATCAATACCACCTTTTGAGCGTGGCATAATATGATCTTTTGTCATTAAAATTTCATCACCATTATCATCAACTGCATACAAATTCAGATGATAACTTTTATTCTGTAAATGTCTTTCTTTTGCAAAATATTTTCCTTCAATTCCACAAACTACACATTTACAACCTTTAGTAAAAAATGTTTGGTATCTTTGGCTATTGCCCTTAATCAAATCTCCATCAAAATCAACTTTTGCAAGTTTTTTATCTTTCTCAAATAAAACATCTTTTACTTTATTTCTAACTTCTTCTATTGAATAGATTTCTTTCCTAAGTAATTTTGTAGGATTAAAATCTTTTAAAAGCGTTTTTACTTCACCTAATTTAAAACTTTTTTCAAATAGCGGTTGCTTGTGCCAAGTTACGGATAATAATTCCGTATCGTTTGTAGGTGACATTGGATTATTATTCTTAGGGAAATCGGTTTCTAAAAAATCCCGTATTGTCTCGAACCTCAAAGACAACACCTTATCATCGACTTTATATTGGATTTTAAATTTTTTATCTTTTCTTCGCATAAAACATATCTCCTTATAATTTATTGTCACCTATATATTCTCTCTTATTTTTCCAAAACTCCGAAGGAAATGCTTCTTTAATTGGATTGTTTATTCTCCCATCTGATCTACAATGCTTTGCAACTTGTTAATATATATCTGAGCGTCCTTTTTATGTTTAAGCTGCTTAATATCAGCAGGTACAAAAGCTAACTTCGATTCACTGAAAACATCATTATTCGAATAAACCTTCATAAACTGGCACATAGTTTCAACATCAATCCAATTTAAATCTGGCTGAAAACAAATCACATCACCCTTCTGTGGATGCAGTTTTCTAACCTTAATAAGTGTCTGTTTAAATAACTTCTTTTTCTGTCTTTTATTCATATTGTTATTCTCCTATTTGCTCATTCTAAAACACTTTCGCATCGCCAGCCGCTATATCTTTTACTTCTACAAAAGAATTTAGATTATCCTCCATAGTTGTAATCAATATCTCATCAAATAAATCTTCCATCATACCAAAGAATCGTACAGACGGATGAAATCCTGGATATTCTTTCAAACGGCATTTATTAACGTTACCTCTTAATACAGGAAGTCCATGTCTTCTACGCTTGTTGTTATTCCAATGGATAGGATTGTCATAAAAAGCTTTCTTCTTTCGTCTGTACTCTTCTAATTCTTCTCTTGCAAGTTTATCAATTTCTTTTTCTCGCTCAGTCTTCGGAGGATTACCATGAATAATGTTGTCAAATTGCTTTCTGACATTATCGTTTACTTCTACTTTTTCTGAATCACTCATCTTACCAAAGTTCTGAGCTACATCTAATAGTGTGTTTTTCAAATTGTTATTCTCCAATTTCTATATATTTCATTATCCAACTATCGTATTTATTTTCTTTAATCAACTGCTGATATAAATTTATCCATTCTTGTGCAGAAAGACTTTGAAACTTCCAAACACATTCTTTCCAGTATCTGTGTATAAAACGACTTTTTGTTTTTAACTCAATGCACTTCACACATTTATCATATAGTTTCCTGGAATACAAATTCGATTTACTTTTATTCCAGCCATCTATAAATGCTTCAGTCGGATCATACCTACTTCTCATATCAGTAAGAGTTCTGTCGTATAACTCAGTTTTTGCATTGTATAAACAATGAAGCAGAAAGTAGATGTCTTCATAATCGTTTTCAAACTCCCACTCTCCAATGTTTAAATCAAAATACATTATTCTCCATTCCTTACTACATCAAACTTAATTGGCAACATAGCAGTGAATTTACTCTTCATCCAAGGTTTTTCTTTAGTTGCAAATTCATCTCCAAACTCTTCTGCCAATACAAAATCTCCGACAGTATAGATGATAGAATATCCAGTTAAATCTTTTGGAATCTCCTTATTTACATTACAGGTTTTAAGATGAATCATTTTATCTATGCACTCACCCATTAAATCTTGAAAGAATACAAACGTTCCATCACAATTGCAACGCTGCATTGTGAAATATTCAAAATCTGCATCTGGATCATACTTAATAATTACATTAAAATAAGGTTTGCCACCTTTAAGATAAGGAACATCTATTAAAATTGTTCCATCTTTGGTGTAAGTAATAACCGTAAATAACTCTCGTATATCCTGTTCAATCATGGATTCATATTTATTATTCTCCATGCCATTGCACTGACCTGATGCAATTCGTTCTTTTACAAATTCTAATGATTTACCCATTCTGTTCTCCTGTTTCTACTCGATCTTCATTCAACAAACCAAATTTTCGTAAATAATATTGTTTGGTTTTATCATCGACTCTACAATAAAAATTATGTCTTCCTGATTTCTGTAGAGATAATGTGTTTATATTAAGTTCTGCATTCATAATAATCAGTAATTCGTTTAATGTAATATCATAGCAATGAAACGTTTCGCCTATTAAAAGCTTGTAATATTTCTTCTCTAATTCTGTTATTTTTCTCACCTACTTTCACAACCAAAAGAAACGTGGTTTTCCTATTGGTTTATTCTCCTAATGGTCTTTCATATGTAACCAATTTTTCAACAATCAAATCCTTTGGTAATAAATCTTTACAGAAATATGCCGTTGCAAATGGACTACCTTTTACTACAGAATCCATATGTTCTTTATTGTGATAACAAATTCTTGCATCAAAACTAAGAATCTGAATACCATCTTTGAAATATTTATATCTTGTTTTACCTTGCAGGGAATTAAGCGGTAGAAGAACCGCAAACGGTTTGTTGAATGAATAAAGTCTTTCTAAGACTTTATCTTTGATTGAGAAGGGTGGATTGCTAACTATGATATCCCATTTTTCAGGTTCGTAATTAAAGAAATCTTGACCTTCAGCTAATGAACTTCTGATTACATTGTATCCTTCCTCTTTTAGCCTGTTGTAGAAAGCAGACCAGTTTTCATCAAATGGACACCATATAATTTTATCCTTTGGAAGATATTTAATAATGTGATCTGTTGCATAATAGGGCGTGTATAACTCATTATCTTCCTTATCTGATGTTAAATATCCAATATTTAATGCCAATATTTGTTCACCTAGTAGCTGCGCAGCTTTACTCACATGTGAACGTTTTTCCTTTCCTTGTTTTGTAATTACATTGTTATATTCTCTTATTACTTATAAATCTTTGGTAATTTTTTAAAGGCAACTACATCATCTCTGAAGCAAACATTGTCCTTATAAATCCTTTTATCATTTAAATGAGTTTCATCGTTATATCCATATACTTCATATGTATTGTAAACATCTAATCGTCTATTATCTTTCCATCTTAGTGTCTTTTCGTCCCAAAATAAATCCATAATATATGCTTGTCCTGGTTCTTCGCCATATCTAATTGAGCATATATACCAACCACGCTTTTTAGGAATATGTTTAGGATATGCTTTCCATCTATTGAACATATTTTTACCTCCATAGGAAACCAAAATTTACTGTGCTTTTTATTTGAACTCTATCTTATTTCTTTTTAATACCTTAACTGCTTTCTCATAATCAGTTTCAGCTACTTTGATATTTTTCATCTTAGTCGGTTTTGGCTTAATCCAATGACGACATTCAGTAATGTCTTCGTCATACCACATCAAACCGCTTTCGCAATATTTATGCCATTGGCAGTCCTTATTGCCACAGTTACTCATTTATATTGCCTCCTGCCTTTACTATCTCAATTGCCTCTTCAAGAGGAATAAGATAATTATTGCTGTTGCCACTTCCATACAGTTTTACAGAAGAGTCCGTTTTTAACTGCTCTACAACCTTATCCACATCATAAGCTGTCTTTACAAGCGGTAGTGCTTCGTGCCACCTGCCGTCATCCCCTGCGACTAACAATAAATGGTCATCTCCTATCGCACATACATTCTCGCGTATGAATTTTTCAAGGTCTGCTACTTCTATCATTCTCATTCTTCATTGCTCCAATCCAATAACTGCCCACACTTCCAACAATGCCCTCTTTTAATTACATTGACTGCATAATCTGTTGTGGCATGACACGCTGGGCACTCCACATTTGCATTATCATTATCGTCTACTTGTGATATGTGATAGGGCTTCTTCGGTATCTGCTTTTCGAGTGCTTTTATTGCTATTCCATAAGCATTTTCAAAAGAGCATCCCCATGAAGTATCACATGGGATTGCTTTACCAAGTTCATTACAATCATATTTTAGTTCTTCGATAGCTTCACTTTCTGTCATTTGTCACCTCCTAAATTACAAAGAAACTTCGGTTTCCTATACTCTATTCTCCGTCATATAATTTAACTGTTCCGTCTGAATTATAGATTGGTGTCATACTATCACCCTGAATCCAGTAATATAAAACATTGGTGTTTTTATCTACTAAAATTGCCCCATAAAAATTTGTTTCAATAACCTCGAAATCACATAATTTTGAATTTGGACTCTTAATTGTCTTATCAATATTGACAACATTGGTACATCCAGTCATTCCAAAGCACAATGTCAGCACTAATGCAACTACTAAAATTTTCTTCTTCATATGATTTATTCTCCTTTGTTATATCCAGTCTCTTCAAGAAACTCGTCAAATTCCTCTTTTGTCATATTGTTTGGATAATACATATCCATCATCATATCAAACGGCTTCAAATAATTATCCAACACATCCTCAGCATCTTCTTTTGCTTCCTGCATTTTCATATTGATATAATCTTCTCTCGTCATATTCCATGCTGTAGGACAATCCGTGACACTCGAAAATCTACAATATAATCCATTTGGTTGCTTTGATACAAATCCTGCCATATTATTCTCCTAACTCTTTCAGTGCATTAACAAGTTCAGTAAGTCTTGGATTCTCAGGATGCTCCTTTGCCATCTTTTCATATAAAGCAATATTATTCATTTTATCAATCTCAGACTTTAACTCTTTTTCAATAGAAGCTTTCTGCTTTGCGATTTCTTTCTGACGATTTTCCTCATCAATTCTTGCATTATATGCGTTCATATTAACTACACCGATAACCTGAGCTGTAACACCTTTACCATACTCCTCAACTGTTTTAATTTCTTTTAAAATTCCAAGAACTCTATTATCCTTTCCTCTCGCATTTACAATCAGATATAATGGATGATTGGTATCATACTTAACAATTTCATTAATATCTTCATCATATAAAGCAAATCCATAATCCTTCTGATTATAACCATCTACTAAATTTACAATTGCAACTTTACTAAATCCTGTCATTTTATTGTCCTCACTTTCAACTTTTTCTACTGATAAAACGTTATATCCTTGTTTTCTATTTTTTAATTGAACCATAACATATTTCTGTGTACCCATATTATATGTATCTATAACAAATCCAGTTTGTCCCTTACTATTACAGGAACTTTTTATTATCACTTTATCATTTATCTGAATATTCTTCATAAGCTGCACCTCTTGTCATTTTATTCTCCAAAAGAAATCTATGTTTCTTGGTAAAAATATTACTATATATAGTGTCTATATTTTCTATAAACACTATATATAGTATCTCATTTACGCCTGATACACAAAACTTGGCATTGGCTGTAATTTAAACAGATTTTTCTCATGCATTGAATCAATCTTAGCTTTTACTTCCTCACTTGGCTCAATTCCATCTCTGATATATGCATCTAATTCAGCATATGAGAAACCAAAGCTTTGCTCATCCGTCAACCCAGTCAAACCGTCTTGCGGTGTTTTATGAACTAATTCGTCTGGTAGACCTAATTCTTTTGCCAAAGCAATCACTTCGGTTTTTGTAAGATTTGCAAGTGGACTCAGATCTCCTGCACTATCTCCGTAACGTGTATCGAATCCAACATAAGACTCACTCATATTACATGTATTAACAACACGACCATTCAAAGACTGTGAAATTGCATATAATGCAGCCATACGAATTCTTGGAGGTAGATTAATTGTCGTCTGTTTGCTAACTTCGATATCAGTGGGGAACTGATTATCAATTCCAATAACAGCATCCCAAATATTCATGGTATAACTTTTAATTTCAAGATATTTAATAAGCATATTAGCATATTCAATATCTGGTTGTTCACCACAAGGCATTTTAATACCAAATACTCTATCTTTCCCCAAAGCTTTCACACACAATGCCGTAACAACAGAAGAATCGACACCACCTGAGATACCCACAACTGCCATACAATCTTTACCATTCTGTTCAAACCAATTTCTGATCCACTCTACGATTTCATTTTTTACTTTTTTAACATCAAACATTTATATATTCTCCTTCCTACATTCGATTCATTACATCATAGAACCGAATTAAATACTCATATACATTTCTAGGGACTAATTCTTTTACCTTTTCAAATTCACCTTGTTCACATAAATCTCTAACCAAACTTGAAGAAGTATGATTTTCAGGTATCTGAATTTCTGTGAAGTGATCTTTATATTCCATAAGATTTGCTTCTCTTAAAGCAGTCTCAAGATTCTGAGACTCTCTTACACATGCTACAAAATTATATTCCTCAACAAACGGTTTCCAATTATACCAAGTTGTAAGTGTTTCAATATTATCCATTCCTAAACAAATATAGTATTCGTTGAAGATATAATCTTTTTCATTCATATCTCTTATCTGAGTAATAGTATTGTATGTCCTCTGTGGAAAGAAGCTGGTTGTTTCAACTTCGGATGCCCACATATTATTTTCATCACAATTTGGCATTGAATTAATCAGCGATACTCGACAATATCCAGGTATCAAAGTCTTTTTCTTCGCAACATATGTATCATGTGCAGGAATAAACAATATAGCATCGGCATTAACCGCTTTTTTAGCAGTCAATGCCATATCAACATGGGCGTTAGTAATTGGATTAAAACTTCCTGGTATAAGCAAAATTTTATTCATGATTCATTCTCCAATTAATACATCTCTTTAAATAATCAACATAATCAGGGTTTTTACACATACCTTTACCTTCTACATCAGACACTTTTGCAACATCCATACCATTACATTTAGTGGTTTTCATTACAATATTTAAAGCAGGAACATCTGTGTCATTACTCAAATAAGTACCAATTCCAAATGCAACGTTTACTCTATCATGGAAGTGTCTAAATAACTTATCAGCTCTTTCGAAATCAAGACTGTCACTAAACAGAAGTGTCTTTGTCTTAGGATTGATACCAAGTGACTCATAATGATTAATCATCTTTTCACCCCATTCGATCGGATCGCCACTATCATGTCTTACACCACTGAATAATGTTGCATATGTCAACTGAAAATCTTTCAAGAAACAATCAGTTGTAATTGTATCTGTGAGCGCAATACCATTTAACACACCATACTCTCTAACCCATGCGTCTAAGGCATACCAGTTTGAATATGCTGGATTGTGCTTGTGATTGCCCTGACCAGAACACATAATCCATTCATGAGCCATAGTTCCAACAGGTGTGATATTATATTTCTTTGCGAGATATACATTAGATGTACCAACAAACTTAGATGAACTATGCAATGTATCATTCAAATGTGAAAACTTCTCAACTGCTAACTCCTGTGCTTCAGCAGAAAGTCTTCTTCTAAGACCAAATTCAGAAAATGTACCAGCATACCAATGACCGCCTCTGAGATTTTCATACTTTTCATCTAATCTCTTTTTGAAACTATTAAGCAATTCTTCATAGTTATATGCCATTCTGAAATATACTTCGTTTACAATCGCAAGTGTAGGAATCTCATACATCGAAGTGTTGAGCCATGTACCAAATGTTTCGATAGAAAGACCACAATCTGAATCTGTTGTAATCTTAAAATCCTCATATCTTGGCTGCCACAATCTCAGAAAATCAACATACGAACCTTTCATCCATTTGATATTATCAATATAAGTAAGTTCATCTTCTGTAAATCTCAAGCCACAATATAACTTGATCTGTCTGCGAATCTCTTCTACCATTTCTGGTGTAAAATGAACATCCTTGTTACGACATTTAAAACTCCAAGTGGTTTTATAATCACTAAACTGATGATAAATAGCCTGTCCCATTGAAAATTTATATAAATCTTGTGTCAATAAACTATCAATAATTTGATGTAATTTCATATAGCTTCCTCCTTTAAAATACATTTTTTAATATTTACATTCTCATATTTATCTTTATGTCTCCACATTCTAAGTCTTAAATTTTTATAAGTACAAATATCTCCGATAATTGGATCTTTACACAACTTGGTATCTATTGGTGAAGAATTTCTACAACAAGCATAATTTTTTTCATTAATATTATCCAAATATATTCCGTTAATAAATTCTGATTTTGCTGAATACCTAATCAAAGTGTTTTGATTTGTATTATATTTTTCTGCAATTTTTCTAATTGATTCTGTTGTAGTTTCGTGATTGCCATTTTCAAATATAATTGTGTGTTCTGTTTTATTATGATGATTATCACTTAGATGTTTCTTATGACTTTCTGAAAACGGAATTCCTTTATGAGCCTTGCTGATTTTTCTTTTTGTTTCCTCACTATGATTAATGTTTCCATTTTTACGCTTTGTTGCAACAACCTTTTTAGCAGATTCCTTTGTACAACCACCCTCACCACCAGGAGATATGTTATACCCATTTGGACTCATACTATTAAATTCTTTTATCCAAAACTTTTCTCTTTCTGAAACATAATTGTGTTTTTCATCATCTTCAATATATTCGATAATTTCTTTATCAAAATTATCTTTACCATATTTTTTTATCGCTTTTCTTATAGCAATTCCTTTTCCCATATATCTACGGAACGCTTCGTTGGGATAGATTTTGTGTTGTCCAATATACATTTTTCCATTAAGTTTATTTGTTATTTTGTATATGTAATATTGGAATTTTTCATCATTCGATATAATTATTTTCCTTCTTTCTTGATTTGATTAAATATTGTTCTAATATCATATTCTCTGTTTTCGTACTCATAAAACAGATTAATGTACTTATCAATAAAAGCCATGTCATTTGGATGCATTGCAATTGGTTTATTTTTCTTAGATTCCCACCATTTTAATTCCTTCTCAAAATTAAATGATTTACCATGATATGCTCTACCTGCTCCAAGATAATCACAAAGCATTTCTTTTTTATACTTCATTGGCATTTCAATAGGATTCCCACCATTATCAAAATTGTCCTGCCAATATTCGTAATGGTGCTTGTTTCTTCCTTTATGGTGCATCCAAGCTGCTGACCAACCATTCTCTTTCTTGCAAGCATCTATTGGACTTGAAGTACCTTGATAATACTTAACACTTTCCCAAAATTCCATTGGAGAAAATTTAGATAAATCATGTACTAACCCTTGAAATGGAATTCCCACTTTACAGCAATAGTAGAACACCCAACGTTTATGAGTACAGACTTTCTTAAAATGTCTGAAAGTATTAATAATATAATTCTTACATTTCATTATTCTCTCCAATCACTTCGATCTGACACATCTTCATAGTTGCTAATGCAGCCTTGTGGGTATCAGGTGTGACACCTGCACAACAACTTGCATCTACTGTAATATCAATCTCAGGATAATTTGCTCTAATAATAAGTGCATTTGAAACCACACAGATGTCGGTACATAATCCGCAAATCTCAACGCTTTCAAATCCAAAATCCTTCCAGTTTAACCAACCGAATGTAGGCTTATCAATCAGAATATCATTCTCAATATCAAAATCTAGCTTATCGGAAATCTGCCAACCAATAGTATTCTTTACACAGTGAGTAACAGGAAGATGCTTACCTTCATATGTCTCTAAATAATTCTCAGAGTGTGTGTCTCTTGTAAAGATTACCTGTTTACCAGCGTCCTTATACTCCTTAATTTTCTTCTTAACATTTGGAACAATTGCCTGTGCTTCCTTCGTGCCAAGTGAACCATCAATAAAATCATTCTGCATGTCTACTACGATTAATGTTTTTCTCATTTTGTTACCTCTTTTCTTTGTCTTTCATTACCAAATGGGTAAGATTATCCACCTTTTCAGTTAATTCTTTATTCTCTTTTTCAAGTGCAGCTATTCTATTCCTCAATACATCTTCTGTTGAAAACTTCTGAGTTCCAATCTGCTTATAGTCAGACGAAACAGTTTTAACAGAATAATTGCTAATGTAATCCGTTGTTCCGTCAGAATATGTAATAGTTGGTTCAAAGAATCCACGCTTCTTGCACTCATCACAATGGCAAATGGATGAAATGTATCCAATTTTACCTTCGTTATTTTCTACATAATCGCCTTCATGGAATTGGATATCTGTTATATTATTCTCTTCTGGAACAACTGGTTCTCTGAATATAAGCCTTACATATTCTTTATCTACTTTTCTAAAACCAAGATAAAAGTATCCAAGATTCACAAATATCTTCATTGTTTCTTTTGCTTCTGGTTTTCTTACATCTATTGTCATCTACTTGTTATTCTCCTTATTAAGCCAATCACAATATTTCTGACAAGCTTCTTTGCTTCTGAATGCGATTTTCTCTCCATATCTTTTACCATTGTGGTATGCAATTACATCATCATTAAAATCATCAAAAACATTTTCTATTCTGAATTCGCTGTAATAATCATACGCATCTGCATAATCCTTATTTGGTTTATGATTTTTAGTAAAATATACTTTCTTTTTATCACTGTATCTTGGTTTATATGCCTTATGAAACTTAATCTCTTTATTCAATGAAATTACTGGTTCATAAATATATGTTGGTCGAGAACATTCACACTCCTTGGTTACAGTTTCACCATTTGGATATACTGCAATAAGTTTTCTTTCCTCATTACATAAATTACATTTTGGTTTCTTATGAGGCACATGTTCTGCATACCACACTTCTGAGTTTTCTAAAAGTTTCTCAAAAACTTCTTCCATTGTTTTATTGTAAAAATCTTTCTCTACCTCTCGCTTATAATTGTCAATCTTGTACTGTAAGTCATTCTCTCTACGAGACAGATCCCAGTTTTTATCATTGTACTCTTTAACTTTTTGTCTTAATTCTATATTTTCTTTTGTTAATCTGTTAATTTCAGAGTTTACATCTTCACGTAAAATCTCTCTAAACTTTTCTTTCATTTCATCAAAAAACATTTCGCCTTCACTTGGCTCATAAAAATCATCGTATTCTGGATACATACTTATCCTCCTATCTTCTTAATAACTTATCTTTCTTCAATAAAACCATCAAGGATTATATCTTTATTGACAGTTACATATGGAGCTTCACTTCTGTCAAAAAAGTTACAAGTTAAACATAAATTAGCAATATATTTTTCTTCTCCAAGGATTGTTTCGGCGTTGTCCACTATATATTGTCCACAATATTTAATTCTCTGAATAAGTTCATTACGAATAGACTGCTTTACGTCTTTTACATCTCTAGTTATTCCTTCCATATTCTCTCCTATCTTCAGCCGCAGCAATCAATATATGTCCCATCTTATTAGCTCGATCGTTACCGTAATCATATATAATTGCCTTTGATATGTTTAAATCTTCATTCTTAAAATACAAATAAGTTTCATCATCTTTTTCTAATGGCTCAGATTTATATATCAAATTACATTCTTTGTAAATATGGTCAAAAAGATGTGGTCTTGTTTTCATGAAAATTTCCAACATCTGATCCGCTGACATGCTATTATTATCTTTATCCTTGTTCATACCTCTTCTCCTTTCACCACATATCAATTCCATGTTTAAGAGCATATTCGTATAACTGAATTGCCTTATAAAATGTAACATACGTCTTTACTGATTCATTTGTCATTTTACATTCAGCCTCACTTGTTTGAGTGTCGTATGTTATAACTTGAAAATCTAAAGTTATATGGTCAACTTTAACACCATAGCGTTTTAACCACTTTTTAAATATTCTCTTTTTCTTATGTGATTTCACTGGAATTGCATATGAAAGTTCAGATGAAAATAATGGATTTTGATATGTAGGGCGAAAATACTGATTGAATAAATTTTCGTTTATTTCACAATTCTCTAATGTGATTTCTCCACTTAGACCATTATGAAATGTATTAACAACCTTTAGTTCTTCTTTATCTAAAGATTCATATCTAACGTCCATAGATTCAATTCCCTGTATATCCATAAATTTTGTTCCATCAGATAGAAATAAACCTCCACCTGTAATCTCTTTTATTGGCATTTATTTAGCTCCTTTCGCCCATGAAATTCCGCTTTCCTGCGAACTTCATATTATGTTATTCTCTACTCGATCTTCTTCTCAACCACAACAATTGTATCATTGTGCCAACCACCATGAGGAACAAGTAAAATTTCCTGAATTTCAAAGCCATACTTCTTACCAATGCCACCACTATTCCAGCTACAAGTAATTACAATGCCATTTTTCTTTACAATTCTTCCTATCTGTTCCTTCTGTTTAGACCAATATGAAGCTTGTGTTGTCTGCATATTTACTGTCTGTCCAAGGTTTTTATAACATTCGCTTACCTGTCGTGGCGAGTATGGTGGATCATATAGCACTGTATCTACTGAGTTATCATCGAATATCTTTAAGAAATCTAATGCGTCCATATGGTAATCAGTATCATATTGTGTATCTAAGTCATTTGTTACTGTTGCTAATTTATTACTATTAGCAAACGGATCAACAATCTTGCCAGTTGCATATTTCTCAATCAGTTCCTTAATTGGCTTAATTGAAAATGTGTTGCTATTTGGCATCTGCCAGACTCTATTTATTATCATTATGTATCAGGAGTAAACGCTGCGTTTTCGGTATACCAAACCTCTTACTCCTTTCTTTTATTCTCTTAACCCACTCAAAATCCATTCAACAGTAGGTTCATTCCATCCATTGCCCATCAAACTACATCTTTTTGAGTATGATAACCAACGATTGTTAAGCTGAATTTTTGTAAAATTATCAGGCAATCCCTGTAATCTTTCATATTCAACTTCTGTAAGTTTTCGTGGTCTACCACTATCTAATACTTTCTTTTCGTGATATCCACCATTGATACAAGTCAATGTGCAGCACTTAAAATCTGGATTATAAATTCTTCTATTCATTTCCATAGAATTAACTTTTAACTCTGCGCATACACGTTTGCTCATATCCAAGATTTCAAAATCTTTCTTATAGAAATATTTCTCATCTACACTATTCTCCATAATATCTTTCAAAACTAATGGAGATTCATCAGGTAATTTACCTAATGGTATGTTTGTCCAATAATATCTTTCACGATTTTGAGACGAAAATCTTCCTGAATCAATCAAAATAGGTTCTACACCAATACATTCTGTCATTGTCTTCAGATCTTCGTCACAACTTGGTATTACATTCTCAAACATGAAATATTTGGGCTGAATTGCCCTAAGACACTCAATTGCTTTAAAGAAAATTCCTGACTTACCATCAAGACCATTATTGACCTCTTTGCTTTCAATTCGTACTCTTGAAAGTGACTGGCAACAAGTTCCTGCCAACAGTAAATCAAATCCTTTGAACTGTTCAAAATCCGCTTCATATAAATTGCCATGATGTACCACAAACGGAAAATGGTACTGAGAAACTGCTATGGCTTCTGGCAAAATTTCATATGTATGATATTCTCTTATAGGTATTCCGAGCTGCTGTAACGCATACAATCCTGTTTCAACGCCACCACATAAACTTAACACTCGTAGCCCTTGAGAATTATTTTTTTCATTATTCTCTGTCAAAATACACTATTTTACAGAGGTTATATAACCATAATTACCTAGGAGTTACTGCTTAATTCCTTTCTTCTTGATTATTTTGTTGTAAAATCCTATGGAATTTGCACGTCTGCAAAAACCATAAGAAAAAATATTTCTTGTTACTTTTACTTTTGGGAAATTTGGCTGAGTTGCCAAGATAGAAATTTCTATGTATGATTATTCTTCGTCTTGAAATGATTTAATTCGATTTTCTAAATAATCAATCTCATCATTCCAATGGTCTATTAGCATGTCTTCGATTTGATGCTTTGCATCTTCTATACTATCTGCAAACAATGTATCATATTCAACATTTAGTTCTTTTGATACATATATAAATATGTTTTCGTCTGTCTTATCTTGTACAAAACTAGCTACTACATTTTCATCATCTTCTTCATAAAATTGACTAAAATGTAATTTATAACATTCTTTACCAAAGTCATTCTTTTCACCTGTTTCCCAATATTTCTTCACCATTTCACCTCACTTTACAATATCCTAACAATCTGTTCATACAAACAAATATCTCTGTCGTTAATTGCCTTATTCACATGCATATGACCAAACAAATGCTTTTTATATTCAGTTGTAGCTTTCACTTCTTCTAAATAATTAGTCAACACATCTGGTTTATATAATCCTTTACCACCCATAAGATATAACTCTGACGTAGAGGTACTATGTGTAATAATATAATCAACTATATTATTATTCTCTTTTAGAACATCTAGTCCATGCTGCATTTCTTCATCTGTCGGTAATTCCTCTTCCCACCAAGACAAATCTTTGATGCGATACATATATTTGCCTTGCTTATCAAGTTTCTTGGATTCTTCTCTCCAATCTTCATCATTGTAATCAAGAATACCATCTTGAATATCATGGCTTGATGCACCACCAAAAGCAAAGAATTTTTTATCTTCAATAGTAAATAATTCTCCACGCATTAAGTGCAATACATTAGGTCTAATTTCATGTACTTTACCACCATGCCATTGTTTAATAGGATAGGTTGCAAGCCTTTTATGATTCTCGTGATTTCCGTCAACAAATACTGTTGTAAATGGTTTTCTATTTAACCAATCTAACCAATATTTCTCATTTTTTGTTTCTTCTCTTTGCCACACAAGACCAAAATCACCAAGAATAATTACAATATTTTCATCTTTATTACCAGAAAAATCTTTCTGTTCATAGAAATTATCTTTACTTAATCGAGTAGGATCACCGTGTAGATCACCTGTTACATATACTGCCATATTCTCACCTCACTCTATCATTTCAACTTTAATCTTAAATTTTGTTGTTTCTGTATATTCATTTTCTTGATAAGGACGATTATAATCAAAATGATGATGACGGACAGTTGCAATCAAGTGAGCATCGTTGCCAGAAACAAATTCCGTATCTGTCTCATAAGTATCTTCTGAACCATCACCAAGTTTAGAGTCTGTACAATATATCTGATTTGCGTCTAATGCATCTTGAATAACCCTGTAAATGTCGCCTGTATTATACATAGTCACTCTCCATCCTACTGTCCAAAGATTTCACCAATAACTTTCAACTTAATACTCTGACTAAATTCTGAACCAGCAGCTTTTGGATGACCACCGCCACCAAATAAACTTGCTACATCTTTACCAAGATCGATATCTTCTTTAACGGTTCTATAAGATACCGTACAACTATCAATATCAATCATTGCAACAAAATCAATTTCAGGATGCATTTTGCAAAGCCTATTACCTAATTCACTAACAAACCTATCTACAAATACGAAACCACAAACCTTACCACACATAGGACTGGTAAACATAGTTTCATTCTTCTCTTCGATATATCTATCAATTTCATCCTGCTTAATCTTTAAAACAACCTCATCTTTAGCATATAATTTTGGAAATACTTCATCATGGATTTCTGAAATACACCAATGAATAAAACCATCCCGACCATACAGATAAAGTAAATCATTTACCTGCTTACAAATAACACCATCTTCGCCAAGTTCTGACCATCTCCAAGTGTCATAATTTCTTACCAAATCGGCAAATCTTTCTAGCGATTTACTATATTCCAACTCTTCATTAAAACACCCTCTTAATGCCAACCAGTGATAAAATAACATTGTTCCTGACGTTTTAATTCCATCTGAATCATCAATAGAAACTCTACACCAATCATATTTATTAAGTCCAAGAGCTGTTGGATGGTGATCTAATAAATAGAAATTATCAAATCTTTCATCAATAATCTTTGCCGTATCTTCGTTTACTCTGATATCTGTAATAATACACATATCAAATTCTGTTCCATTATCAATAAATTCTCTGACACTTGAATCAATGTTATCATAATCACAATATGAAATATCTACATCATCTCCGAATGCAAGTTTTGCCAAAATACCACAACCGATTCCATCAAGATCTGTATGACTGAATAATTTAACCATATAATCTCCTCTCTGCTATTTCTAATAATTTTTCTTTCTCGTTTATATATTCTCCACTAATAACTGAATCCAACAGATTATTTAATACCTCACCAATTTCTTTTCCTGACTTATATCCAATAGCAATCAAATCCTTACCATTGACTGCTAAATCCTTCAGAGAAAAACATTCATCATCCTGTAAAACTTCATCTAAAATGTATCCAATGTTATCAATCTTTTGTAATCTTGTTTCCTGATTCATGTCTGCTTGTGCTTTAATATCAGCTCTGCGAACATTTAATAGTCTTCTGAACTGTTCTTCTCCGATTTTATTAAGCCATCTCTTGACATATTTCTTTCCAACCTCAAAAGTGGCATCGTGATAATAGACCAATTCAACAACTTTCTCTCTTGTGTCATTATCAAATCTAAGACGTTTCATAATCTCATTGGTCATATCAGCACTTACCTTTCCGTGACCTTTAAAGTGTCTAACACCGTCTTCTCCATCTTGATAACAATGTGGCTTGCCAAAATCGTGAAAAAATACTGCTAATCTTGTAACCAAATCATCAGATTCACAATACTCTACTGCATATACAGTATGATTCCATACATCATAAGTGTGATATGGATTATTCTGTTTGAATCCAATCATATCTTTGATTTCAGGAATAAATAGTGAGAATACATCATGGTATAAAACCATTTGTATACAGAATTCTTTTGATACAGCAATTTTGCAAAACTCACTATTAATTCGTTCAATAGATATATTCTCTAAATTCTTACACATTTTAGAAATATTCCAATCTGTGCCAGGTTCAATTACAAATTCTAATTGAGATGCAAAACGAATAGCACGTAAAATTCTCAAAGCATCTTCCGCAAATCTGTCTTCTGGTCTACCAACACATCTAATTTTATTGTATTCAATATCTTCCATACCATTAAACGGATCGACAAGACCAACTTCATCGTTGTACGCCATTGCATTGATTGTAAAATCTCTACGTTTTAAATCTTCTTCAAGACTTCGTGTAAATGTTACGCTATCAGGTCTACGATTATCTGAATAATTACCATCAATTCTGTAAGTGGTACACTCATAAGCTTCTCTATCAATAACAATTGTGATAGTTCCATGCTGTAATCCAGTTTCAATAATTCTTTTATCCTTAAATACTTCCATCATCTCATTTGGTGTAGCCGATGTTGTAATATCATAATCATGAATAGGTCTTCCAAGAATACTGTCTCTTACGCATCCTCCGACTAAGAACGCCTCATATCCATTATTCTGTAAAGTATGAATAATCTCATTTGCACCTGATTGAATTTCAATCTTCAATTTCTTCATTCAAAATCACCTCGATTTTTGGTATTTCAATAAATTTTGCTAATAATCCTTGATGATAGAATACCTTGTCACTTTCAGTAACCTCTTCTCCTAAGAAATACCTAAGTACAAATGGCATCATATAATTATCCAAACATTTGAACTCATACTTCTTTACTTCATTGTCAATCTCATAATATTTATCAAAAATATAAATTTCTTTATAATACCCATCAGTGTTATTGATTCGATGAAGTTTAAATAGTTCTATCCTAAACGGAATATCAAATGTTTCTTCTAATTCAGATCTTAACAACACGACTAAACCTGCTATATTTTTTAATGACAAGTTATTTAAATTTGATACATCATATACCAATTCATCGTTTGAGAAAAATGAAATTCTGTCATATAATTCACTTATATCTTTATTTAACTTGGTTATTATTTTATCCATCAGATACTTTTCGTATGTTATGTGTCTTCTAGGATTACAATTGCCTAAAATAACCTGACGGATATATTTGCTATCTATAATATGTTTATTGTCTGTAAATTGAGAAATAAAATCTTCCCATGTATCCACTCCACAAAACATATTCTTGTTATATTCATGTAACGATGAAAAATTAGCCTTTTTCATATCAATACTAATAAAAACTCTTCCATCATTAGTTGGCTTAAATATATCTTTATTTGGCAAGTTCCTATTAATCACAGCATACTTATTCATATCCTCTGCATTAAATCTCTGATATGATTCTGACTCTTTAATACTTGTAATAGCTGCGTCTTTTACACGATTATATTCTTCAAAATAATCCTGCTCACTATTGTATTTTTGTAACTCATTTACGAATCTGTCCCACTTCTCAATAGTTCCATAGAACTTATCAAAAAGTTGAATTCTATCTGAAAAATATGGTTCTTGAAACAATCTAATTGGTATATTGCAATCTTTACAAAATCTCTCTTTTGCCCTATTTGATACTTCCATCAGATGTCTCCTTTCACAATTCGCTCATTTACATACATCTTAAATTCATTGATTCTCTTATAATCTGGTTTATCAGGTAAAGATGTATTTTCTTTTGCATATTCAAAACGTTTTTCATATTCGTTTAACAAATCATAGAATTCAGAAATAGGCTGTCTATTCTCGTCCAAATATTCTCCATTTCTGATACTCATAAGTAAATCGTGTTCATCTGCTCTATAAGTGATAATCTCTTCTTTTTCAAGAATATCAATACACATCATATACAATCGAATCAAATGAGCCATGTGTTTTCCTAACTTATCATGCGCTACAGCCTTTTCATTTCTTTTTCCAAATTTACTATAGCTGCTAATAATAGATTTCATTTCATTCCACATGCCAGCCCAATCTCTTAACGGATAATGCTGCAAGTTTACATCCATAAAAATCTCGCTGTCATATCCTTCTTGAACAGCCTTGTCAATGTATAATTTCACATCGCTGTCTTCATAAGGATAATATCTGTTTTTGAATTCATATCTTGCATTATTAATACTTTTCAAAATGTGTGTTTCATTTTCTGCCTGACCAACAAATCTTGCCGCTTTATTTTCCATACGTCTTAACTGAGAACCTGCATAACCTCCAAAGGTATGAATACAAATCTTAGAAAGAAACATCTTCTTATTATCTAATAGTTCCTTACCAATATCAGATAAGTATAAGTAATGATTTGGAAGACAGCCAAGTTGCTCGATTGTATTAGGATTATTTGATGTTAAAAGCTGTATCATTTTATTAAATGAATATATGGTTGTATCTGTGTCAATATCTACAACCTGCTCAAAATCTGTTCCAAGTAAGATGTCTGACTTACCGTTAAGTGCAATTCCTCTTACATCTAAATCAGATCCTTCTCTATCCATTCCATATGCATGACTTCCACCAAGAGTTAAAATAATGATATTGTTACCCAAATTCTTGTCTGTTCTCAGGAAGCCATACTCTTTTGATTTTAATTTGTTCTTAATATGTTCAATTGTCATTACATTCTCCTTCTAAAATAAATTTCCTTGACTATCTACCATGCCTTTGTAACCACACCATTTACACTTGCAATGTGCAGAAGCACCATCAAAGCTATTATAAATATAATCTTTTTTATGACAGTGCCATCCTATTTTACAAAAGAACTTTTGCAATGGTTTAATATAATCTACTAACATGTATAATGCTGATGGCAAAATTAATAGACAAACTAAAATTAAAATAACAGCATATTTCATTGATTTCACCTCCAAAAATTCCTCAAGAAATGTGCATTTCTTTTTAATGTAAAATATATACCATATATAGCATATATTACTTATTTCAAATACTATATATGGTATATTTACAACAATTACTCGCTTAATTCTGCAAGTGCCTTATCTAAATCCTCGTCAGACATGTTCTCAAGCGCAGCATCCTGTCTTTTAGCCTTGATTTCAAGTAATCTCTGTCTCATCTCAGCATTCTTCTTGGCATCTTCTCTCTTCTTCTTCTCATCCAGCTTCACACTAACAATATACTTAACAATTTCAATCTTGTTAGAAACCTCCTCATCTTCCTTTGACTTAGTATTTAGAAGACTTTCTTCCTCCGACTTCTTTGCTTCTGCATTGAGTGTCTTAAACACTGAGTCCAGATTTGTGAGAGATAAATCCCACAAATCAATTACGTTAATCATTCCTCTAAATGGGAACTGATAGTTATTTCTCGTTGCATTAATAAATAATTCGTTGTTTGTCATAATAATAATCTCCTTTTCTAATTAAAACTTAATCTTCATTACACGTTCTGTTGCGCCCTTAACCTTAACAACTAAATCTGCTCTCTTTGTCATAGAGAATCCAATTCCCGAAAGCTGATCATCAGTATCTTCTACATGACACTTAGCACCTAAAGCTTCAAATACTCTCTTATGCTTTTCAAGGTCACTCTTTAAGAACTCATTATAGTATCCATTAGGACTTTCGTTGTTCACACAATCCTTCAGGAAGAAGAATAAATGTCTATGACCAATTCCATCCTGCTCGTCAAAATAGTTTGGACTATAACTGATTACTGATACAGGAACAAACTGATTAGTATTTACACCCCAAATCTCACGACTTGAAATAGATGAACTTCCAGACAGTTTTTCCTTAATTGAGAAGTTGCCATTCTCGTCAAGTGTAACTTCTGCCACCTGAACATTTTCACCAGTTCTCATAGGGTTGCTATAATCAAATGAATAAATTTCGCCATTGAACTCAACTTCTGCTCTAAATCCATGTCTTACTGCACCTGCATACTGATGTACAAAGAATCTATATGTTCCAGGTTTCATTCTTGCTAAATCCTGCCATGTAATATTCTCTACTGCAACTTTTCCATCTGGATTTACAATATCTACATCCAACTGACCACCCATTCTTGACGACTCAGGTTTTCTACAATTACTGAAATAAATCTCGTTTCCACTAGGCTCAACGCAATGAGCATCAAGATCATAATTATCATTCCCGTCTTCATTCCACTGAATTGAAAATCTGAGTACACCGTCAACATTACCTCCAGCAGTTTTTACATTCTGCTTCATATCAGAATCGGTAATATTTCCTGAATAAGCCCAAGATAATCCATTATTCCACTTGAACATTGTCTTAGCGTCTGGATTAACAGGTGCAATCATAGAAACAAAGTTCTTCTCATGTTTATTCTCTACAAAAGCTTCAATCTCCTTTGCAGTTGGAAGCACCTTATCAATGAAATCCTGTGCTGAAATCTCTTCAACCTTAGAGAACTTCTTAGGACTTACAGCAACATCCTTTTCCATCTGACCAAAAATATCATCTGCACCGATCATTCTTCTTGCAGCACTTTTATTTGAGAACAGTACATTATTTACAGTAATATCATTCAGATTAGCAAATCTTCTCTGTAATGAATCCATGTAACCGAGTTCTGTAATGGTCTTCTTTGCATCCTCAAGCATCTTCTTTGTAAAAATAGCCTTTGGTCTTTTATAATTGCTTGGAGCGACAATCTGTTCATACTTCTTAACTGCTGTGTCAAGATCCATATCCTCACTTACATTGATAAGAAGCGTTCCAATAGAATGATTTCTAATTCTACCGATAGCCATACCTGCTGTTACTGACTTCTCCCAAGCATATAAATCCTTTTCAGTATCAGAAGTCAGCTTGTCATATTCCTTTTTATACTTCTTGAACTCTGTGAGTACGCCTTTCCATTCTTCACCCTTGTAAAGTGTATTTGAGTTGATAAGTTCAAGAATTGTATCGAGTGCATCCATAGTAATCTCATCAAGAGAACGCTTAAATACGTTTCTTGTATCTCTGAACTGTCCTTTGACTTCTTCATTAGAACGACTACTTCTATTTACGAACTTACTTGGAAGCTCTAAGAAGAAGTGATCCCACTGATGAGACTTTCCATTGATTTCCTCAAAGTTAAAGTCTGTACCAATCTTAGGAAACTTAGTTGTATAAATATCTGTAACTGTATGAGCCTTTACAAAAGCGTCAAGTGCATCGCATACTGGCTGATATGTTGTATCACCAAGATTCAGTTCCCAGATTGTGTGAATCTGATTATCCTTAATGGTGACAGCAGAGCCAATATTCTTGATAAACTGTCTACAACAACTGCAATCATGTTCTCTACGTTCTCTGAAAATCTCATTAGTACCAGCAGGAAAGCTATCAAGATATGTATTCCATAACTCATCCTTATCTACATTTACCTCAAATAAATGTGTAGCCTCTTTCTGCATTTCATCGAAGTGCTTCTGTAAAGCCTTCTTAAAGTTCATAAATCCATCCATATTTTGTACCTCTTCTTTCTTATATTTATTTTTGTTAATTGTTTCTAATGTTATATTCTCCGTTTATATTAATCCAGTTACCTTATCTGGATTTTCATTAGCCAATTTTATCCATCCTTCAGCATAAGATTCAGTCATATCATTTAATCCAAACACTTCTCTTACAATGATATATCCTTTACCAACCGACTCTTCCATATCTTTTGTATTGTTATCTACGTCATCTGCGTCTAATGGGCGAAACACTGTCTTGGTAAAATATCTTCTACCATATTTCTTTGTTGTGGTGATTTTATTTATCTTATCTTTATACAGCTTCCATATGCCAGATGAATCTTTGTCGATCTGCCCTACATAATCTCCTACATTTAACATGTTACTTTCCCCCATTTTCTATAAACTCATACCCTACTAATCTAACTGACACAAGCATAGCCATGAAATCAGAAGCACTTTCTACTTCAATATCGCAATTCACACCAATCTCATCAAACATTGTAATTTCATAATATCCATCACCATCTCTAAAAATATCATTAAATGGGTTTGACTCATCTGATTCTTCATCAAGAACTTCTTCTATCATATCTTCTAAATCACCAATAAATTCATACATTGGAATATTTACAGAAGTAAATGGAACAATAATTCTTCTTATAGCACCATCACAAGCAAATAAAAGTTCATATTCACATTTAAAACTTCCGTTCATACAGCATGAATGGTCAACATGGTCTTCGATTATTGTCGGCTTAAATTTGCTACTTTCTAAAATGTTATACATAACATAATAGTCTACAACATTCTTTTCTGTACAGTCTTCTCTATTAAATACTGTTCTATGTTTCTCATAGAGGTTGTATTTTTTTCTATACTCATCAAAATAGTGAGTATTCCCTGCTTCCTTATCCTTTTTGAAAAATGATTTAAGCTTATCGTTGGTTTTATCATATCTACCAATCCATTCTCCATATGTATCTGGGAAAATATTACCTCGTACTTCTAATTCCATTTTATTAGGTAATAAACCCAATCCATTTTCTTCTAAATTTTCTACTGAAATAGCTGTAATATTCATATTTTCTCCTTTCTAAATTCCAATGAATCGAAGTTTTACTTTGATTTTTTATTTAAAATTTTTATAGCTAACTCTTTTAATTCTTCTGTCAACCCATGCTTATATGTTGTTTTAATAAAGTGGTCAGTATTTAAAAACTCACACATATCTGAATCATCATCTAATATAATAAAATTATCAACTGGATTCTTTGACAACCATTCTCTAATTTCATCCCCACGTTGAGTATCACCACTCAAAGATGGAGTAATATCATACACCTCTATATCATAATCAGATAATCTATTAATTAGTTTTGTGTACAATTTATTTCCAAAAATACTTTCTTTACCACTTCTATCACAACCAATTCGCCAAGAGGATGACACAACAATTTTTGCGTTTGTTTTGTCAATTATTTCTTTTAATAATTTTAGAGGTCTATCCTCCACTTCCGCATATAATATACATCCAGCAATATTATTCTTTACTCTATAAATCAATAAATCATCCTCAGAATTGAGTACACCATCTACATCCAAAAATATAACCTTCATTCTTTCACCTCTTTTTCTAAAGAAATCGAACTTTACTGTAGTAATAAATACTCTCTATCCTCTATATAAAATTCTTTCTGCCGCCTATCCATTAAGTCATAATAATTTTGTTCCATATAACAAGATAAGCCATTATATTCTTATTCTTTCCAGATAATTTCTTCTGCCAAAATACGTAACTCCTTGTGTGATAACGATTTTAGGAAATCTCTAAATGTTACATAATTTATTCTCTTGTCTAATACTTTCTCAAGTTTTGTTTTTCTTTTAAACATCCCTTTCACCTCACAATCCAAAGAAAGAGAATTTTCATTAAAATTCATTATTCTAATTTAACAGCTGCACATAAAATCATATAAAAATCCTTTCTGCTGAACATCTTATGGAATACTCAGGCGAACAAACAAAAAAGACCTAAGTATTCCACATTCACAAAGGAGTTGGAATATTTTTCTGAATACTCCATAAGATGTTCAACTTAACTATACAATTAATTATCTATTTTTCGATGCCAGTTTCTACTACTTCGATTGCCTTTTTTACTGGAATTGGAACATAAGTTTTTTGATATTGTTTGGTTATCATTTTCCCTCACTCTCCTTATATGGTTTAGGAAGAGGTTTCCAAGCAAGAACAGTACCAAGACCTGTACCTTTTCCATGCCACTTTCCGTCATTTCCAATATGACCCTTTCTCTCATATGTACCATACATTCCTAAGACACCATTATATTCAACCATTATCAAACACTTTTTTCCTTTTTCTGGTAATCTAAATTCGCAGTTAATCCAACCGTTATTTTTATTCATATCTTCAAACAAATCTTTCGTCTTTTCACCGTCCTTCCCAAATTTTTGGTGTTCCATCGGCATTTACAAGCAGTGTTACATTTCCATAAGGGTAACCTGATGAGCTTACGGTATACATGACTTTTGTATCTTTGTCGTACATAATATCAAAACAACCGCAATTTTCTACTCTTACAAACATTTTTGACGCATTTGCGCGTGGTTCTTCGTCCATCCAATCAGAACAACCGCTTGTTGTTAAAACTGCTACCGCTAATAAAAATGTCAAAACTAATCGCTTCATAATCATTCCTCGCTTTCCAACAATTCTGGATTGTCAAAAATGTTGCCGATAACTTCCCATTTACTGGAATTAAAATTTTCAATTAAATCAACATCTCCATCTGCCGAACCACGAACATCCGAATTTTTGTATTTGTGTGTGCATATTCCAAATCCTGTAATATCATCACACCAACAAACCTCTGCAAAGTAATCATGTTCTGAATCCAAACCAGAAAGGTACGGATAAATAAAACCATCCATAAGGTCATTTTCAAAAATAAGGTGATTGTACTTATCCCTTTTCCCTATACATTGGCAAATGGTGGATGGGTCAATCTCGTATTCGACATAATCCGCTCTTGCAGTTTCAAATTGAAAAATTGTATATTTCCCAACATCACATCGAAGACTTCCATGAACCCACACGCCATCTTCAACATCATTGTTGTATATTCCAACAATTTTTGCGGTTTTTGCCTTAAATAAATATCTATCGTCCATATTTCCTCCTATTCTATTTTTGATTGAAGCCAATTTAACATACATTTTTTACATCCATCTTTACCATTCGGATGGACGCACGTATCATAGTTTCCTTTTTTCCAATTAACCATATGCGGACAAGGGATGGTCTCTGCTAATTCTTCGTCCGTCATGTTTCTTATCCTATCTGCGTTAGTCATTGTTATCACCTCCAATTTCTATAATCAGCAACTTTTCAGCCTTTGGATTGCCTAGTTTCAATTCTTTGATTTGAAATTTGTACTTATAGGCATCCTTCCCAATTTTTTCAAATAGTTTCTTTCTTGCTTTTGTTTTGCTTGATTCACAAATACCAAATTGAAATTCTTTCTTTTTGGTGTTCCAAATACCATAGCGTTTCTTACGATTCATTCAGTACCTCAATTCTTTCAGTTTTGCCTCAGCAGCTTCTTGCGTAAAGAATACTTTCTCTCCAAAATCTTCCCAACAAAAGTCAGCACAATCAATTGTATATACCATTTTGCCACTTGACATAACCTTTAGTTCAATTGCACTCGCATTCAATTCAAATATGTCATGACATCTTTCATCAATGCAGTACAACAACTTATCTTTCCAAAGTGAATATGGCAATTTTATAAGTCTGCCTTGTTCTTCTAAATTTTCGTATTCAGCAAGTTTCAAAAATCTCTCTCTTGCTATATTTCTGTGATAACCTTGTGAAATATGTTTCTCATACTCTGCCTTATCAGAAATATAATCCTTATAGTCCGTCAATCTGCTCATTCTTCCTCGCTTTCTTTTTCAGGCTTATCTACATTTCGTACATCGTATGTTTCTTCATAATCTGTCAATACTGCTACTAATGTTATTTTATCCATGTCTAGTCCTCACTTTCTTCGTCATATAATTTTGCATATTCCCATGGATAAGAAACAATTGAACAATCACTTGTAGTAAAACTAGTTCTCCCTCTTGCATAAGCATATACCTTTCCATTTTTATATTCATGAAAGTGTCTACGTTCCCAATGATCTTTACTCCTATTTTTTACTAATATTTTAGCATCCGTTTTAACATTCTCCCACTTATTATATTCTTCATTAAGCCACTTCATTTTATCTTCTACACAACAGTTTTTTCCAAATAAACATTCCCCACATGATATATATCCACAGGGTGATGGCTTATTTATTTTAATATCTACAGCCAATTCACAGTTATGTGATACAGTTATTTCTAAAATCTCATCCATGAATTTTTCTTTATTCTTCATTTTGTTTACCTCTCTTTCTCAAAATGGCGAAATTACGCCACTTTTGATTCACCTAAATCCCGAAGAAATGCGGTTTTCATCGCTTCGTAATTTTCTTCCATATTTTCACTAAATTCGTATGTATTGTTCGAATAATCTCCAATCCATTTCTCAAAATGCAAATCACAATCATTCTCAAAAACATATGCAACCATTGCCAACAAAGCTGGGTATGCCTGATGATATAACGGAGAAGACATTCTTACTGTGTCTTCGATATAGTCCTTATAATCCTGCATATCATCAACTGTAATATTTGCATTTACTATATTATGTACAAATTCGATATCAGTCATTTTATTATCATCTGTAGCAACTGCTACTTCATTATTCTCTGTTTTATCCTCGATATGTAAATAGTTCATCATAAGTGCCGTATATGTTTCAATTTTTTGAGAAATAAGTTTTTTCCCTGTAGTTCCTGGTTCTTTACTTAATAAATCATATGACCATTCACCAATTAAAACATCATGTAATTTTGTCTCGATAGCCATTACAAATTCTGCAAATTTACTATCTGGTAAATTCAACTTTGTAAATTTATCAAATACTGCGATCCATGTAGAGATATCTTTCTTAACAAAAATACTCTTACATTTATCCTCACAGCATTTTTCAATTCTCTGCAAATAAGAACGAATTACTTCGAACTCTTCATGATTACTATTTTCTTCAAGCATTGCGTTAGCAGATTTTGCATCTTTTTTATACTTGTCCATATGAAAGACAGTCATTGCAGCACCGCAAACTAACTGAATATAATTTCCATTTTTTCTATCAGCATCAGAATATTTCATAGAATTCTTGAAAAATCCTTCTTCTCCAATATTTTTGATCTGACGTGCATATGTAGGAATCCATGTCAATGCTTTTTGACTTGTCCCCATTGCTTTATGGTTATTGTATCTTCTAATAAGAATACTAATATCCTCCATTGTACAATTTTCATGAGTTACGATTGTCAATTGAAAACGATCAAAACGTTTTTTCAATTCATCTGGAAAATCATCGAATGTATGTCCTTTTAGATGGAAAGTTTTTTTCTCCCAAATAAAATTTCCATCATCATCCTTCAATACTTTACCAGTTTCATCTAATGTCTTTGTTTGATATTCAATTTCATCATCTTCAATTTTAGATGTAAACTTATAATTTCCGTATCTAATTTTCATTATTGCAGATGTTCTCTGCATTGCGTCTACAATATATTTCTGTACAATGTTATCTTGTAAAGGAATTTCTCCAATAATAAACGGAGGAAGATAATCATCACTCAGCATAGTAACACCAATTTCATTAATGAAACCATTATCACTACAAAAGAATCTTTGTACATCTTGATTATCTGATACGTTTCCCTCTTTAACATCATCAATATAACTAATTGCTGGCACACTTTCTATTCTCACTTTGTTTACTTTCTTCATAATGATTACTTCCTTTCTTATTTACATTAAAATTTTTACATTTTCATATGCTTGTATTGCGGCAAGATTTTCCGAATACTCTTTGTTATTCATATGTAATAACTCTTTAATTTCATTGGCTTTATACCCATCGCTAAGCATTTTAACAATTCTTCTCTGGTTTATTGATAGTTTTTTGAGATACTTTTCAATTTTTGTACCTTCAATATTATTACCACATGCTTCTTCGAAAGTATCAAATTTTGATCGTATCTTTTCGCTAATTTCATAACCATCTTCTGTTACTAATGCATTAATACTACTTATTTTTCTTGTTGGAATTCGTTTTTTACGATTTCGATTACGAACTTCTGTTTTAAATTTCCTTTTAATATTACTTGCTAAATAACATTGAAACTCAACCTCCTTTTCTGGTTCAAATCTTAAAACAGTATCTGACAAAACACTTAATGCAATACTGTAAAAGTCATCATAATCTTTATCAGATATTCCACCTATTTTATTAATCATTGGATTGCATATCTGTTTTAATTTTTGCATTTCATTTTCACAATACAGTTCTAAAGTTTCTTGAATATCCATTCTTCAAATTTCCTTTCTGTTTTATTGCTTTACTTAAATATTCTCCAAAATCCAACTCATCATCATTAACTCTTCTGTGTCTGGATTCGGAATAACATTTCGGACAACGACAAAACCTTTCGTGCTTGTCCTTTGAAAATGACAAAACACCAACCATAGGGATTCCACAATTTATACAGTTTTTAATCATTAAAACACCTCCTAAAAATCAAATAATTCTTCAATTATTCGTGGCTCATAAATACGTTTATCCATTCCTGCAACAGCTTTCTCAATCTCGTCTGTAGCAGTTTCAGAAATCTTCTTACCAAGAATAATGTTGAGAACATTCAGTTCGTTTTTTATTGTTCTTCTTTTTATTCTCCGTTCTTTTATCATTTTGTACGCCTTATAACCTTGAGCTGCGTTAAGGTTGCAGAACTCTATGTAATGATTCACGTCAGACAATTCTTGATCAATTAAACTTAGCTGTTCTACTAATTCTTTTTTTCGATTAGTAGCTTCTGTAGCCAATCCATTTAAATCAGATACCTTTTTTAACCATCTTTGTATATTTTCAGACATCATAACCTTTTCGGTTCTTTTAATGTCATTGTCTGTACATGGTTTTGTACAAGGTAAATCATCTGAGCATTTTTCTGGATGAAAAACTTTTCTCAATGCTTTATTTAATTGATTTTCACAAATGCTTTTTGCCTGTTTTTGTGAAAATTCGTCAGCAAAAGTAGGACAAGAAGTAGGAACATACTTTCCATTCTTATACTGAATCCATCGAGAACCATCTGTAATGACATATCTTGCCATTGACTTCATCTCCTTATTTAGTTTTTTGTTTTACAGGTAATAATATGGGCGAACTGCCTCATTTTCCTAAAACCTATTGACTTTTCAGATACAAATATGTAAAATAATATATCAAGGTTATAGTTTATTGCTATTTCCTGTAGACTTGTTAAAGCAGCCATTCTGTTAGGTGCGCCAACACCGTTTGAATCAGTTTTGGCTGCTTTCTTTTTATTATTATAGCAGAACATATGTTCTATTTCAAGAGGTAATATATGGAAACCACCTCACAGTCCAATATTCAGGACTTACGAAATAAAATTGTATGCAAATCCCCTTTTGGAACACCAACTTGTAAATCCGAGAAGACTCTAAGTTGATTAGCAAAGTCGTCACAGACTTTTGCTATTGTGGCGGCTTCTTCGAGAATATTATGACACTCTCCAAACTTTTTCTTTTTAAAGCCGATATTACAGTCAGGATTTTCAAGATCCTGTTTTGCAACAAGAACAATCGCATCTTCCTTCGCAACCTTCTTTGCCTCTTTTAATGTCGTTATTATATATTCCATAATACCACTCCTTCCTTTATTCTCCAAAATTCGCTTCATATACTTTGCGAATATTTAAACGTGTTTTTTTGTCTGTAACAGTTCCAATCTTTTTAATAATACGTTGATTACTAATCGCTCTCATCTGCTCACCTAAAACGACAGAATCCATTTTTAATCCATTGTCAATACTTTTATGGATAATAGTGTGTGTTGGCATATTAAGTGACTTCAACTTCGAACTTAATGGCATAATAATAGTACAGGAACTGTAAATATTCCCTACGTCATTTTGTATAATCAAAACTGGACGAATACCTCCCTGTTCTGACCCAATAGTTTCGCCAAGATCAGCCTGTACTATATCATATCTCCTAATATCCATAAAAATCATCCTCCTTTCTTTTCTTTCGTTGATACTTCGTATTATATACTATTTTGTATTATATGTCAACATATATTATTGAAAAATATAATATTTTTTGCTATTATACAAATATATAATAGAAAGGAGCAATATATGATACAATTAAACATAAAACAAATCCTTCAAAACAAGGGTAAAACCGCATATTGGTTAGCTAAAAAAACAGGAATATCGCCAAATAATATAGGAAAAATTTGTAATGGTGAAACAAAAAACATTCGTCTTGACACAATGGAAAAGTTATGTAAAGCACTTGAATGTGAAATCGAAGATTTATTTTTATTCACAAAGGACGATACTGAATAGTACCGTCCTTACATATACTACAAAATTCTCATTTCATTAGCCATATCAATTGCCTTCTGGTATTTGTCTACATCATCTGTGAGCATTCTTATAATCTTTCCAAAATCATCAGACTTTAATGAAATAACAGGCATATTCTTAACTATTTCATCTCCTTTACCAGCAAGTACATTATGAATAAACTCTCCATGATCATTGATTAACTGTCTGTTTTTCTCTTCTGTTAAGCCAATATAACGTGTAGTAGTTTGAACATCTGAGTGATTAAGCATATTCTGGAGAGACAAAATACAATCTGGGTCAAATGGATGTGTTTTATAAATCCAGTACCCCCACGATTTTCGTAAGCTATGACTTGACACTGGATATTGTATTCCAACATCTTCAACTGCCCTCTTTAATTTTTTTCTATAATCATCTGTTTGCCACTTAACAACATCATTATATTCAACTTCGTAATAAATGTAATCTCCTAATGATGAATATTTTTTCTGCTTATGAAAATCATTAAATATCTTTTCCTTTCGCTTATCAGAAAAGTCTTTATTTAACGCCTTACACCAAGTGTCTATACTATTCTCAGAATATATATCTAACATACATCTATTAATCCAGTCTGTCTTAGGCTGATAACTGAAAATATATTCATTATAATGCTCTATTGGATTGATTTTGACGTGTGACAAATAATTATCAACTGCTTCCCATACCATATTACTCACAGGAATATTGGTAATCTTGCCTGTTTTCTGTTCTTCAATAGTGTCAATCTCACTTTTTTGATTTCCGTTCTCATAATACAAATCTGACCACTTCATCATCACTGTATCACCAATACGTCTACCAAGTAGCAGTTCTAATAGAGTGATTAAATATCCATCCCATTCTTCATTCTTCTCAAACCACTCGACAACATTCTTAATATCAGACATATTCCAAAATGGCTGCACCTCTGTTTTACCTTTTTTCTTAGTTGCATAATCTCTTGTCTGTGCCATGATAATTAACCTCACTTTCTACCAAATCTCTAAAAATCTTTAATCCATATACTCCATAAAATCATCTTCAAAACAATTCATGCAATCATCCCAACCACCGATACCAAAATATTTTCCATTCTTAAACGCTACCATAATACCTTCATCTTCAGCACAACTTGATTCACCAAACAAAGCCACATCAGCAGTTTCTTCATCCATATCTTCTTCGACATTGATAAGAATTGAAGTCGGCATGAATACTTCGTCATCAGATAAAACATAATCATCATGAGTATCTTCACCTACAGCATCATTTAAATAATTGATGTATTTAATAATTTTATCTCTACAAAGAGACGAAATATCAACTGACTTAATCCAGTTAAGTAATTCCTCCTCTTCTCTTGTTAAATTAACTACTTCAAATTGATCTGTCTCCAGATTGTATTCTGGTTCATTATCACCTACCAGACAAATTTCAAGCTCTCTTTCTTTTCCAAAGATTGTCATTGCAACTTTTTCATTACTTTTCATAATTAATCACCTTTCTTTTTTAAATTTCTACTTTAATATTCTCTAGTTTTTCAGGATAATATTCTTGTCTCAATTCAACTGCCTTGTCGTACACTTCTTCATATGTATCACACCAACGTATCTCAAGGCAGCGAGAAATTGACTTACAATGTAAACAATACAGGTTTTTAACGTGAAACTTCTCACGCTGATGACCACCTCGCTGAATTCCTGCGCCTAAATAATTTTCTCCTAGATGCTTAATACAAAGGAATCTGCTGCTACGTTTAGGATTGCCGTTTTTATTTTTATACACAGTTTATCACCTCTTTCCATAAAAAGAAGCAGTTATATCACCAACTACTTCTAATGTTTACTATTATTTACATAACCACTATTTATGTACATTTTTATTGACATTATTATAGCTAAGATTTATAAAATTTAAAATTTTTGATAATCATAATCATCTTCGCTTGCGTCATAATATCCATTTATAAATAATTGGTTATATACATCTTGTGCCTTATCTTCATTACCGCCAAAGAAAATTATATACTGTCCTAGAGTTGTAAGAACACAAACAATGCTACTATTTTTTGAATGTCGTGCAGATAAACAATTTTCTATACAGTTTTTAAATTTAACTCTAATGTAAAAAACCTCCTGTCTACTTATGCTTATTAACAAACTCCATTGTATCTGTATAAACTCTTACATTTCCATACTTTTGTTCAGGATGAGTCAGCAGTCCAATGGGTCTACTATGATCATAATCTTCATGTTCCCATGCGGTTCTACATTGTTTACAACCACACACGTATCCTGTAAGTCTTTCACCAGTTTCTATATCTTCTGCGGTTACTAATAAATCTGTTACTTTCATATCATACAATCCTTTCTTAAATAAATTTGTTGATAGTCTTATATAGTTATATTCTCTACTTGTTCGCAGACTATCGAAAGTATTTAAACTCTATCACGACAGCTTTTACAGATAGCCAATCTGTTATTTAGTTTTCAAGGTACAAATCTTGTTTGGAAAATGCGACTTGAATAAGTCCAGAAAATACGATATAATATGTAAGAACTAGGACATAGTTCAAGTTGTTATTGAGTGTAGCGAAACTTTCTCAGGGTGTACGCTGCACTCTTTTATTTTCCATTATTATCAGACCACATCATTCCAAGAACAAATTTATCTTCAATATAACCTTTCATAAATCGCTCAAGTACAACACTTACTGGCAATTTATCTTCTTTACATTTGTCCTTAAATTTTTGTAGTATTTCTGAATCAATGGAAGTGTTAAATTTTGTTCGCAATCAAAGCACCTCCTTTGATTTATACTTATAATACCGCATTATGTTGATATTGTCAACACTTTTTCAACATTTTCTCAAAAACTTTCCATAAAAATAACCGTCAGTATTTAACTAACGGCTCATAATCACTCAAAATCTTCTAATATTAGTCCATTACTAATTGTAATCTTTTCCAATGATATTGTTCGATAAACATAATCTGTGGTTCTTTTTTCGTAGTATTGGTATATCAACTCTTCTGCTTTTTCTTTATTATCAGAAAAGACCAAACCTGTTTTTTCATAGTCTCTATCCATATCATCCGATAAAAGCACACAATATTTATAACAATTCATATTTTAACACCGCCTTTTTATTCAAATTCACCAGCAATGTACATTTTTTTCAAATTATGTCCTTCTCTTAATTCCATTCTAGTAAATTTTGTGATTCTTCTAAACGCTCCACATTTACCACGGATAAAAATATTAGGAACTTTCTTATCATCATTCCATGCATACCGATTTTCAAATGCTAAAATAGAATAGGATTTTCCTTTTTCCAATCATCAATAACAGCCTCAACTTTGTCAACTAATTTTTTGTTTTTAAACATTTTATCACCTCTTTCAATTTTTCTGCTACACGAATTGTCTGTTTCAACTATTTACAGTAATTACTTCTCTTGGATCAACATTATAAATAATTGTATGGAAACCATCATATAAATGAAGTTTATATTTTAATTTATTTGACTTTATTGATTCTCCAATAATTTTTGCTTTTATGTTTCTGTAATAGACAATATCGCCTTTCTGCATTTCGTTACCTCCTAAATGAAATAATTTTTCATTCCTCTAAATATTTTAAATATCTCACAGGAACTTTTTTGGTAAGCCATACATTATTCATAGACAAGAAAAAATTATATCCATCTCTGTACATCTGACCTGCATTTACCTGATATACAACTTCTTTTCCATGCCGTTTACCAACTTGTTCAGCTGTTTTCACATCTTTTGAAAGATGGACATATAATCGACTCTTTGGAATCAATCCAGTTTCTTCAATTGATTTAACATACTTTTCACCAGTTCCATGATATAAAAATTCTGGTGGTCTTTTCTCTTCTAGTTCTACATCCACTGGAATAGAATGCCCCTGATTTGCTCTGATTAAAGTTTTATCTTCATTGAATGAATATCTTTGCTTTGAATCAGTAGAAACAATTTCTTCTAATGCTATCATATCAAACTCAGGATTATTCTTCTTAATTCCTTCTATCAATTCTGACACATTCGCCCAACCATGTTCATCAAGGACTATCCCGATTACTTCTGGTTTATGTCTCAAAATCAAACTAATATATTTACTTACATTATTCAAATTCATTTATTCATACCTCCAATTCCATTAACAAGCTATAACATTCTTCTGAGCCATTGGGCATCCACAACAGGTTAAACATTCTTTTAAGTCATGTAAATGCTGCTCATTTATTCGCTCTTCATTATTTGCTCGTTCATTAGATATACACAATCTACATTTCTGCATATTTTTAACCTCATCTTTTGTATAAAGCTTACCAGAATATTTATATTTCCCTAATCTCATATAAAATATCTCCTTTCCGCTTGAAAAATTATTCATAAAAATTTCTTAGCCCATAAAATACTTCCAGTATTATTACAAGTTAATTCAATTTCATACTTTGTCTTAAACCATAATTCCAACCATTTGAGGAAGTCTCTTGTTACATTGATGATAAAACTATCAACACAATTCATATTGGGAAGCGTAATTTCCATTCCTGCATGTCCACTACCCATGATTTTGTATTCATATCTAAAAGGGACACCCTTAACGGCTAATTCATTATTTAACTCCATTATCATTTCTCTTGTTATTTTCTTCATATTATATCCTCCATTATCATATTATTCTAATAATTCCTCAATTTTTCATACAAAAATTTATAATTCGTAACTACTTCATATTTCTTCCCACAGATATCGCACTGTTTTTCTGTAATGATTTCACAATCTGTATAATCTGCACATATAATTTTTCTATTCAAAATTATATCATCATTTCCATCACTTCTTCCGCAATGAGGACATCGTATATAATTTATTTGTCTCATTCCATTTCTTATAAAAATATTCATATTGACTATCCGATTTCAGCCACTTTAACGTTTCCTATTTGTAAAAAACAATTATAATCAGCAACAGTCATCTCAATGTCATTTCTCAGATCTTCAATTTGTTCTCCATCTGAATATTCATCATCTGATTCTATAATAAAACTCACTTCGTATTTCATAAATTATCTCCTTTCCTGAAGAAATCGTCATTTACACGGGTTTATATTTTTGACGATTAACTTTTTGTCTTTCTTCAATAATAAGATTTAAAACAATTGTTAGTCTCCTCTTTTTATTTGAAGAATCAGCCTCTCCGTATATCTTAGTTAGTTTACCTTCATACTCTTGTTGTAAACTGCATAATTCTTTTTCATATTCTATCAACTCTTTTAGTGTCATATTTGTCATTATATCACCTCGTTTCTTCTGCTCATTAATCAAATCTAATACTTCACATACAAAATTTCTGCCCACATTGAGGACAATATGTATTTGTAGAATATACATTACTACCACAAATACTACACCGATGTACAATTTTTGATTTTCCCAATAAGCCAAATTCTCTTTCGTTAGTTGTTGGGATTCTCTTTTGCTTTATTATACATTCTTCTATAGTATCCATATTAGCCATTAGGTCATCAATGTCGCCAACTGTAATAACTCCATTTTCATTACTATATGCGATTTTAAATTGTTGTATGGAGATTAATGCAGCATTTATTTTTCTTTTATCCATTTACATCACCTCTTCTAATCTTTCAAGTAAATCATTCTTTCTTAATTGAAAATAAACTGAAAATCTTTATCATTTATTTCAACTGTGACAAATTCTTCATTGTTGTCAATAATATCTACAACTGCACTTTCATATTTTGCATATGCTGATGTGCATTCATATTCCTTACCCTTGGTAAAATGTTCATCTGTTTTCCTACAAATTGCTTTGTTATTCATTTATATCACCTCTTCCAATTTACCAATATAAAATTGACTCTAAATCATCAATTACAATTTCCATCAGTCTTTTTACTTCTTCTTCTTTAATTTTTGTAAGAGATAGTTTATAATCTTTAATTTTCTCTTCAATCCGATCACAACACCATGTAGGGTTATTTCGTTTGCGTTCCATTTATATCACCTCACTCAATCTCATTAATCATCTGCTGCACACGTTGTATCTCTTCGTTTGTATGTGGTGTACCACCTGCATTCATATCTACATACCACTGAAGAACTTCTTTCTTACTCTTTAAATTGTTTATATTCACTTTTATAGTATCATTTACTATGGACATTTTATCTGTATATTCTCCGATATATGATCCAAACGCAGGAATCTCTCCATTCATAAACCTTTTAATTGCTGTCAGTCTCTGCAAACCATCAACACATACAAAATCATGATAAACATTTTTATTAATTGATTCTTGCCACCATGGACAATTAAAATAAAGAACTCTACCCGTTTTGCCACCTCTCAGGAAAAATTCAATCCATGCAATTTGTTGTTTTTCTGTCCATACATGCCCTCTCTGAAAATCAGGATTAAGTTCTAATCCATATTCTTTTACATGCTCATCAATAAATTTAAGCAAATATTTAAAATCAAAATCACATTGCCAATGACCATCCTTAGTAAATTTAGGAATATCTTTAAATCTTGTTATTTTCACTTCTATCATCTCCATTTCTATTATATAAATCATATTCTTATTAATTATTTGATTTTAGCCATTTTAACATTTTCTATTGTAATACATTCATATTACCTCGATAAATATATCTTTTACCTTCCGTGTAATAAAATGATTCATCCATTTCTTCAATTCCCAAGTCCTGCGGTGTAATAGAATCGCTCTGTTGACATTTTTTCCACAACTCATCATCCGATAAAGATTTTTTCATTTAAATCATCTCCTCCAATCTACCCTGCAAATCGTTCTTAACTTCTATTATTGTTTGAATTCTTGAAAACAACATATTATTTGTATCAACAGCATCCTCGCCATTTTCAATAATACATTGTTCAACTCTTTCTATTTCTGTATCAAGCTCACCAATATATTCTCTTACTTTCTCTCTCATATTCGGTTGATTCTCATATTGATAAAGCCTTTTTAAATGTTCTTGCATTTTTTGATTAGACTCAAGATCCGCTTCGGGATATACAAACATATACTGATTTTTAATAAATGGCATATCCCAATTTATTTTCTGTACTATTTTTTCCATATTAACCTCCTCTACTCATTTGATAAATGAAGTTTATATTTTCCATTACAATTATGAGTTTCTTCATCACAATGATTACCATGTAAATCAATCCATTTTCCATCATAGCAGCCATATCTGCCGCTACATATTATCTGATACACAGCATCTTTTCCATCTTCCCATGTTTTTCGACCACCTTTATATATTAACATTGGATAAATATACTCTTCGTATTTAGGTAACGATTCAATTTCGTCACATCCATGATAATCAAAAAGCCATACATCTTCTGGTTTATTCGCCTTATAAATGATTGCTGGTTCAAGTCCAATTGTAATTTTCTGACCATTTATATCAATTACTCGTTGCAATCCAAATCTCAAATCATATTTTGCTTTTCCAATATCTTCGTCATCACACCAGTAGTTGTTATATTCCGCTTCACCATTTACTGTATTTACTATTTCCGTTGCCAGCGTATCCATAAGCTTATAATTATTACATAAAATAATTGTGTTTTCTGTAAACTCTATTACATTATAATCCTCTTCTTTTTTGAATTTATCTACTTTAAATTCGATTCCTTCTAGCATTTTGTATCACCTCTTTATAGAATCTTCTTTGCTACCTTTTTTAGCTCTTTTATTGTTGTTGCATTGAATCCTGTTCCATCATCAAGCGTAACAAAATAATGCTGAACACTTCGATTTTTATTATAATCAAAATCAGGTTCAACATCAACTCTTGTAACTCTATCTCTAATTCTTTTAGGCAAATAGTCTTTTATTTCCATTTACTTCACCTCAATTCCAAATATCTCACAAAAATCTTTATCCTTAATTATACCAGCTATCTTAAAATATCTTCTTGCAATCTCATGAAACATATCGTTTCGACAAATTGCTTCCGCTGCTTTAGGATGATTACTTTCTATAAAAGACTTATATTCTATTACTAAATCAGAAAATAACTCTTTTTCATTTTCTCTTTTGCAACTAACTCTAACATAACTATCATAGCATTCTTTTAGTTTATCGTTTGGAATGCCTATAAATAAGTTTCTTCTTAACATAATATTCTCCTTTCTATTCCAAAGGAAAGTCGAAATTAATCCGCTTTTTCTTCATCAAACCCATAACATCCTAACAATAGTTGCCCACAATAATCACATTTATGTTCTTTATTGTATGTTCCTGTATTACAAGTTGGACAATAAAATCCTTCGCCAAACTGAATTTTAATAGGTATATTTTTATCTATACTCCTTTCTTTTAAGTATTCTTCATATTGTGTCATTATACATCACCTCAATTCATTTCTAACCTTCCTTCATCTAATAACTGCCATCTCAATGCATTATAAAACATTAAATCATTCTTTGAATTTCCAATAATTAAATAATTACCAGATATATCATTTATTTCATATATTTTATAATTACTGTCTAGATTTTTATCTGTAATACCTTTAAATAATTTTGCGGCTTCGTAAATGTCTTCTGCTATTACAGTACCTACTCTACTTTCGCTATCTTCTTCTATCTCATTAATTCCAAATTTCTTCATATTTTAGTTCCTCCTATCTTCCAATGAAAGTTAAATTTCTTTGTCTCTGTGTTCTATGAACCATCTATTTGCTATTGTATGAGTCAATTCAATTTGAAGCATTAATGCAGTATTTGCTCCGAAATCTTTTTCATATTCTTTTTTAATTTTCCCCAATTCGTTATCATCTGGAAAACAAAATATTTTTTCTGCTTCAAGAAATTGTCCATATAATATAGATAATTCTTCATCCGATTTTGTTTCAAATATATTCACATGCATAATGATTATTCTCCCTTCTTAACTTGAAACTTAGATTTATTTGGTTTTATCGGTATATTTATTCTTTTATCGTTTTTGTAACAGTAGCAAATTCACCTACAAAGTCAACGGCAATTATATCTTCACTTAAATATTCACCTTCATACGCACCATTTAAGCATTCCTTATACCTTACGGCATCATACCCCATCACTACAATATCTTTTTGAATACCGAAATATTTATTGCGATAAGTCACCTCAACTTTCTGCATCGGTGTAAATTTTATGGATACAGGATAATCTCCTTGGTATACAGATACTATTTTTCTTTTATTCTCCAACAACAACTCTACATTAGATACAGTTATTATCTCCTCTGTATATTCGTTGTTACGAATATTTTCTATTATATTTTCTATTGTTTTATTCATTCTCATTTTTATCATCCTCTCCTTAAATCTAAATTGTGTTTATTTATTGCACCAATTGTAATAAAAAATCCAATTTTTCATCACAGATTCTAAACTTTGGTAAGGACACCATGCATTGCTATTTTTATCATAGATATTAATATATGGCATACTTCCGTTGTTATGAATCTCTGAACGAATATCATACTTAGAACCTTTTATAAAACCTCTTGATGTTCTTCCAATAAACTTTCCAATCATATATTCTCCTTATTATCCCTTTAAATCTAAGCCATATATATTTTCAACTACTCTTAACAAAATACTATGCCAATTCCCTAATAATCCATTCCACAAGCAATACTCTCGAAAAACATCATACTTATTCATCTTCATAATTTCTTCATCACAAGATGTATTATTTTCATCTAAGCCCATACGTTCCCTTATGGCTTTCATTACTGTATCATTATACTTATTCATTGATTATATCCCTCCTTCGGTTTGAAAATTTGATTTCTTGTCTTATTCAGTTGGTTTATCTAATTCATTTCCATATACATCTACATAACCACCATAAGTATTTCCATCTTCATCATACCAAAAATACCATTCTGTATCTGTTATTCTCTTGATACTTACATTAGATGTTTTTGTATTATTTATCCATTTTTCCGCTTCGTTAATAGCAACATCTTCATTTGAATATATCCCAAGCACCCTTGCGTTTGCTTCTGGATGTTCTCCTCTATTATTAATTACTGTATGTACTATTGTATATAACATGTCATCCACTCTCCAATCTATTTAATTCCAGCTTCCTTACACAATTCCAAAAACTCATCCTGGCTAATTTGCATTTCTGGTTTAATAGTTGTCTCATAATAATGAATTGTATCTGCCGCAAGATTATAATTCTTATCAGACTTTGCAAGATCAACCATTGATTCTAATGTAAATTTTACAATACCTATATATGTTTTTTTATCTATTTTGTCCATATTATTCACTCCAATCTTCAAATGAATCTATTCCAGCAATACATTGCAGCTTTACTATCTATACTCTCATAATATTTTACTTAATTCAGGAAGTTTATTTTGCAACAATTCAATTATTTCGTTATTTCTCCTAACATTAGATGCTATTCTTAACGTTTGCCGTTTCTCTTCCCTATAACTACACGATATGCTGTCTAGTCGTTCCATGATTTGTTCGAATGTTGCTGGCTCATCCCCATCATCAAATAAATCTTCAAACATATTTGAATGAAAGAAATCATCATCAACAATACCTGCGTTTGCATACTTTATTCCTAACGCAAATATTTTTATCATGTTTATTCTTATTTTTATATTATCCATATCTATATTCTCCTTTCCAATTTTCCAATGAATCTATTATTTCTTCCTATGTGCTTCATCCCATCCTTCAGGCTTTCTCGTGTCAAATCCATCCCAAATCTTATTTCCAAATACCATACCACTGTGAGATTTACCTAATATTCTATCATATAACTCAGCTTCCTCTTTAGTGATCTCAATTCCTTTGTCATATTCTCCTGGTGTATCATATTCATACTCTTTTGCATCAGATTTAACATAAAACTTAACCCAATGATTTTCCTGAGTAAATATATTATGAAACCATACTACGGCAGCTACCACTTTGCCTGTTTCAAATTCAGTTGTTACTTTTCTTTTAAATCGTGGATTATAAGCTGGATATGCGGGGAATCCATTTTTACGGCAATATTCTTTATCTTCTTCATCATATTTCTTTTTTAGCTGTTCAGACGGACATACATAGTCTCTATGAACCTTATTACTATGCACACCAATATATTGTCTATGATACACTCCATCATTATCTGTATATCCTTTTACTATATACCTTTCTCCGTTGATATACATATTACCTCTGTTATCCATATAATGACAATTTCCGTCTTCATCATATTCTGTTGAATAATTTTTCATAGCCGCATTGTCATAAGCGTTCTTTACAGCCGCTCCACCAAATAATCCTAAAGATAATAATAGTCCTAACATAATCATCAACCACCTTTCTTATTTTATATTACTATCTTCTCCACTTTTCCATCTCGTCTACAGACTTCTTATTTAAGTCATTGTACATATCTTGTCTCTTGTGAGATTCTTGATTTTTACTATATTTGTAAGGAAGCCAAATACATAAATATCCTGCTACTAAAAAACCAATTAAATATGCCATAATAAATTCCTCCAATCTTAAATCTCTTTGTATTCAAGTTTCTTCAAATTTTTCTTTATAAATAATGGTACTATAATTTCTTATAAATCTACCCATTGACCGTAGAAATCGAATCATAAACAATACTGAATATAGTACCATTTTCCACAGACTTCAACCACTCCCCAATCTGGAATAGGTGTTTTTGTTTCCACCATTTTTTTCACCTCGTCCGTGAATTTCTCTTCATCATCCTCATTATCTAAATACGCCCATTCTTTGAGATAGTTTTCAAGGTTTTCCTCTAAATCCTCGAAAACGATTGAACCGTCTTTCAAGTTTTTCTTGGCTTCCTCTTTTGTGCATCCGTCTGCTATAAGGATATCAATATCTTCCGGGATTTCCTCAAATTCATAGTGAACAGCCATTCCTTGAGCTAAAAAGGATAAATATTCTTTTAAATCATATAAATCATCAATTTGTGACCACTTATCCCACTCATCAGGTAACTCTTCTTCGTTTGGTTCAAAGAAATTTTTTAATTCTTCAAACGTATATTTTTTCAATTCAGCCGCTGTATTTCTTTCTGTTAAATCAATTAAATTGTATTTCATAACCTTTTCCTCCTTATAATTCATCGATTTCCTCGCAGGAAACCGCTTCTTTGTAGTTGTCATCGTCATCCAATTCCCTATCTTTTGGGATGTCGAAATACATCTTTATAATTTGACTATTTTTTTCATCTACCATATAGCCATACAAATAATTTCTTCCATCACCTAACAATTCCCAACATTCATCATTAGAAACCAAACGCCCAATATATGTCTTTCCATCATATACAATAGAACGAATCGGGAAATCGTCTATAGAATCAAAGTTGTCGGAAATGGAACTTTTCATTTCCTCAAAATTCCATTCTTTAAAATCATATGATTCTCCTTCCGAGTAGACTTTTAAATCGTCCATAGTCCACCCATCAAAACCAATTTTTGATAATGCTTCTTCTTTCGTCTCAAAGATTTCATTTTCATAACTTCCGTTATCCTCTCTTTCCAAAACAAAGAAGTCATACATGGAATTATCGTAGATTCCAATTTCTTTGTATGGCTCATCTTCTCCCTCACCAAAAAGAAAATACGCAACATCACTTGCCATACTTTCATTATCGGCAATCACGTAGTCACTTTTTTCTTCATCGCCGAGCATATACTCGACTTCATAAATTTTATCCATATTTTTCTACCTACTTTCTTTTATTTGTATTTATACAACCTATATGTGCTTCACTATGAACAGTATCAAGAATTATAAAGTGCAACAATTGTTCAAAATATAGTTACTGTCATTATATCATTTTATACTTTCATTGTCATTATTTATTTTTCATTTTATCACCTCTTTCTTTTTAATAAATGTTATACCAAACAAGTGTCCAATATACAGGACACTTGTTTATTTCCTTGTGTTCCAATATTCAATTGTTTTTTCGATTGGATTCTTTTCTGTTTGTGTAAAATCTTTAAAACCATGCAATCCACATTTAATACATTGGATATGAACAGCTTTATAAGCATCTCTATCAAATTCTTCTATATAAATATCTTGACTTCCGCACATTGGACATGGCTTTGCATTATTTGCCTTTACAAACAATTTTGATTCCACCTCCTCATTAAATTTAATAAAATCTGTTTTATAAAACACTCCATCCATATTCTCGACCAAAAATGTTCCGTCTTGATTAGCCATTATTACCTTTACATCTCTTACATCAATTTCACATTTTGCATCGTCTTTATCTTCATCGTCATCCATGTAAAATAAATCTTTGAATTTTATTTTCATTTGATTTTCTCCTTTCTTAAAATGATTTCATATGAGTCATGGTTCTAATAAAGAATATGCAACTCTTTCTCTTAATTCATTTAAACACTCATTAGGTGTCTTAAATTCTTTTGTTTTCAATCTTACTCCGTTCTTAATGCCACCACTAACAGAATAAAATTTCTGTCCTGTCTCTAATGTGGTGATATTAACAGATACACTCTCATTTTTTACTTCAATAAAATCCGTTCCAAATACTCTTATCATATAGTAATCCTCCTTTCGAAATGTGTTATTCATCGTGTTTACGCATTTAAGCATTTGTTATAAAATTCTGGTAAATAGTCTTTTATATACATCTCACTAAATAATTTCTCCAATAATTTTTTTGAATGCAAGGTCTTTTCCAAATCTCTTAATTTATATTCGTCATTCCAATAAGCAAAATATCATCTATTATCTTCTGTATCAAATACATAAGTAAAATCTTGTCCTAATACATCTGAAAGATATTCTGTTTCCAATGGTTTTTCATCTTCCCATTCTGTAGTTTCATTACAATCTTCCCATCTGTTAATATCCCTGAAAAACGCAACCGTTCCTCTCTGTTCTAATGGCTTATCCAGATGTTCTCTATATGTTTTACTTCCACCTTCTTCAACTATAGAACCAATGCTTGATGTATTGCCTAATGCAATCAATTCTTTTACCTTATTTACATCCTTATAATATTTGTACAGAGTAATACCCAACCCATCAATATAACTATCATGGTGGTTATAAATAAATTTATATTTCCCGTTCTCTTTAATTGCTATATGTCCTCTTGTGCTCATAGTTTGCCTCCTTTTATTCCGTTTCATGTATTAAATACCAGATATACCACATTCTTCTTTCCTATATTCAATACCTGATATTTCTTTTAAATATTGTTCCCATCTTGCTGCCAAATCAATCCATCCTTCTTTTACAATCCGATTCATTATTTGCATTCTGTAAATAATCATCTATTCTATTCTTAATAGATTCTATTCTTTCTTCCATTCGATTTCCTCCAATCTTCTCAGTAAATCATCGTTTCATTACTTTTTCAATCTCTTCAAATTTTCCATTAACCATAAAACAACCGGCTTTCTTCTTCCATAATTCTTCAAGATTATTATCTGTTATAAGCTTATATCTTTCTCTTTCTGTTAGTTCATAAGCAAAACCTTCACAATTTCTCTTTTGAATTAATCCTAATTCTTCAAGTTCTCTATATTCTCTTATGTGTCTTGGTTCATAAAGCATCATACCTGAATATATATAGCCACTATTGCAATATTCTTTAAGAAACTTTTCAAATAACTTCTGTGCTTTTTCTGTCATAATAATTCCTCCAATCTTACCATTCACCTTAATACGATTAAGTCTGCTTTTTCTACATATTTTCTTGCAGCATCGTATCCATTTCTATTAAGTTCACCTTCAATACTAAACCAAAGTGAATCTAAAAAATTGGGAATAGATGCGAAATCTTTATTTGGATATTTTTCTCTATATCGCTTATATGCTATTTTATACAATTCATCTACTAAATCACGTTTCATCATATAGCCTCCAATCTTACCAGTAAATCCTCATTTCATTCAGACACTTCTAAAGCCAACTTTTTCATCTGATCAATAGCAGTTTTCCAATTTCCATTGAATTTGACTGTTTTTAATTCTTTATCTGCTGTATAATCAGCAAGTTCTCCTTCAAACTCATAAGCAACCAAATCAATAAAATCTTCAATGTCATTATCTCTGCACCATTTTGTAGATACTTGAAGTTCAACAAGAATATTTTTTCCGTTTGGCTCTTTACAAACATATCTTGCCATCTCTTCAAATGTATAATCTGTCATCTCAGTTCTGATTCTGTTGACTTCCTCCATAATTTCAGTAATGTTGTCAAAGGTTTTACTTTTTGTATAGATTTCTATTAGCTCGTTCATATTATTCCTCCATTCTAAAAGACTTGAAACTCTTGTTTACTCTTCTTTTTCTTCCACATCATAAGTACAATCAATTCCGTTACTATCAAGTCCTGCACTAACTGCTCTTTCTACATCTTCTACTGATGAATTATCATATACTTCAATAGTTACTGTAATTGTTTTCATATATCATCACTCCATTTCTTGTATATATTTTTCTAAAGTCTCTCTTGCCGCTTTAAAATACTGATCAATATTTATACAATACCAGCTTCCATTACCACCGCCATTTGTATCATATTCCATTATTACTCTTTCACCTATATAAATATCGGAAATAGATTCAAAATCAAAGCAAACTCTTTTAAGATATTCATTTGCAATTTCATAATTTTCTCTTGTTGTTAAATCAAGAATATATAATGTTTCTGTGTCTAATCCAATTCCATCACTTAAAGCCCATGACATAGGCTTACATATCATATCAAATTTTTCTTGAATTTTCATCAATTTATTGTATGTATTATCGTATTCATCTTCTGTAAGATAACTATAACTGCTTAAAAATTCTTCCTTTGTAAGATATGTAAAGTCTCTCATTTTCTCTTCATCGTCAAGAAAATCTGCGTTTTTAAATTCATCACTCATATGTCATTCCTCCAATTCTTTTAAAATCTTTGTAACTTCTTTGTCTTGCTCGCTCATTAAATCAATCCCTTTGATATGTAGATTATTTAACCAATCCTTCAAAGGATTTTCTTCATGATACACAAGATAATATCCAACAACCTCTTCTGTATTTGCAGTTTCATCAAACAATATTGACGCATCATATCCAGGGTCTTTACTCCCATCACTGGATACTTCATCAAAACATTCTTTCCATCTTTCATTATATCTCGCAATATAATACTGTTTTGTTTTCATATAGTCCTCACATAATTCTTTATATGCTTTTTTAGCAGCTTCTTTTAACTTTGCCTCCCAATCGTTGTCCGCAAAATCAATTTCATATTCGTACCATTCCTGGTCATCATCATGTTGCCAATATCCTTCCTTATTTTTAAATACTCCATAAAAAGCACTACAATATATCGTTTCTTCTGTTGCCGTATTATCAATACAGATATTATACTCAACTGCTCGTTCATCATTTCCGTATTGAACTTCACCCCATGAATCATAACATTCATGCTTCTGAATTGCTTTTAGTATTTTGTCTTTCTTTACATTACATTTGTAAATAAATTTGCTCATATATCATCGCTCCTATCTCTCTAAATAATATTTACTTCCTTTCTCCCAATACTTTCCGTTATACGATACATAACCAACCTGATTATTATTCTCATCAAATACAAAACCACCTGACCAGTTCCCTGCACCAAGATCATTCTCTTCTATATATTCTCTAGCAACTAACTGACATTCTTTTATAGTAACGCAAATTTTTTGATTCTCCTGTACAACATTCCCATTTACAATGTTACCATACGGATTTTCCATATGATCTGGATTTCCACATGCTTGTAATAATATTTTATACATATTTATCAGCCATCCTTTCTAATTTCTTATCCATAATCGCTCCAATCTCTAATTTCTCCAATAATCAGTATCAGATTGTAAATCATCTTTTTCATATACTGGGAATCTATGAATCTTGTTACTGTTACAAAATTCAACATATTCGTATTCAAGAATTTCACATTCCATGTTATAATCAGCATGGTCTACTTCCTCAATATCAAATACTTCATGCGTTTCTGTATTTACCTTACAATTTGTTGTAATTTCTCCTTCATCTGTCCAAACAGAAGTAAATTTTCCATTTACTATCATAATAATCACTCCAATCTTACAATAATGCTTCCCACTCTTTATCAGGAAACTTAACACTATATTCAGTGTCCGTTGTATCTCCAATAACAACTTCACAACTCTGAATCATTCGTTCAATATCACAAACTGTTGTATTGTCAGGTACTTCTACTACTTTATAATTTGTCTCTTTAACTATTATTTTCATCTTCATCACTCCAATCCATCGGCTTCTACAATATTTCCATCCTCATCAAATAAGATGTTATACTTATCGCAGTAATATTCTACTTCATCTTCAGGGCAGTCTGTTTCGTCTAAATCTTCTTCTCCATGTTCCATAGCGAAACATCGTACTTGCCATCTTGCCTCATCTTTTGCCTTCAATGTATCTTCACCACATGCTGCACCATCAGCTCTCTTATATAAATCATCCCATGTATATTTTTGCATATCAATCACTCTCCATTTCTGATTCTAATAATTCATATACTTCATATCTATTGTTATACACATACCATTCAAAAGCTTTATAATCTTCTTCTTTATCAGGAAATTCTTCAATAAATCTTTCCCACATTGTATCTGATACAATATGCTCATTGAATAATTTTCCCTTGTATTCAAGTTCTGCATCAGCCCATTCTCCGTGTGAAATATATCCAATATCTTCAATTCCACAATAGTTTGGATATTCTTTCATTGGAAAACTTGCTACACCATTTTTTATTACAAAATCTCTTTCTATTGTGCTTGTCATAATTTCACGCTCCTTTATAGTTCTCCAAGAATCCAATTCTCTGCAAAATTAAGTACAGTTTCCGGAATATTTTTAATTTCCTCTTCATCATAATTAAAAGTTTTCCCTACAACTTTTGCTGTAACCACATTATCCTCTTGATAAGTAATTTTGTATTCTTTTACATTTCCAATTTCTCTTACAAGTTCTACTTTTAATACATTCATATCTTATACCTCACTTTCTTTTCAAGAAACAGTTCTTTCTTTTGGTTTTACTTACACACATTTAATTATCTTTTCAGGTAAATATCTTCTTTTGCAAATATCATTTGGAAACCAACCAATATTCCACACTTTAGCTTCTCCAATCTTCATTTTATCTAATTCTTTTTCAATATCTATTCCTTCCATTTTAAATGCTTCGCCAAGAGTGTGATTTCCATACCCTATAAATTGGGCATCGCATCTATATCCTTCTTCTACTCTTTCAATCAATGCACAAATCATTTTAATTCACTCCTTCCAAAGCAAAGTGGCTTATGCCACCTCACCTCTAATTCTTTTTGTAAATTCTGTACTATATTCATCATTTTCAATATTTACAGGCAATACTAAAATCTTATATTCATCTCCATTGATAAGTAATGGTGCTTTGCTACCTGTGCCAAAGCATAAAGGCTTATCAGAATCAACAATGTTAAATGCATCGGTAAGAAACTGTGGATTAAAACCAATATAGAAATTGTCCTTCATGTTATTTTCGCTTATCTCAAATTCATCAAATGCCTCATATTTACCTACTGCAATGTATGAATATAAATTTCCATTCTCACTATGTAATACAACTGGTTTCTTATCTGCACCAGATGTTTTTCTTAATTCTGCATCATACTTCATTGCTTCAAGAATCTGTTCTCTATCAGGCACAAATCTGTAATCATCAGACATATCAAGCATTGAATCCACCTTGAAAAACTCTCCATTAATTCTGCGGATAATATATGTAAAATCATTTCCTTCAAGCCTGATATGTTTTTCATCCTGATAGATTTCAATTTCTTTTTCAGACTTCTTATCCATCAGCTTTTTAAATACGGGAACGCACTTATTATGAATTTTTACCGTATCAAATGGATTTTCCGTTGTTTCATGAATGGTCTGATTTTCAAGTGTTCTCATTCCAATTCTGTAACCATCGAGAGCCTCAATTCTCTTTAATTTTGTATTAAAATTGAATGCCTGCATCATCTTCATATTATCATTGCTACTTGTATATGTATTAAGATTGACAAGTGTTTCAAGTAACCAGTTCTCTTTTACAGACATTATTTTCTTTTCACTTTCATCCATTGATGGAAGAAATATGTCTGTGTTCTGATAACGTGGGATTGTAACAATTTTCTTTCCACACTTGATATTGATTTTACCTACTTCCATATCTTCAGTGGTTACATCCTCCAATGTAATTTCACCACTCATTTTTGAAATGATTTTAATATCATCCACATCAATTCCAAAAACTCCTGGCTGAGTATCATAAGCATTATCTGTTCTGACTTCTGCCCAATGCTCCATATCAGTTCCCAAAACTTTGAGAATTCCATTTTTATCTATCTGGAAATATAATCTTGTCAGTGTTGAGAGTGTTGCCTTTTTATTAATTGCAGCCATTCCCTTCTCCATCATTACCTTTAAATCCTTTGCGTTCATTGTAAATTTCATCATAATTATCTACCAACCTTTCTTTTTATTCTTTCCAATAAATAAGACAGACACATTTGTTTGCGTCTGCCTTATTATTCTCTGTATTACTCTGTTTTCTCTTCCTTTGGTGTAATTAAGCTCATAAGATTATCTCTAATGTAACCACAGAAAGCATCAATACTTCCATTTCCAATAGTCCAACAACTATCCTCGTCATAATTCCAATGGATAATTACCTCATGTCCTGGTGTAATATTTGGCAAATCAACATCTGACTTGTTCACGTATGAACTCTTTGAAAGAGCTTTAAGATATACATATCTTCTAATATTCTCAATATCTCTTTCTGTTTCTGCATTAAAAATCTCTACCAGATATTCGTCAGAACATTCATCATAAATGTCATATTCAGAAGCTCCATTTTTCTTATTATCAAGTCTCTTTAACTCTTTACTAATTGCAAACAGTGCTGATTCCTCATATTTCTTGCACTCCTCTTCGCTTCTAAATACAGTTCCGTCCTCTGCGATATACTCTATTCTTACAAGCTTCTCAATTGTTTCTGTTTTTTTAATTTCGTTTACTCTCATAATATTCACCTTTACCTTTCTTAGTCTTTAATTTCTACAATTCCATTGCCTTCAAATATTGTTTTTACCTTTTCAAATTGCATATCTCTATCTTCTGTAGTTTCAACTGCATCTACAATAGATTCAACTAGCAACTCCATACTTTCACTTGTTAATCTAAATTCCATTTTTAATCACTCCTTATCTTTTTTAAATAATCCCTCCTCTAAACTCTTTAATCGTTTTGATATGCTTGAACCTTTAAGCAATATGCAATCTCCGACATATAATATCGCTACTACAACAAGACCAATATCTGGAACTTTTATTCCCTTGTCTGTCATAGACATCAATATCATAAACAATAATAACGACATCATTTCACCTCGCAATCAGAGCATTTTACAATTTCAATTCCCTTACCACTCAGGCTCTTTATCAGCTAAACCTAAATAGAACGCATCCTTTTCTCCGTTCCAAAAATGTTCTCGTAAATCAGCAAGTGTTTTAGTTCCATTTTTTAATGCTTCATAGTCTGTAAGCACCATATCATCTGTGTATTTTTTATATTCATTTCTTGCAATGCCAAGTCTGAATGTTTCACCTTTCCTTATCCAACCCGAACTACTCGTATTTTTCGCTATCGGATAAGCACCAATCGTATATCCATGTAAATCTGGATATTTTTCTGAATTTTCACTATGCCAATCTTCAAGTTGTATTTTCGTTCCGTCTGGTAGAATTGCTTTGTCAATTATTTTCATAATTTTCACTTCCTTCCAATCCAAGCACATAACGATCTTTATACCCATTCCAAAAATATGATTTCAAATCTGCAAGGGTTTTAGTACCGTTTTTAATTTCCTCATAATCTGCCTTTAACATATCTGATGTGTAATTTTTATAACAACAGATACATGAATGAAATTCTTTTCCTTTTTGTGCGTACCATCCCCTGTTTGGTGGAAATGTTTTCTTTGCGATTGTACGGAAAACAATTTCCATTCCGTTATAATCTGGCAGTTTATGTTTACCACTTAAATCTCTAAGCTCAATTTCTATTCCGTCTGGTGTAACGGCTTTATCTATGACTTGCATAATTTTCCACCTCCCCACTTTCTAATCTCAATACCAAATCAAGCACTTTATCTCTGTACTTAATCATCTGTACTGCCTTTTTAAGAGTTTCTTTTTCTCCAAACTCGTCAGGAATAATATCAATTCCATACTCTACAAGTTGCTTTTCTGCCTCATGCAATAAATCTTTTGCATTTGCTTCTGGAATATACTCTTTACCTCTTGAATCTGCAATACCAGCTTTTACATATTCTGGATAGCATAAATCAATGAACCGTGGGAACTCATTATCTAAATCCATCATATATGTCAAATCAGGATCAAAGATACGTTTAGGTTTGCCGTCTCCACCTCTTTTTTTTATCATTTCCGCAATATCCTCTGTCTCATAAAACTCATTCTCTGCAAGAACTTTTCTCTGAATCTCTTCTGCATTTGCCTTAATGGCTTCATATAATGCCTTTGCATTGAAGTAATTGCTTTTTAACTTTCCAAGTAACTCTTTGTCATACTGAATCTGTGGTAGCATAATCATTTCCTCCTCGCCTTCAACATTTTTTCTCTATAGTCATGTATTTGTTCTAACGTCAACCACTCAGGCTTTTCATCATCAGCAAATGAATTCCATAATTTTTCCATTTCATCACAATGTTCCTCTACTGATTTGAAATACAAATGACCTTCATATCCGTTTCCGTTACCCAAGAAATACTCGCAATCTGTTCTATATCTATCAAGCATCATATAATCAAATTCTCTTGAATGTCTTACAAATGGCTCGTCACATTCAATTTCTTCTGTAACTCTTGTATTTGGTTCGCCACATATTTCTCCCCATTCCTCTTTGTAAGCACCTGTATAAAGATCAAGTCCGTTACGACCATCATTTTCATCAAAATATAACTTTCCATTTTCGTCCTCATAACAAGGAACTTCCATGTATCCACCGAATCCTACAAATTTTACTTTCATACTAATCAACCTGCCTTTCTAATCTCTCCAACTTCTTGTTACTGTATCATATAAAGCTCCGTTTGCATCCTGGTATTCATCGTCTTCCGAATATGTGAATACATAACATTTATGACCATTAATATTTTTTGTTTTTCTTTCACCATATAAGATTGCATATCTTTCTCTGAAACTTGCACTATCACACATTTCTCTCATTTCTTCATCTCGCTTTGGATTTCCGCAAGCTGCTTGCACACATCCATATAACCATCCATTCAGATAATCAATGTTATAACAATACTGTCTCCATGAATCTGAATCATCAGTGAATACATAGAAACTTTCTCCATCGTCTCCACGCTTAATCCGTGGCTTGCCAAAGTTTGCAATAAATGCCATCAGGTTGTCTTTAATAATTTCCATTTCGTTTTTTGTGAAATCATACATAATCATTCCTCACTTTCTTGTAATAAAATAGGCAGCTAGTAATATATTCTCCTAACTGCCTTTATATTTATTATTACTTACCAATTTCTTTTTGTCTAATGTGTTCACACGTTTCATCGGACACACCATGCTGTTTTAACCTTTTCAACAAACGTTCGTGAAAAGATAATTCTTTCCACCGTGGTTTACCTTTTGCCATTATTATCACCTACCTTTTCTATTTCATAAGTACAAGCAATTCCCTTTTCATTTAATCCAATTTCAATCGCATTTTCTACCTCTTGCACTGTTGAATTATCATAAATTTCTATTGTTACTTTAATAGTATCCATAAATATTTGCTCCCTTTTGCATTAAGTCCATTTGTTATTTAACTCTTCAAAAAGTTTGTCCAACATTTTATTTTCATAATCACTATCTGAATCACGCTGCACGAATATGTCTTTTATTTCACCTGCCATATCTCTTCTGCCTTTTAAATAAGCTTTATGGACTTCCTTATTTATTGTTGCATTTAAATCCAACACTTATTTACCTCCTTTACTTATCTTATAATACAATTTTAATAACCCCATTTTTAATCAGGGAAATAAAATCATTTGTATAATAATCGGCGCTACTTGCAACACTTTCATCTGTTTTAACTGGAACAAGAACAATTTTGTAGTTATTTTTAACTTCTCTAAGTGGTCTCTCTTCTACCTTACACAACGTGTCTTTAAAATCGTTTCCATTCAATAAAAAACCAAAACCACATATTGTATTCAGTGGAACAATAAATCTTACATTTTCAATTCCGTCAGTCATAATTGCCTGACACAAATCGTCTGAAGTAACAAACTCTTCATTTCCGATTTTCTCTTTTAACTCTCTCATAGAAATTTTAACCCAATCATTAAGATAAATTTTGTTACGATTCCATGTAAAGAATTTTCCGTTTTCATCTTCTCTAATTGTACGTTCATATGATTTCCGTGTTTTTGCATCTTCAACTGACACCGTACTATGAAATTCGTTGTTCCATACAAACACTTTAATTACTTCATTCCCACATTTATATTTATAAAACATATCTTCATCTCCTATCTAAATCTTGGCTTCAATGCCATCTATAAATTTCTTTATTTCCATTTACAGTATCAGCAACCAATATAAAATCACCTGTAGCATAATGTTTTCCTGTATACATTGTACGGATAGTATCATTTATATATTTCCTAAATGAAAATGACTTTGCAATTACTTTTTTATCAAGATCTCTTACAACTACATATGAAAACAAACCTCTCTTTTCTACATGTGCAATACTGTATTCTCCAAATACTCTAATGTTTGATTTTTTCATATTTTTTCCTCCAATCTACGTTAAATTTTTAATAATTATCGCCATCCTCAATTAGCTCACCGCAGTCAGGACAACATGGACAACGTTCTTCTTCATCAAATGATAAATCAGCCATTCCCATTTGCCTTGACCATCTATATCCGCAAGATGGACATTCATAAGTATCTTCATCAATTTTTATTTTATTTGCCATAGTTTGCTCCCTTCTATGTAAATCTTAGTTTCATTTTCGTCCTATTAAATGTAATGCTTTATCACAATCTTTTTCATTGAATACCACAATATCCGTATTATCTCCTGACATATCATCTGGACACCATTCAATGTCACTTGATTCCATAATGTCAATTTCTCTTTTTGTAAGATTTTCAATAATATATTCGCTCATCGTTTTCTCTCCTTTACGCATTATTTTCACTATCAAATAAAATTAATGGATACTCGCCAAAAATTTCTTCATGCTTTTTCATATAGTACTCAGCTTCTTTTGGTGTTTTAAATCCATGAATTTCTTTATGATTGCCATCTTTATCATAATAATCTAATCTATACATATTACCTGCCTTTCTAATAAAATGCGATTTCATATACACCAATATTCTTCTCCATCCACTGCTCGCTTCACTTCATCAATGGATAAATCGTATAAATCTGCAACAAAATCTATTGCACTATCAATACATTGTAATGATGCAAACTTCCGTCTATCCCTTAAACAACTGATTGCCTGCTGTAGATTTCTTTCTTTGTGTAATAATTCCTGCTGTTTTACTTCAGCATATTTTTCATAATTGCTTTTACTCATTTCTCTTACCTCCAATTTCAAAACACACATTAATTATTTTTTTATTTCATAAATCCAATTTTCAAAATCCTCATAATCCATAAGTCTTCCATCTACTTCAACATAGTTTTCTTGTTTCGATTCTCTAACTACAGAAAATCCATCAAAGTTTCCATACACTCTTACAGTTAAGTTATCTACTTTTTCAAATTTCACATTCCATGAAATTAATCTTCCTAATATATAAGTCATATTTATCATCCTTTCTATTATTTCCAGTCCTTAGTAAATGCGAATTTAGTCTGCTATAAATGTTCAACCAAATCTCTTGCAAGTTCCATATCATTTTTACCTTGTGCGATTCCGACACATGCAGCTTTAAACATATTTAAACTTGCCTGTTCACTTTCTCTACATCTGTCTATAATAGATTGATGATACTCTTCTTCAACTTCCCTCAATCTGGTATTCTCCTGCCTTAAATATCTATTTTCCCTCACAATATCAGCAAGTCCCAACACCAATTTTTCTATATCATATCTTTCCATATTTGCATTCCTTTCTTCTAATAAAACACGCTTTAATTGTTTTTGAAACAATCCTGATAAATAATGCCCAAATCATTTTTCTCAATTTCTACTACATTTTCCACATATGCGAAATTCTCACCATGCAATCGGCTATTAAAATATTTATCAGCCTTAGTTTTAGCATCCTCCTTATTATCTGCATGCAAAACACAAACTCTGTGATACCAATCATATCCTGTGTCGATCTTTAAATTTACTTTATAAAGTTTCATATCTTTTACTCACCTTTCTTCTAATGAAACTCATTTCAGAAACCGAATTTTTCAATCTGCTCTGCCTTTGCATAGTTATAAATATCTGATACATCATCAATCGAAAATTTATTTAATTCACACTGTTTCTTCTGTTTCTCAAATATTCCCCACACAGAAGCAAATCTTTGCGGTTGTATATATTTCATATATCTTCGCATCAATTTACAAGTATCTTCAAAATCTGCCTTGTAATCTCTCATTTTCTCTTACCTCCAATCTAAGAAAACACGCATTATTTGCTAAATTCTGCCAATGCGCACCCTGTACAAAGCATTCTGTCTGCCTTATCATTCATTTGCCTACAAGCTCTACCATAGCAACCACATATACAAGGTATTTTGCATTCGTTTTCATCGCTTCCTACTTGATTTTTAATGCAATTTTCTTCAAATGCTTTCTGTTTTTCGCTTGTTATAATCGGGAACATATAATCATCTCCTTATGAAATATCCATTTTACTTAAACACATCATTCATGAACATAAGGTCTAAATGATGAGCTAATACATTAAATTCTTCTGACTTTTGTAATTTTTCAAATAATTCTGCAACATATTCGGTTTCATGCTTGACTTCTTCTTCGAAGTCTGAAAAATCTCTGTTAAATTCCATTAACTTTTCAGCCATTTCCCTTGGTGTATATTCATATTTTTCTCCGTAGACTTTTTCTTCTGTCATACTTCTAAGATAATTCAAAGCACTTTGCAAACAGTCTACCTTTCGTTTTGCATCATTCCAATATTCAAAGTATGTTCCACTTGCCCACTGCTGATCTTCTGGCTGTGTTGGGTCGTAACCACTAACCACCACATACTGTGTATCAGTTTCGCTTTGCAGTAATGCACAATCATCTATCCGTAAAAGTTTAATCCACTTCATTTTTCTTTCCTCCAATTCTTACAATTCTAAGTCAAATTCCTTTGACAATCTCCGTGCAACTGCTCCATTAATTTCTTTATCATGAATTGGAATTGATATAGTATTTACAACAATCTTCTTCCAAACTTCATGTCCACCTTTGCATCTTTCTTTTGTATATCCTGCATTTATCAAAGCTTTTCTGAATTTTAGAACAGGTACTCCTGGTAATTTAGCCATAGTATCACCTCCTTCCTTTTTTATTATTCTCCCTTCTATTACATTACTTCAGTTGTTTCATTACTCTTTGCTTTTATCCATTTACCTTTATATGCTCTACTAAACGGACTTTCCATATCATAGCGAACAATTTCAGCAAGATAATCAAAAATCTGCGCCTGTGTCTTATACATAATGTTTTCTACAAAGAATTCCGTTCCTGTGCAGTTGTTAAGCAATGCACTTTCCATCTCTTCTTCTCTACCTTCTGTATAAGCGTATAATGATTTCAACGCACGAATTATTTTCGCTGTATATGCCTTTCCGTTATAGGAATCTGCATATCCGTTCCAACCAAGTTTACCAAGCAATCTAAGCATAGAATCAAAAAGATTTGGATTTGTCCTTGATAATTTCACGCCATCTGAAATAGATGTAAGCGTTCCTACCGTATTTTCTGTTTCTTCGTCTCCCTTGACCGCTACATTATTGTTATGGCAGATTTCCTGTAATTTTACATAATCTTCTTTTTTACCTGCAATGGCTGCATGGTAAATATTCATCGGTTGCATTTTCGCTCTATCCTGCGACTGATTGATAAATAAATCAATGGCTTCTTCAAGCGAGCATTCCATAATTTCAACCACAACCGAATCCATTTTTACCTTAAATGCTCCATAGATTCTGTGCTGACCGTCAATTACATATAATTTGCCTTTAAGGAATAACACTTTCGGAACATCCCATTTATATTTGTTGTATGTATTTCCGATTGCATAGGCTCTTGCTAATTTCAATCTTCTCTGCCATTCAGGAATATGGATATACATTGGGTCTAAAACAAGCTGGAGTTTGTCTCCAACCATGCTATTCCGTTTTGCATCTTTAATCATTCGTGAAATATAACCTGTTTCCATTTTGCCTGTAAAGCCATCTGCTTTGCGTGCTTCCTGCATTTCCTTTTCTGCTTCCTTTGCTGTTAAATAAACTCTTTTACACATAATTGTGTACCTCCTTATGATATTTTTTGTAATAAAATAGCGACTACATTATTTTGCAGTCGCTTTATTTGCGTTAAGTTTTGCTCTTGTTTGCCTTCCCTTACACGGTTCTGTCCGTGTATAATAACCGCACATATTGAAATATACACAGTTTCGGCATGGGTATTTTATATTATTTACATTCATAATCCTAACTCCTTTCTAATTTGTGTTGCAAAATGATTAGCTTCTTCTGAACCATCTTCATCCAACAACTTAAGTAATTCCTGAATGGTTGAAGAAATATGATAACCACCTATTGCTTTAGAGTAGCGAAATTCACACAAATAATCATAAGCATTACAAGCAATTTCCCTTGGAGTAAAACAACCTTTCCAATTTGCATTTCCATATTCTGCTATGTCATAGAAATCTTCGTATGTCATTATATCTCACCTACCTCTTTCAAATAATTTTCGTATTGACTTTTGTTTTTAAACTGCCAGTATTTGCCTACACTTGGGATAAATCCCATGTAAACTGAATTTGTGTAATAACCTTTCATTTTCCGTTTACTCCTTCCGTCAATAATACAAATGCATTCCAATCATTATATTGCGGATTTGGTTCAAGATTCTTTGCGTTCACTTCAATAAATGAAACAAACAACCATAATATAATAATTGCACTAATTGCTATACATATCTTTTCTCTCTTTTTCATAAGTCTTCCTCCTCATCTTCATCAATTGGAATACCCATACGCATCAACGCTTCCTTACCAGATATTCTTTTCTCAATTGCCAGCAATAATGCATACCAATTTTCTTTTGCTACCTGTGATTCAATTATCTGTCCCATATTAATATTCTCCTTTACGTTTTATTTTTTCTTACAAAAAGAGTCCATAGTCGTAGTATGAAATGCCTTGCACGAACATTTCTATCCAACCATGGACTCTGACTTTAATTTTCCTTTTCAAAATAGTAACCTGTTCCATCATTAAAATATATCTGCAATCCTGTTTCCGTTGTTTTGAAATCGGTTGCTTTTGACATATCAATTGTATGTTCAGTTTTTGGTTTTTCTTTATTTGCCTCTTTATTCGATGTATTTCTACCTATTAAAAAAGCACTTACAATAAGTGTCATTGTGATAATTGTGTATGTTATTTTCCGTTTCATGTTTTGCAAAATCCTTTCTTGATTTATTATGGTTTCCCTTGTATAATTAAACACAAAGGAGGTGTTTATATGAACAAAATTAAAACAAGCGAACTTATAACTAAATTCGCTTTGGCTTCTGAAGAAGCGTGTAAATGTGAAGATGAGAATTTCTTTCGTGTGACGGAACTTGAAAAACTACACAATCCAATTACACCAAAAGATTTGGTAAAAGTTATTCGTGCCACAACTGACTTTTCTCGTTTCTCTTCAATTCGTGCAATTTGTAAAGTGCTTCAGGATTTAGATGTTATTGAAAATGATGTGGACGTTTTCAATAATGATGATTTCCGTAACACTTTAGCAAAAGCATTAAATGTTAAGTAAGAGATAGACTGCCTTAATCGGCAGTCTTTTCTTCTCTTGTAATTCCGGCATAATCAAGCGTTCGCTTAATATCGGCATGTGAAAAATGATCAAGAACTTCTTCAAGTTCCTTTTCCGTTTCTGCCTGTGCAACGTATGATCCGTTGATATACGCCATTGTGCTTCCCTCTGTGTGGGAAATACCAAAAATTTCACCATTCTTATTTGTGTACTGATACATAATAATTCCTCCTTATTGTTTGTTTTTTTGGTATAAAAATAGCACCTACTTTTCAGCAGATGCTAGTGTGTGATGAATTCCATTTTCGTCTACACCTATGAGATATTTAAAATCTCTTTCAAGTGCATTAAATAAAGACTTTGCTTTTTCAAGAGATTTAAAAAGGATTTCTCTTGAATAGTTTCCACTTCTTGTTTTGTACCATACAATATATTTTTCCATATTATTTTCCTCCATAAAAATAGCACCCTTTGCGGTTCGCTTTGGATGCTTTGGGTGCGTTGGTTATATTTGAGATATATTTATTTATACTCTATATACTCGTCATCAGTTTCCGTGAAGTTGTTGATAATTTCAAGCAATTCACTTTCCGTTATCTGCTCGAAATCTCCGCAACTATATTTATCTTCCTCATAGTCGTAGTGGTCATCGAATGAACCACATACAGGACAATATGAGAAATCAGCAGTTGTGCCGTAACTAACTTGCCACTTTCCGTTTGGAAGACGGTTGTAATTAGTCCAAAAACCATAATTACCGCCTGTATGACAAGTATTACTCTGATAATCAGAGTAATCATTAAATATTACTTTTTTTACTCCATTTAAATTATTTTTCTTATTTTTCATGAAACTATCCTCCTTACATTTGTTTCAATTTCGCTTGAAGTTCAGCTATTTTACGTTTGCTTTAATCTTGTTTTACTTCAATAGACAAACCGCCTTTGTCTACTACAATTCTACATTTCCCCTCTGAAAAGAATTTCATAAGTGCTTCCATTACAATATTGGCTTTCATGCCATAATCGTCACAATTTGCTTGAAATTCTTTTAAAATATCTTCATCATAGGTAGTTCCCCATTGTTTTTTTGCCATAATATGCCTCCGTGTTTTTTATTTTATAATAACATTATGATTTCTTGTTGTCAACTATTTACGGACTTGTGACCGTTATTTCATACACTGAAATAGTGCATTAAAGCGGAGCATAACAACTCCGCTTCACTCTGCAAGTTATTTAATATACATATCACAAAATACAGCCATAAAAAGTTTGTTAAACTGTGCTTTGCTAATAGTTGTTACAAGTATATTATCATTGACAATCTTCTTACTCTGAGCATATCTTGCTCCAAACATATCAGACATATTTTCTGCCAGTTTGCTAATCTGAGCCTGAGAACATCCTTCAATGCCTAAGTTTTCAAGGAATGTTTTAATTGCCGCGAGGAAGTCACCACGCTTGTGTTCATTGATTTTTTTAGTATATGCATCATGCATACCTTCTGGAATAAAAACATATGTATCTTTCATAGCTTTTGTGAGTGGTTCAACAATAGCTTTGTGTGTTGTCTCAGCCTTACGAATAGCATTATCCACTTCAATCCGTGGAAATTTTGCAATAACTTCATCAACATTCATGCCATTATCAATATCATTCTGACGGTTTGCAAGGATAGATTCCAACTGTGCTTTGAGTGGTTTAATCTCAGCTTTGAACCGTAAATCTTCTACAGCAATCGCATGTGCGGATTCTTTAAAAGTGTTTAACTGTGTAGTTGCTTCTTTGCTCATTTTTGAAAAATTAATCTGATTTTTACTCATAATTATTCTCCTTCTCTCATTTAACGCATGAGTGCAAATATTATTTTTGTGTGAAATCCTCTGCTTTGAACCGACTTGGAACGGACAGACTTGTTGTGTAGTCTGGTAGCATTATTTCAGATCTCCTAACCTTCCTAGTGCCTCGTGTACACCGTTTTCTTGCTATCTCATAGTGGTATCACGCAGACTTTACCGAGACTTCTTGCGTGTATTTGCTAGGTTATCAGCCTAGTAATTCTACCGTAGCAATATAGATACAATCCTATATTAAATTATCAATGTGCTATCTGTAGATACATAGTGTGTAATACACCACTTCCGAGTAAACGGTGTTATACAGATTAAAATAGTTATGGAAAGTTTTCACGATTCGTGATAGAATAGACTTGTTGAGGGTGTAAGCTATCACTTATCGTGTCGGCTTTCGCCGTGTGGTGTCAATGTTACCCATTGAAGCTTTTAGAATGTTACTTGTCTAAATCTTGAAAAATCGACCGTAAAAGTACGGTAACAAAAGCAACTTCTAATAATACTTTTATAAGTAGCATTGAATACACCACCTTCTCAATATGTAATTGTTAGGTTTTAACGACTTTTCCTTGTCGGTAACTATATTATAACTTGTTGCTACCTTGTTGTCAAGTATTTTTTATAAAGTTTTCAGAGTGTCCGAACGCTGTTGTTCTCATTTGAAACTTGTTATTTACTTGACTATGTATAGATTATAACAAGTTATTTACTTATTGTCAACAACTTTTTTCATTTTCTTAAAAAGATTTTTTGAACGAAAACTTGTTGTTGTTTTGTTTGTGGCTTTATAATAACATAGTGGTACGTAGTTGTCAACAAGTTTTTATCAAAAATACGATAAAATAATTTGAACCTATTATATATGTTTTTTCTACTAGTATTTTTCAACTGCTCAAAAAATTACTTTTTCAATCCACGGAAAAATGGAAAAATACCGTGTCAGAACGTATGTTCGGGGCTGGTAAAAACTGAAAATGATCCGATGGCTTCCGAATATGCATATAGCTAGTTATTCTACACACCAACTTAAAAATCAAACCTATAAAAATGCCAGAATCCCTTATAAATAAGCCAAAAACTCAATTTGCACCCTCTTAAATCACTTATCGTGCACCATATCGTCAAACCCTTTAATTTTAAGCCGTATTTTCATTTTTAATCATTATTTTTGATTATTTACATTCACAAAATTTAACACAAAAATCAAATATTCTTCTTGTAATAAAATAAAAATAACGATACCAATTTTTCTATCATTTTTTAACTTCAATTATATACAATCGCATATATAATCACCCAAAAGAGTGATTGCCAACAATAACAACATCTACAACCCAAATCCCCATATACAAAATATCAACATAAACATCAAATACAGGGGGTACTATAAAACTATACAGTAAATCATTTATATAAAAGAGAATAATATCTATGTAAAGTAAAAAAATTATTTTTATCCAAGGAGGACTTTTAAATGAATACCTATTTAGTGCCAACAACGGCAGCATATTGTTATGAACCATATGACCACATATATCTTGTATATGCTAATACTTCACAAGAAGCATACCAAAAAACACGTAAAAAATTACAAGGAGAATATATACCACAACAGTTATCAAAATATGAATCGTATCCTTTTAAACTGTATAAACCAAATGATACTGCTACTTTCCCATTTCATTTCTCTAAAAAATATGATATACTTATAGAAGCATTCAAAAATACAAAAGGAGTTGAATATATGTCATATTTTCAAGTAAATTGGAATAACTACACAGAGCAGCTATCTAAAATAGCAATTAAAGAAGAATGGTCTAATACAACATATCCGAATAAAGGGATTTTAGCAAATTATATAGTAAAAACATATAATAAACTAACATCTGAAAAGAAAATTACAATCGGTGAGAATTATGCGTTATTTAATACTGGATTATTTGACAAATATTATGAGCAACTATATGCATATCAGTCAGGTTCAAAAATCTCATTTTTAACAGGTTATGAACTTGGAGAAATTGGAATAAAAGAAAGACCAGAAAGAGCAAATTATTTTGAGCATCCAGAATTATTACTTCTTGATTGGCATTATCCAATAGACATTCATTATAAGCATATACTTGATGATAAAAGAAACCAAGAACGTTTACCAAAAGAATTTCTTAAGAGTTCAAATAAAATAAATACTATTAATGGTGCGTTAGATTCAATGAAAAAGAAAGTATCTGCAAATTATAAATTGGCAATCCCACAATATTATGATGGGAAAATTCAATTATTACTACCATTATGTTTAATGTCTGATGATAAACCAGATATTGCCATTGCTGTTACAAAGAAAGAAAATTCTTATCAAGGTCATACATGTCTAACTCTTGATATGGCATATAATAATGCTCGTTTAATTGCAAAACCAGAATCTAACTGGTTAATAGCAGAAAATATAGTTTCTACTGAAATAAACGATGTAAAAGAAAATTAATAACCATATTGATAGTTTGATATTAAGACAGATTGATGATTCAGTCTGTTTTTTTATATGCTTTCTAAATTTAAGCAGAGAATATATTATTAGCATAAAAAAGAAATGAGGTACAAAAATGAAAATCATTAGATATTCACCAACAGCTTTTACACCACAAAAACAGACACATCATATACAGCAATTTGAATATTGGATGTCACTTGATCAAAAAGACTATCCTAAACATCTACAGTATTCAATACAAAAATTAAAAAAAGAAAAGATACTCTTTTATAACCAACACAGAGCAGATTTACAAGAGGGATTATGGTTTTTTATAGACGGACATAAAAATAATCAATCACTTAATCATCTAAAACATAAAGTTCCATGTTATGAAGCAGACATACCAGATGACATAATGGTATATGACTGTAATCTTGAAAAAATCATTCTAATAACAGATCAATTGGTTCAATGGGCAGGATGTTATATACCTAAAAGATTATGTAATCAAATAACAAATATACGAAGAAGGATAAACAAAAAAGAGAGTATATAATTAGTAATAACTAAAAAAGAAATAGAAGAAATATATGAACACACAAACAGTATTACAGGTAACAGATTTTAATTAGAAAGATACAACTTAGCAGAGAATAATATAAATGTATACCAAGAAACAATTTTTAAAGGAGATGATAATTAAGATATGGATACAGAAGAATATACTTTTTATCTTAACGAAATTAGAGCAAAAATCAAATCACTTACAGATAATTTATGGGATATTCAAGTAAACAGAGATTATTTCAAAGCAAAACATAAACTTGAAGAACAAGTAATTTATGATATTCTAAATGGATATGAAGGAGAAAAATATGAGTAAGCATATTGATAAGAATACACAAGATATACCAAAATATCTCAAATCAACAGAAAGTAACATCTCAAAAAGCAACCGTAAATCAAAACATAAGCACATTTATAAAGAATGTCTAATTCAATATAAATGGAATTTTAAATGTAATACATTTACTCAAGAAGAAAAAGAACATATACATACACAATTAAACAGTTATTGTACTATTTGTGGGAAAATAGGTGGATATCTTAAAAATGGTAAATATACAAAAGAAGCTGAATTATTGCAGAAACAAAGACAAGAAGAAGACAAATATTTTCGTGTAATAAGTATATCAGGTGAAGAATTATATAAAAGATATCATGATAAGATACCAGTATTCTTTGTAGAGGATGTATTTAAAGAGAAATATGTTAATTTGAAGCAGAATTGTAATTCAGAAGGAGAATAACATGAAAAGAAAGAAAATAAAAGCAATGCTAAGTATTACATTTGGTGTTTTAGGAGCATTTTTAATTGGATTAGGAGTAGATACTTTAACTTTTACACCAATAACTATTGGTTTTGCATTAATAACTACAACAATATGGTTAGCTGGATCTGCTATAGATGAAGATTGATTCAACCAATAACAATCAATTAAATTTTTACGGAGTAAATGGGCGTTAGACCATTTACGAAGTTATTATACTTTTTTATATTAATTATGCTTTTTTATATAATTAATTATGCTTTTTTACTATATACCTACTTTTTGGGAAAATTTTCACACAGAATTAAGTACCCCAATGGGAAAATTTTCACACAAACTTAACAGGTAGTGTTAAATCTTTGGGAAAATTTTCACAAAGAATTTTTTAACAAAAGGAGTGATAAAAATCGACAATTATATTTACCTATCTGAGAAAGACAAACAAATAACCTCAGTTGGATTTTCAAAAAAGGAAATCAAAAATCATAAAGGTATTTCAGGATTGAAATATTATCTTATTATATTATATCTAAGGAAACATGTACAGACATTTGGACAAGTTACTCTCACACTTAATGATTTGTTACAGGAAATTGGATATTCTACAAAAACAAATAACAAATCCATATACTCTGATTTTCGAGAAATTATTAAAACAGAAATTATAAACAAAGGTTATGCAAGTTGCAGCACAGATATTTTTGTAGTTAAACCTAATGATTTGTTTCATCTTCAACTATCTTATGAGCATAATGTTTTTTTTACAGAAGATAATTTTGTACAGATTACTATTTATGAATACGAAAAAATCTGTTCTATCTCATCTAAAATCAATAAATCTATTCTTTTGGGAATTTATCTTTATATAAAGCAATACATTATGGATTATCCAGGAGATATTGCTCCTGCTAAGATTTCGTTTCCATCTAAATCACAAATTGCAAAGGGATTAGACACTTCTATCCCAACAGTTGAAAATGGATTATCAGTATTAGAGTCTCACAAATTAATTTATATTAGAAGAGATATGTTTGTAGAGAATAAGAAAGAAGAGGGTGTATTTGTTCCTACAAGAAATGTGTATGCCCTAGATCCAAATGAATTAGATGGTGATGCGGTTCTAATTGAATTAGAAAGAATTTATGGAAAGAGAATATATAACAAAAAGGATGTACCTGGCGAAATTAAATACTTAACTAAAGAAAGAAAGTGAGATTGTTCATGTTATTAAAATCATTAAAAGAAATTATTCCAAAAGAAACAGCTTTAATATGTTCTTGTATTGCTAATGGAAGATTTATAGAAGTATTAGATGAAGAATTATTTGATACATATAAAAATTGCAAAGTTACTTCCTTTAGATGTAATTTGTATAGTCGTTACAATGAAGAAATATGGATTCAACCAACAAAACGACTTCAAAGCAATTTATGTAAAAATTGTAGTTGGATAAATTGTTTGGAAAATCCAAATCATCCAAGAAATATACGAAAGAAACACATTAAATAAGAGAATATACTTATGTAACAATTAACGTAGCACCAATAAAGGAGTTGACGCTATGAAAAATATTAAACAAAAAGAAAAGGAGAAACTAATTAAACATGACAATGAAAATTACAAATATTTATACATCAGAAAACCATAACACATTTGGAGGAACTTTATACGACTCAGATTTTGACACAACATATTCAGGAACACATAATATTGCAAGTAGGATTGCGGAAGCCATGGAATTTGATAGAATGTGCCAAGAGAAAACACGAAAGAAAGGAGAATAATTATATATGGCAATCGAAAAAGATTTTGATAACAATAATGAAAATGCTATAGAATGGCTCAGTCGTGAACACTATGCCACTGTAACATTCACAGATCGTAAAATGATTAACCGTGTAAAGAAGTTATACGAAGAACGAAAAGACGAGTTTAAATACCTTGTTGAAAATGAAGATGGTTCAATTTGCGCAAGGTTGCCTAAAAAATGGGTAAAAATCAACGCAGGTGCTAAACCAGATCCAAATAAACCAAAGAAACAGATGTCTGAAGAACAGAAAGCACGTCTAATCGAAGGATTGAGGAAATATAGAGAACAAAATAGCAAGTATGTTTGTTGAGTTTTAGCCAAAATCACAAATAAACTACCCTCAAATTTCGTCCGTAAACGCTTCAGGGTAAAGTTGTGCCACTTTGGACTAAAATGGAAAATTGGTGTCAAAACATAATAATATTTATTGGAAAAGAAAAGGAGAAATAAAAATGCTTAGATTTGAAAATGAAGGAACTACTATTTCTGTAAAATTGCCAAAAACCGATTATATTGTTTATATGATGGCAAATTACAGTAAGGAAACAGATACATACCATACTAAATTATACATTGTAAGAAAAGATGTAAGTGATTTGGTTCTTATTGACGATGATTATGAGATGAAGTCTAATTTTTCATCAATTAGATTTGATATGGGAGAATATGTTACTGAGAAATATAATAAAGGATTTTTTGATTATTATATTAATCGCTATGAATATCAGCAGAAATGTTTCAACAAAGGTGTTGAGGTTGTAGAAAATGCTAACTAAAACTGATATGCATTATTTTGTCAAAGCGTCCCAAGTAGCTGAAATCTCAGATTTTGCAAAAATTAATATAGGTTGTATCGCAGTATATCAAGGCACTATAATCGGTTTAGGCTTCAATACTAATAAAACACATCCTATGCAGAAGAAATATAACAGATATAGAAATGGTGAAAATTTTACTCCAAAACTTCATGCAGAAATCAACTGTCTAAACTCTATCCGTTATCTTGATATAAATTTTTCCAAAGTAAAATTATACATATACAGAAAAAGAAAATCTGCAAAATATGGTATATGTCGTCCATGTCCAAGTTGTATGGCTGCGATCAAGGATTTGGGAATAAAGCATGTCTACTACACGACAGACGAAGGATTTGTATACGAAAGGATGGTGGGTTAATGCCTTGTGAATATTGTTTAAGATATTGTGAGCATGATAGACGTTGCCCTAATTATACCCCTATTGACACAGGAGTTGTATGCGACATATGTGGGGAAATTATAGAATATGGCGATGAATATGTTGAAAATGAAATGGGCGAATATGCACATCTCGATTGTGTTGATACAGGACGAGATATGGCAAATTTTTTAGAAGTGCCTATTAAAGAGTTAGAAGAATAATAAGTAAATACAAAAAGGAGGATATATGGCTGGTATTAGCGTACCTCAATATGAGATTTTTAAAATTGGAACAAATAAACTAAAATATTCTAATTGGAATTTACAGATTACTAAAAAAGAAGCTTTTAAATATCAGGAACTCATATCATTGTTTGAAGCTCAAGAGTTCCGCATGATGGCAAATAAGATTTTAGAAAAACCAATCAAAAGTATTGATTTTTCAAAAATATTCATGCAAGTAGTTGTTGATAAGAAATCTGATTTTGCAAGAGTGACTGGTAAAAAAGGTGTAACTGTTAATGGAGTCAACTATAGACGGTTCGTAGGAACAACAGGTGGATTGAAAAATAACACTCTTCTCTTCTGCAATTCACAATACATTGACAAATTAAATGAATTATGTGAATGCAAGAGAAATCCAGATACTAAATTAGTTCCTGCAAAGTATGAAGCTTACAAAGCATTAACATGCTCTGCATCGCAACCTATTTGTAATCCTCATGGAATTTTGGTTGTAAAAGATTGTATTACCAAATATTTTGCAGATGTTATATCACTCGATGACGATGGAGATTCAAAAGAACCGACAAGAGAAATTATTAAAGATAAACCTCTTGAAAACAATGTATCTGATGGTTTTAATCTTTGTACTATACAATATATGCAGCGAGTAGCTAAATCTTTAGGTCTTGATTATATTCCTGGCGGTGTGTGCTTGAGAAACGCATGGCTCAAAGGAATGCTCTATCCATTCCCTATTTATGAGTTTATTGAAAAATACAATAATAGTAATTATATGATTGAAGATATTTGGGGAAATATGCAAGATATTCGTAAATGTGAAATGATTGTCACAGAGTCTTCTCTTAAATTATGGGGAGCATATGATAATATTGAGCAATATGTGAATGCGTATAAGGAATGTGGATACGGATTTTCTGTAACAAAAATTTCTCCTCATGTTCTTGAAGAAGAAAGAGAATTGAACTACCAGTATCTTCAGTCATATGAATTTACAGACAATGACATTGAAGAGTTATGTGCGCCAACAATCAAGTATTTAAAAGATGCTATGTGTGGTGACTACTCTTCTACCGTTAAATTTCTTGGTATTAACGAAAATACTGATGTAAATTCATGGCAACGTGCTTTATATACAAGTAAATATATGTTGGGTGATCCATATATAATTGACTCAGTTCATAGATATATCAAGAAGAAAATGAATGATGCGAAAATCGGAAAGTTATTTGTAAAGGGAAATTATCAGATTGCAAGTGGTGATCCATTTGCTCTTATGCAATCCATTTGCGGATTAGAAGTAACAGGTTTATTAAAAGCCAATGAGTGTTATTCAAAATTTTGGATTGATAAAGATGAAGATGAAATTGTTCTTTTTAGAAGTCCAATGACAAGTCACAATAATATTCGCATGTGTAAAGTAAATTCATCAGATGAATGTCAATATTGGTATCAATATATGAATACTATCATGATTATAAACGGTTGGGATTCATTTTGTATGGCTGAGAATGGAGAAGATTGGGACTCGGATCTGAACTTTTCTACTAATAATTCAGTTATGAAAAGACGCTATAGATATTTACCTGCTATTGAATGTGTTCAGCGAAACGCAGAAAAAATTGTTGTTACTGAAGCTGCCGTTAAAAAAACAAATAAAGCAGGTATGGGAAATCAAGTTGGAACAATCACTAATTATGTTACATCTATGATGGAAGTTCAATCTCATTTTGAGAAAGATTCACCTGAATATAAAGAGTTAGAATATAGAATAGAATGCGGTCAGCTCTATCAGCAAAATGAGCTAGATAAAATCAAGGGGATTATTGCGAAACCAATGGAAAGCAGTTGGTATAATCTAGGTGCTTGTGGAGAAAATAAATATTTGCAATCTCTTTGTGCATACAGAAAACCATACTTTATGATTTATGTTTATGATGAAACTAAAAGACAATATAAACAGTATATCAAAGAAAGTAATGCCAAGTGCTATGCTATTTACAAATGTTCTATCGAGGATTTGTATAACAAAGATAGTCTTACAAAAGAACAAGAAGATTTCTTATTTTGGTATGAAAGAAAAATGCCAGTGGGCACAGGGAATTGTTCTATGAATCAGATTTGTAAATATGTTGAAAGTCAGTTAGATGGTTATAAATCGCAATTACATAAGGATTCTTCATTTGATTATAATACATTGAAGGTTAAAAGACGTTGCACAGAAGAACACAGACAAGCTCTGCGAGAACTTGAACAATATTATTGTGAATGCATTAAAGAATATAAAAAGAAACAGGGAAAAGAAAAAGGAATACAGCTAAATAGAACTGATATTTTTGATAAGCAGGACGAATTTGACAAATATTATCAACGTGCAAGTATGGTTGAAATGTTTAAGAAGAAAGCTGAAGAAATATGTCCAAACGATGATGAACGTATGAATATCATTCTTGATATGACTTATGGATATAAAGGTAATAGACAGTTTTGTTGGGATTGTATTGGAGAACTAATTATTAAGCGTTTAGAAGAAATGGAGGAAGAAGTTGTATATACTGAATGAAAAAGAATATATTAGAGAGATATTAGCGTCTGGCAACAAACCAGGCAATATCTCGAATGGATATCTGATAACATTGATTGCTAAGTATTATTTTGATAGAGGTAAAGATCCAAATATTCTAATTGATACAGTCAAGACCAAAATGCTTGAATTTAATATTGAAGGATATCAGGAATATAGATATGCCAATAAAATTAAAAAAGCATGTATTGGTTTATATGATTCAGAATCTAAAAAACTCTTTAGGGAACTTGAATATGTTCCTATCTATGAAAAAGAACTAAAAGTCGTAGAGTCTCTTCAAAATGATCGCCAAAAGAAATTTATGTTTACATTATTTGCTATCGCAAGATATATGAATAGTGATGGATGGATAAACAAAAAAGATTCAAAAGGTCTTTCAGAAGTATTTAAACTTGCCAACGTTACTCTCTCATCTGATAAAAAGAATGAATTATTACATGAGTTATATAGCAATGGTTATATTCATTTTGGGAAAAAGGTGAACAATCTTAATATCAAAATAGATTTAGGAGATACTGATGATAATATTGCTTATAAGGTAACTCAATTTGAGAATATTGGTAATCAGTACATAGGGAATTTTAAAAAGGGATATAAACAGTGTGCAAATGGATGTGGAAGAAAAATTAAAGTCACTGGTACAAACAATCGTTATTGTAAGTATTGTGCACGAGAAAAAGAATTGGAAAAATATAAGAAATACAATGAGAAACGTTAATTTAACCACTTTTTATAATCCTCATAACTCCTTAATTTACAAGGCTTTTTGGCACATTTTCACAAAAAATTCGTTTTTCTTAAATGTAGATATAGTGAAATATTCACAAAAAAACATGATACAAAAACGATTGTCATGGAAGCAACAAACCGACAATCTTTGTATGTCTGCTATGCTGCTATTTTGAGTGGCATTGCAGATTTAGAATGAAATCAGCTTTTCTTCTGTCATGAACAGAGAATATATAATTAGCCGAAAGGCAGTGATTTAGACATAATAGATTTTACTGTTATGTTATTGGCTTAGACCAGTGAATTATTTCGTCTAACATATGGCTATAAGTTAGTTGATGTGATGCCATATGAAAAACTTGTGCATGTGTTATAAAACCAGTTAAGTTCATCAAGCGAGACTGTACCATGCATTTTCAGCAGAAGTAATGTAAGACTTTAGTACAATAGCGAACGAGTCAGGGCGTTTATACGCTGTATGAAAATATTTTTCTGTAATGGTTTGGTGTGACAACCAGACCTTAGTCTTTTTATTTTTAATTGCGACTATAGGTCATCAATTAGAGTCTCATACGAGACATATTTACGGATACTTTTATAAGTATTACCTCTTATAGCCTGTGGTTATGTTTGCAGCGTGTAAGCATTTCCACGGGTTTTATTATTATCGCAGACGGGTGTAAAGGAAACATGCGTGGCTCATACCCACGAGGAATACGTTCAATTCGTATGTCTGCAACTAATAGAATGGCATAAATTATGATAATTGTTTTTTAATATTCATATCTCCCATTCTATTTTAATTCTGCATTTGCAGAAAATAAAACAAAGGATGTGAAAAACATAGTATCTATTACTAAACAAGAAGCGATGATTCTTAATAAGGAGTTTAATGTTCCTTATAAAAGATATGAGGGTATCTCCCATTCATATACAAAGAATCGAAAATATTATTTATCTGAAAGCAGATATAATATGAATGCTTTGAGAAAAATCAGAAAATATAAATAGTTGAAAGGAAGAAAAAGGAATAATGATTAAAATTTCTACTACGGAGAGCAAAACTACTCCTGCTAAGAAAAATATTCAGTTAAAAAACATTTCTATTAAGGATTTAAAAATTGTTGATACTGATACTGGTGAGGATATTACTGAACAGGTAATTGATGAAATTCCAGATGGGGTTGATGTATGCGATTTTAAACTTACATTTGAACTCCCCGATGAAGTATAGAGAGTAGGTGGGCGTTATAACAACCTATAAAAGATTTGATGGAGAATCGGATGAAGAACTCATTTATAGAATCACAGGTGAAAAAGACCAAATCGGTTCTTGGCAAGATGTGGCTGATATTCTAAATGAGCTGCTTGGCACTGAGTATACCGAATCAAAGTTTAGAAAACAGAGACAGGCTTTTGATAAAATGTTGGTTGCAAATCAGTCTAAGTTTGTTGATTCAGATGCGCAGTTAAGAGAGATTCAGTTAGCTCAAAGAGAACTTGAAAAAGAGCGGAAAAAGCTTCAGACTGAAAAGTTAGAATACAATAAGTGGCTTAGAGAAGATGCAAGAGATGAATTAATAACAGAAAAAATTAGTGAAGCTATTTCATCTTTACCAAAATTATCGTCTCCTGTTCGTATTGAACCAACTTTTAATAAAAAGTCATGGATTCTTGCGATTAGTGATTGTCACTATGGTTGTGAGTTTGAGATAAAAGATTTCTACAATGGAATTATAAATGCGTATTCACCTGAGATTTTTGAGGAAAGAATGACAATCTTATTCAATAAAGTCGTTGACAAAATTGAAGAACTTGGAATTACTGAGTTGTCAATAGTTGAACTCGGAGATGGCATAGATGGCTGTTTGCGTATGTCTCAGTTAATGAGGTTGAGATATGGTGTTATTGAATCAAGTATTCGTTATGCTAATTATTTAGCAAATTGGCTAAATCAACTTAGTAAATTTGTGTCAATAAAATTCCAGATGGTTTTTGATTCAAACCATAATCAGTTAAGACTATTGGATGGGAAAAAGAATACATTTCCAGATGAAAATGTTAGTAAAATTATGATGGCTCTTATTAAAGAACGATTGAAAGATAATGACAATATTGTGATACTCGAAAATCCAACAGGAATGACTCACTCAATGATGTCTACATATTGTGTGGTTGGACTGCACGGTGAGAAGAAAAATCTAAAAAATAATTTATTAGAAATGTCACGTACATATGGTATTCATATAGATTATACAATTTCTGGACACATTCACCACGATGACCTAAAAGAGATTGGGATGGATTCAGCAGTATTATCTGTTGGTTCAGTAATTGGTATTGATCCATATGCTATGACATTAAATGCAGCATCCAATGCTTCTTGTTCAATGTTTGAATTTGAACAAGGATATGGTAGAACTGCTGAATATGTATTTAAGTTAAATTAATTTGCTGAAAGCACAATATAAATTTGGCTGACAAAGCCACTCGAAAAAGGGATTACAGTAGACACATCAAACCAGAATCCCTGAACCTTATTGGTGACAGACCATTGGGTAATTCCATAGGAGTGCTGTTAGGATGTGAATTTTGATGGAGTGTACCTATACGGACGCTACCCTATTTGGGATTGTTAAATCAGAAAAACATAAAACAAAATTGCCGAAAAAGGCAAAATAAAAAATATTTGAGAATGAAAGGAAAATTAAAAAATGAAAACAAATGAAATGATTAAAGAAGTTGCTGAACGTGCAACAGATATTATTGCAGTTGAAGGTAAAAAAGTATCTATGAAAGACGTTACTGCTATTTTACAGGCATATACCGATTGTGTTATTGACAATCTTACAGATAACAAGGAAGAAAAAATTCCTTTGTATGGCATTGGAAACTTTACGGCGAAACATGTTGGTGCAAAAGATGGAGTGAGTGCTATCAATGGTAAGGCATGGCATAAAGACGCTGAAGACCAGTTAAAATTCACTATCAAAAAATCTGTTAAAACTCTTGCTTAGGCGGTGAATTATTACTTTGAAAAATAAATATGAAAATATTAAAATGATTGACCTTAAGGACAAAGTTGATGACATTGTAGAAATCTATATTAACAGACTTTACAATACTGATAAAACTGTTGGTGTAATTGTAAATAAAGAAATTGCTGAATATATTTTGGATATTCTTATTAGACTTGATGAGACAAGTATTAAAGAAATTGATCTTGTTGATTATATGAATATTGGCGAATATTTAGTGTCTGTTGATGACAATGGCGTAATCACTGTTATTCCTATTGAGGACTTTGGTGTTCTTGATAAAACAGATATTTTCTACATTGATATGGATGGTGATATCGAGCAGAATATCATTGATTATTGTGTAAATGAGGATAAGGAAGTTATTCTGTTTGGTCAGGAAGATGATGAGTGTGATGGAAAATGCGAGAATTGTTCTGCACATGATGAAACTTATTTATATACTTCTGACGATGTAAATGGGAATACTCATGGATTTACTGCTAGTAGAGCAGATGGAGACTCTTATGTGAGTTATTCTTATTATTCAAGTGATGAATTGAGTCATGAAGATATTCAGAAGATGTTAAAGGCTTTTGGATTTTAGTATTAAATAGACATAATTGGCATATTAATTACTTATTTGTTTTTAATTTGCCATTTTTGTCTATTTAAGAGTGTGTGGTGTACGCTGCACACTCTTTTTGTTATGGGTAGGTCGTATAGCGGCAATTACACCTGACTGTAAATCAGGCGCTTCGGCTTCGTTGGTTCGAGTCCAACCCTGCCCACTAATTTGATGTTTCTGTGATGGAAACGGAGAATAAATATATGTGCTCATGATTGGTATCATAGTTGATTGTGGGATTTATGGAATGGGACTGTCAGAAGTCATGAGCTGATAGAGTAGAGTCACCTACCTCTCTCCCATTCTATTTTTATGTATTGGAGTAGGTGAGAAAGTAGGAAAATTATGAAATATTCAGAAGAAGAAATATTAAACGATTTAAGATTTATTTACGAAAAGTATGGAGAATTATCAAATTTTTCAATAAATGATTCTCAAAAGAAATATGGTACTATTTCTATATCTAAGTGCAATAAATTGGGAAATAGAAAGAAACTGTATGAATTAATCGGAAAGACCTATTATGAGAAAAATTTCTATGATTGGTGTGTAGAAAATAATCATATGGAATTTGTTGATAATTGGTCTTATGAAGATAACAAAAAGTCCCCAAAAGATGTTTTATTTTCTGAGCATAATAAATATTGTATTATTTGTCCAGACTGTGGAACAAAACGTTATTATAATATTAATTCGATTACTAATATGGGCGTATATTTTAAATGTCCATACTGCAATTCATTTGGTAAATGGTGTTTAGATAATGATAAAACATTTCTTGATAGAATTGATTTTAACAAAATCAACTTTGATATTTACGAAGTACCAATAGGAAGTAAGAAAAAGATTTTTATAAAATGTGATAATCCTAAACATGGTTCAAATCCGTTTACTATCAGATATATAACTCATGGTCTTACTCCATGCAAATGCCCTAAGTGTCATTCTTTTGCTCAATGGGGTATTGATACAATTTGTGATGATTTTCTTGAGAAATATTGGGATTATGATAAAAATACCTGCGATCCATTTGAATTAGCGATGACAAATCAATCAGAAAAAATTTGGATAAAATGTCAAGATGTTGAGTATCATGGTTCTTATGAAACCAAGGCAGGTTATTTAACAGCAACTAGAGATAGTATAACTTGTCCTTATTGTTACAATACCAGAGTACATAAATTAGATAGCCTCGGTTATTTATATCCAGAAGTATTGCCTTTATGGTCTGATAAAAATAAAAGAAGTCCATATGAATATAAACCAAAATCAGGACAGAAAGTATGGTTTAAATGTAATTGTGGAAAACACTCCGACACATTAAGGAGTATTTCTTGTGCATGGAATAACAACTTTGAATGTCCAGAATGTGTACGAGAAAAAGATATTTCTAAGCTTGAAAGCAAAGTCAAAACATATATTAACGATACTCTTGGATACAAAACCTTGCATGAAGATAAATGCACAATAAGACCTTTAAATCCTAAAACAAATAGACCATTGCCATATGATAATGAAATTATTGATATGAAATTAATTATAGAAGTTCATGGATGTCAGCATTATCAAGTAACAGGTTTTGCAAAAATGTCTTCCGAAAAGTATAATACAACTCCTGAACAAGAATTGGAATATTTACAATGGAAGGATAATTATAAAAAGCAATATGCTTTAGATAATGGATATTATTATTTGGAAATACCATATTGGACAGAAAAAGATGGTTCTTATAAAGTTCTTATAGATAATAAAATAAATGAAATTATGAAAGAAGTGGCTTAGTATTTACTACTATCTCACTTCTTTTTGTTGTTTGAAAGGAAGTGATTTAGTGGGTAGAAAAATACAGCACAACAATATTGTTACCGATGAGTTATTGGCTCAGTGCAATAAAGAGAATATAGAGTTAGGAAATGACTTTTTGGATTATCTTCGTTCAGTGGATAGATCTCCGAATACAATTAATGCGTACAGGCGTGACCTTTTTATTTTTTGGGTTTATCTACTTCAGCATTGTGACAACAAATTCTTTATTGATTTATCTAAGAGGGATATTGCTCGTTATCAGAGTTTTTGCCTTACTGAATATAAATGGTCGCCAGCTAGAATGCGTAGAGTAAAATCTACTCTCTCTTCTCTTTCAAATTATGTCGAAGCTATATTAGATGATGAGTATGAGAACTTTAAACCGATTATACGCAAAATTGAAAATCCTGCAAATGAGAAAGTATTCACTAAAACTGTGTTATCTGATGAACAAGTACAGGGAATGCTTGATTATTGGGTTGAAAAAGGTAAGTATGACAAGGCTTGTATTTTAGCATTAGCCGCATTTAGCGGTAGACGTAAGAGTGAATTGCCACGCTTCAAAGTATTTTATTTCGATGATGAAAATATTATATATGGTTCTTTATATAAAACGCCTGAAAAGATCCAAACAAAGGGAAGAGGCTCTAGGGGGCAAAATGTTGACTGTATATACACTTGCAAAACCGTTTAAGCCATATTTTGATTTGTGGATGAATTATAGAAAAGAACACGGAATTGAATCTGAATGGTTATTTCCAAAGAAAGTAAATGGAGAATATATAGATGAACCTATGGATTCAAGCACTCTTGACAGTTGGGCTGATACATTCAGTAAACATTTAGGAGAAGACTTTTATTTCCACAGTCTTCGTCATTTCTTTACAACATCTTGTTCTCGAAGCGGTCTTCCTGATGATGTAATTCAAATGCTAGTCGGTTGGAGTTCGCTAGATATGGTATCAGTGTACAAGGATATTGATGCAGATGAGCAATTTGCAAAATATTTTGCTGATGGTGAAATTAAAAAAGTAGAACAAAAATCACTTTCTGATTTATAGGAGTAATGCCGATGAAGCTTTCGTCTAACACTTCGTCTAATTCCTTCTTGCACTTTTCTATAAAAATCGAAATCGCTTCAAAAAGGCGATTGGCGAGTTCGCCTCTTTGCCGAATTTATTTTCCAATCTCCGTTGTGGCATTGTTACTATACCGAACTATGTAACAAAGCAAGTTGCCAACTTGATCTTTCTTAACACGGATAAGCACTTTAAGCGGTTTCGATTCCGCTTGTTTCATTGTCCTTAGCTGCTGGGTTACATTGGGCTGGACGAATTCAAAACTGCTTTCATGGGCAATTCCTCCTTAGTCCATATAGGGACAAAATCATTATAGCACTTTAAGGATTATGAAACAAGAGAATAAATAAAAGAACCCTTAAGTGGGCAACCAAATGTAAGCCGAATGCTCTGAGTCACTGACTCAACAAGGCTCTGTGAAAATCAGACGGACTGATAGACCGATAGCACTATCATTAAATCAAACAAAGTGATGTCGGTTACTACTCTACCCGACTAATAAATTGAGTATTAATAGCTGGTTTTGGTAGAAGCCTGTAAAAACTACTATCGCTCTGTCACATAGCGGTTTGAAATTATTCTTTACAGAGAATAAATAAGTATAAGTGATCAACAGCCACTCGTAAGGCTGTATACAAAAGCACGAGGTTCAAATTATTGAGTTAGTTGCTACTCTAAAAGCACTCTCGCTACTGATCATTGGCGTTGATTAGATTATTTTGTCAGCAGGCGTGCTGACCAGTAAGTATTAATCTCACGAGATTAAGAAAAAGCATACTGTTTTCCATAGAAACTTGCGAAACCTATGGATCGAAGTGCCTAGTTCTTGGCATTTATCACTCGTATGATATTGTAAGTCCTACTACTGCATTTTGGTAGAACCGACTATATAAAGACTCTAGTGCGCACGAAACCTTAATGCGGTACACCTATCGTGCTTCTCTACGTTAATGAGAGCCTTAATAATATCACAAACGCAAGATAAGTGATATGCCATTACATCCATGAGTTATAAGTATATGATGACAATAAATGCTGTACTGTTATCAGTGTTTATTCGAGTATTCAAAGGTATGCTTAACCATAAAGCAGTGTAGCGAAAAATGGCGAAAGAAAAGCACTTGCAAAAAAGTCAGATAAGAGAAGTAAAACCTTATCGAGTGGTCTTTGCTCCGAAGACCGAAAATATACGGAGAATAATAAAGAATAAACGGGTGATAATGACTTTACCAGAGTTGCAAATCTGGGTTTGCGATGGTTTTTCGAAACCCGTTTACCATCTATTATTGGGCTATCGCCAAGGGGTAAGGCATAGGACTTTGACTCCTACATTCGCTGGTTCAAATCCAGCTAGCCCAGTTAGATTAAAAGGAAACGAAAATAAAAGAAAGGAGTACATACAATGACAAGTAGATTAATTATTGAACAAGAACCATTAAAAGTTGGACAAGTTCGTAAAGTTACATCCAATAATGGTGAAAAAATAGATTCTATTACTTTACTCTTGAACAACAATGTGGAAATTTTGTTCGTGCCACGAAATGACGGAACATTAGATTTTTCAGTAAGTGATCCACAGTTTGATACATCAAATTTAGATTGTTCTATTGATAAAGAAGTATTGCGTGATTTATTTATAGCTATTAGAGACGGATATAAACAAGTAATTGCAAATGAAACTGAAAGCGAGGGTACAAATTCATGAAATTAAATATTAGCAAAACTATTGATGAAAATATTATTGGTGTAGATATTTCTGTCGCAGAATTAGGTACATCTGATACTGATGCTGCTACTGAAAAAGATATGTTACATAATTTTGTCAGAACAATTGAATATTCTAAGATATCCTTTAAATCTAATATGAAAGCTGACTCTAATGGAGATCCAGTTACAACTGATAGCGAAGTTGATGATTCAACTATTATCTCTGTTGAATTAAAAGATATTATCAACCAGTCATTTGTTGTAGATGAAAATCTTCATATTACATTCTCTGTAGATGTTACAAAGATTCCAGAATCAGAAGTTAAAGCACCTTTTGATAGCGTTGAGAAGCTTGGCAAGGCAAAGGTTGAACTTTTCGCTACTAAGATTCAGGAAGAAATCGGCAAGAAGCTTGCTGAGATTCGTGCTTTAAATACTAAGTTTGAAGGTGAAACAGAAGTTATTCTGTAAAAATAATGGGTGGTACTCTTCCACCCTACAAGGTCTGTTCGTCTAGCGGTCTAGGACATCGCCCTTTCACGGCGGCAACAGGAGTCCGAATCTCCTACAGATTATTATGCGGTAAGCCTGATGTGAAGAATCTAATGCTTGGATGCATACAATAAGTTTAGATCTGTAAGTTCAACACTTACTACCGCCCTATGCCCTTTGCGGTCTTCGGACTGGTACTGTTGTAACAATAGGATGCGTCCTATACAGTTTAGATGAAAGCTCGCCATTCGAGGATGGAATGAGAAAGACAATATCATTTTGGAATTTTATCAAATATCAATTTTCTTAACTTGAGTTGGTATTTGTCATAATGAGATTTCCAATTAAATTCTTTTGTACTATCTATAATATCTTTCTTTAGATTTTCGAGTTGTTGTTTATCAGTTTTGTGCTTAATAATAAGTGGCAATTCATTTATCTCATTTTCGAAAAACAATATTGTTGCAATAATGCAATGTTTATCTGGAAATAATGCTACTAATTCTTGTTTAGTGCCTAACACTATTTCGGTAACGGCTACTACCTTATTTGTAATCATAGCTTTACGAAGAAGTTCGTATGCTATTTCTGATTCCATTTCAGGAATTAGATAATATGATTTATCTATCAAAAGATTTGAGATTTCTCTAGGTTTGCAGAAGTATTCTATTGAAAGTGTTCTGTCTTTATCTGAAGTAATTGATTCTATTTCAGATTGTTCTATAGTGATATATTTATTTTCTGCGTATTTATACCCTTTTACAATATCCTTGTTGTCAATTTCTTTGTTACAGGATGGACAAAATTTGATATAACGCACTCTTTCTTTAGAATCTTTGCAGAGTTGATTAAGCTCTATGGAATTGTTATGAGATACTTTCACCATTTTCACAGGAATGTATAAATCTTTGAATTTGATTGCAGTTTTATATGATGCGTTCATGATAGTTTCTCCCTTACCATTTTGGATTAGTATGTGGAGAAAACAAAAAATTATTAATTGGATATAGGACAATTTGGTAGTCCGCTAGTTTTGGGAACTAGACGTTGTAGGTTCGAGTCCTGCTATCCAGATTATCACCCCCTTATACAGTTATAATTAGTTTGGCGACTGATTGGTAAATATTAAAACTATTTTAACCGACTTTCTATAGTCGGTTTTGTTATACAAAAAATCGACTAAATAAAAAGAAAGTGAGGTAAAATATTATGGCATATTGGATTCAAGAATTTGGTGGTAATGGTCAAAATCGTTATAATTTTAGATTTTATCATTGCGATTATGAAACAGACATTACCAAACTCCCTACGAACACGGCTGATGGTGAAAAGCAAGGAAACGATGAAATTAGTTGTACAAAGGCACATTATGGAGATCTGTGTTTATGTTTGGAAACATCGGAGGTTTATGAACTTCGTAATGAACCTAACGACTGGAAGAAATTATAAGGAGGGCTATTATGGGATTTAATGCAGCTATATATGCTCTCAGCAAGAAATATACAGATAATACTACCGATGCTTTAGGTGGTGTTAAAGGTGCTCCTGCTACTATCAAATCTATTACAGAAATTGATGGTGGTCATAGAGTTACATTTGAATGGACTGGTACTTCTGGTAAGAAAGAGACTTCCGCTCTTGATGTTATGAATGGCGTGAACGGAAAAAATGGTAAGGACGGTATAGGTGTAAAGGGAGATCCTGGAACAAACGGTTCTGATGGAGCAGACGGAATCGGTATCACTTCTGTCGCAAAGACAAAAACTGAAGGTCTTGTAGATACATACACAATCACATTTACAGATGGAAGCACATTTAATTATGATGTCACAAATGGTAAAGACGGAAAGAATGGTTCAGGTTCTTCTACAGGCGAGGAAAATGTCATCGAATCTATCAAGGTCAATGGTGTCGCACAGACTGTTGCGGAGGATAAATCAGTTGATATTACTGTACCTTCTATAGAAGGATTGACTAAATCAGAAGACCTTGCAACAGTTGCCACAAGTGGTTCGTATAATGATTTAACTGATACACCAAGTATTCCAAATGAATATGATGATACAGCATTAAAAAATCGTGTAGTCACCATAGAAACAAATATTGGTGATATGAGTACCATTAAAATAAAATCTGTAAGTGATCTTGTATCTGCAATTAATGCGCTTCATGATTCTTTTATGAGCGGTATTAGTTATGCTGATAAGAAACTTACTATCACATATAGAAATGGTGGAAAGGTTGAAGTAGATTTATCTCCAATTATTACAGATACAGAAATTTCTGAATTAGAGAATGTAGATGATACAGGTGTTGTTGATAAACAGGTATTAGCATATGACGCTATTTCGTCAAAATATAAACCTATTTCTATTGATTTAGCTTCTGTATTGCAAGATAGCAAAGCTTATACTGATACACAGATTAGCAAAATCAATTCTATGGACGCATATGCCGTAGATGAGAAGCCTACTTATTCTGGTGGTACAATTACATATAAGAAAAATGGTGAAACTCTTACTACAGAAAATAGCGACATTTGGTTTTATTATACTGTTAATGACATGAATTATCAGACTTTATTTATTGATGGTGTTGAGTTCACTATTTCTGTTGATGGTGATATTAATTTTAAAGATTTTGTATCTAAATCTAATGACCTTACAAGCACTTATACTGGTGAAGAAGCCGACAAGACTAAAGTAACAACTATTGGAGCATTAGATGCTTTATATACGATTATCTCTACTGCTATTGGAAAGAAAGTCAATACGGTAGATATTGTGGATAATCTTGAAAATGATTCTATTGATAAACCTTTGTCTGCCCATCAAGGTAAAGTATTAGATAGTAAGATTTCTGAAAATACTAATAATATTAAAGAACTTAATAGTGATAAGGTTGATAAGATTGAAGGCAAGGGATTATCTTCTAATGATTATACAAGTGAAGAAAAGACTAAACTTGGTGGCGTGGGAACTTCACAGGGAAGAAATCTAATTCCGTATCCTTTAACAAATAGAACTACAAACGGAATAACATATACAGTTCAATCAGATGGTTCAGTTTTAGCAAATGGAACTGCATCTGCGGAGAATAATGCCTATTATAATTTTGCATATAAGACATTAAAGCTTAATGATACTTCTTATACTCTTAGTTGTGAAGGACTTCCAAAAAGCGTGTATGTATATGTGTATGATGAAACTATTGGTAAAGCGATTGCAAATGTATCTAATACACCAGTGACAAAGACTTTTGTTGGCGATTCAACACATACATATTCTTTATCAATTAATGTTGGTAAAGGCACTCCTGTTTCTGATTTAGCAATAAAGCCAATACTTGAAATGGGAACAATCGCTCATGCCTATGAACCTATTTCAGAGAGCAATGTGAATCTGAAAGGCGCAATTGACAAAATTTCAACTTCACAAGGTAGAAATCTAATATCCTATCCATATTATAATGGAACAAGTTATGAATCAAATGGAGTTACATATACAGTGAATGAAGTCGATGGTACTATCAGTGTCAATGGTAAAGCTACAAAAGAATCTGATTTCAGATTGATAAGTCCATATGATACTTCTGATAGGAAAATACTTGAACTTGGACAGACTTATACATTATCAGATGGCGTGAATCAACTTAATACCAGTGGCTATCAAGCACCTGTTTATTTCCAGTTTGTAAGAATTGATACGACAAAGAATGATTTTAATTATGGTATCAGCACAAATTATGGTAATATGACTTGGACTGCTAGTGATGCTAATTTGTTACAGTATGGTATCCGAATTGTTGTTAGAAGTGGCGTTACTGTTGATAATGTAGTGTTGAAACCGATGCTTGAAATTGGTGCTATTGCACATAATTATGAACCAACTACGGAGAGTAACATAAGTTTAAAGAAATCCATCGAAACAAAAGCTACCATCAATGATACGTCAACAACTTCTACCACAGAAACGTGGAGTGCAAAGAAAATCAACGAAAAAACAGCACAGAATTTTGACAAGAGAATTATTTTATCTGTAGGTAGAGGAACAAGTGGAGAATATACTGACACGGCTAACTTAAATAGTGCTTACGGAGCTTATCTTTATTGGGCTTCCACAGCAGGGCAAGATCAGTATTCAGTTGGTGTGATTTTATATGTTAATAAAGGTTGGATGATTATTCCTATAAAAGAAACTGATGGTGGAACAAATATTACATTTTCTATTAATGGGAGTATTCTAACAATGACAAAAAGTAGCAGTAATTTCCCTTCTGCTGGTGGAGTTATTGCTTTAGGATCTAGTATTTAATATTAAGCAGTTGAGTTGTTAATGCTACTCTTTTGCTTTGTTTGGAAGAAAGAGTCATTTCCTTTGGAGGTGGCTCTTTTATTATGGTCAGGTGTCCGAGTCTGGTTTATGGTGTCTGTCTTGAAAACAGATGTGCGGAAACGCACCGTGGGTTCAAATCCTACTCTGACCGCTTAAAAAATCTAAAATTGGTCTAATAGTCAGCTCCATATTCTTTATTATATTCATATTGCTCTTCTAACTCAAAACGATTTTCAGAAACTGTTTTAATTACTAAATCTATTTCGTTTCTATCAAGAGAATGACCTGATTCGATAATAACGGGGTTTAACCACACTTGCGCGACTCTTACACCATTTCTGGTAATATGACAATGTGGAGCTTCTCTTCTACAATCATCTTTTTTCTGATCAATTTCACATTGAAGATTCCAATTAATACGGATTTTATTCATAATCATACCCTCCATAAAAATGTTATTGACTACACTATAATTATATATATTTTTTACAATAATGCAAGTAAAATTTATTCATACAAAAAATATTCCATTATTAAATTGCACTTTCAAAACATTCAAAATGTTTGTACAAATGGTTTTATATACACAAAATGGAGAGTAATTGTCAACTCTCCATTTAATTATACTATTACCATAAATCAACGGTATTTTCTTTATTTACTTCTACCAAGTAATCTTCATCTACATTAAATGGTTCGGTGTTCTTATTGCACTCATAGCATAATGGAACTATGTACCATTTGTTGTCTCAGTTTGTTTTTCTAACATGTGCTCCTACTTTTATTTCGTTTGAACATCCATCACAAGCACATTTATTAGGAATAGAGAAAATAGATTCTGCTTCCCAACATTCAAGCCATGAAGAATAACCTTTTGGCTTTGAATACCTTTCTTTTGATGTACCATTTAGGTTTTTAACTTCTACCATCATAATTTTTCACCACCTTTCTATTTGCTTTTGTAAAATTCTACCATAATATGAAAATTTTGTCAAGTTATTGTAGAAAAAAGAAAAATAAAAGAGAAAAAGAGAATAAATATATAACCGACTATGAGAGGATCGTCTGTCTCATTGGCAGGTAGTTGGAATTAAGAGAAGAATAACGAGGACTGATCATCTTCGTGAATGACTGTACTCCATATCCAGTCACTCTTCTCTTCTATTATTGTTGTTGATATGGAGAGATTGGAGAAATGATGAATGGAACAAAAAACAAAGCAATGTACTCAATGTAAACGAGAATTGCCAGCTAATAAAGATTTTTATTTTATGAAGCTTGGTAAATTAAATAATAGGTGTAAGGAATGTTGTGGTAGACATTTTACAAATCATTTAACACATATTCCAAAAGAAGGATATGTGTTTTGCAAGAAGTGCGACAGAGAATTGCCACACACCATACAATATTTCCCAGAAGACAAATCGTGTAGAACTGGGCTTAGATATGTATGCAGAGAATGTAATCCTAGTTATGGAAGATTTTTAGACGATGGTGAAGAACCTCATAGGGCATGGTCTAAGGAAGATGATGATTTAATATTAGAGCATTACCATGATTATACTGGTAAAGAGTTAAAAGAAAAATTCTTTCCTTGTAGATCCGTAAGAGCAATAGAATGTCATGCAGGCGAATTAGGAGTTGCTTGGAAAACCGAGGAAACATATAAGCGTAGTAGAGCATTTCAAGCAAAAATTGTAGCAGAAAAATTAAGAGGACGTGATCTTGGACAAGAATGGCGAGATAAAATTTCTGCTACTAAGAAAGAATATTATAAAACTCACGATAGTTGGTGGAAAGGTAGAAAGCGAAGTCCTGAACAATGCAAAGCTATTAGTGAACGTATGAAAGGTAAATGGGCTGGTGATAAAAATCCTAGGCATATCAATCCTTTAAACGGAGAACTTAATGGTCGTTGGAAAGGCGGTATTTTACCTACATATACGGAACTTCGCTCTGATACAAAAGATTGGTTTAATGAATCAATGGAGTTTTGTAATTATAAATGCGTAATTACTGGTGGAGAATTTGATAATGTGCATCACACTACTGCATTTAGAGATATTGTTGATGAAGTTTTTAAATTGACTGGTATAGAGGTCAAACAACAGGTGTGTGATTACAATGAAGATGAATTTCAATGTCTGAGAGATGAATTGAAAGACTTACATGTAATTTATGGATTTGGAGCTTGTATAAATAAAGATGTACATAAGCTATTTCATGATAATTATGGATACACCAAATTCTCTCCGTATGATTTCTTAGATTTTGTATATAGAATTGATATTGGGGAATTTGACGAATGGTTTAAGAAAAACAATTTACAAATAAATATCAACTACGATTATGTAGAATATTTGGAAAGCACTCTTACTGTTATTTCAGAGAGTGCTTAATTTATTGGAATAAAAGGAAGGAAGTGACAGAATGGCTAAGTTAATACAGCCTTTATCAGAACAAGAATTAAAGCAGGCTACATTAGTCAGTCTGCGCAAAGATTATGGTAAACTATCTAATTTCTATCAGAGAATCATAAATGGTGAACTTATACTTTGTCCTAAATGTGGTCAATGGAAATCAACCAAAATAAATTTTTATCAATCTGATACAAGTCCAGATGGTATAGAACATTATGGATGTCGTGAGTGCATCCTTAATGATTGTACAGATTACGACAAATCTTCTGATACAAGAGTTGATAATAGAGACAAAACTATAGAGACATTTAAGCGTCTTGATTGGTATTTTGATGAAAAGGTATATAACGACCAATTAAAAATATTAGCTGATGGGGTTGGTGAAAAAGTTCGTGGTACTGCTGCTCAACAGTGGATTGTAATGAGAGCCAGCCTCAATGATTATCGTTCAAAGAAGTTTGCTGATTCTATATTCTTAGATGAAGATGAACAAACATTACAGCTTACTTCAAAAAGAACACCTAGAAAAGAAATCATTAAAATATTTGGATCTGGATTTACATCAGAGGACTATTTATATTTACAAGACCAGTATGACGATTGGCGTAGTCGTACACAGGTTGATAGTAAATCTCAGGAAACATATATTATTCAAATTTGTTTCAAACAGTTAGAGATTTGGAAAGCACAGAAAGTAGGAAAAGATACTGATAAATTAGTAAAGTCATTGAACGACCTCATGAATGGTGCAAACCTCCAACCACGTCAGAATGTTGGTAATGCGGCGACTGACAGTCTTACTTTTGGACAGCTCATCGAAAAATGGGAGTTGGAGTCACCTGTGCCAGAAGCTCAAGGTGAATTTGCTGATCCTGATAATATCGGTAAATTTTTAAGAGTATGGTTTAAAGGAAGTTTAATGCGAGCTTTAGGTTTGGATGGTGGTTATTCGCAGGAATACGATGAATATGTCAAACAATATTCTGTAGAACGACCTCAAAACATAGATGACGATGATTCTGTAGATGAAACTATGTATGAAAAAGTATTTGGAAAAGATGAGGTCTAAATGCTTATGGGTAAAAAATTAACAGATAAACAGATTAAAGAAGATCGTACTAGCAGGATTATGAATACGGTTGCTCAAAGAGCATCCTATTATCGAGCTAATCCACATCGTTTCTGTAGTGATTATTTATTTCCAGATACTCCTAATTTTCTCAAAACTTTTCAAAAAATTTTAATTTGGGCGATGGTACATTCTGATTCATTTTGCTTTATTGCTTGTAGAGGAATTGGAAAGACTTTCTTGGTAGCCCTGTTTTCAGTAATAAAGTGTATTTTATATCCAGGTACAAAAATAGTTGTAAGTTCTGCAACTTTCAAACAAAGTAAAGAATTGGTAGGCAAGATAACCGATGATTTTATGCATAGATCGGCTATGTTAAGAATGGAAATAGAACGAACTAGCACTGGTCAAAATGACTGTGGTGTATGGTTTAAAAATGGTTCGTTTCTGGTTTGTAGGGTGGCAAATGAAAATGCCAGAGGAGCAAGATGTAACGTTTTGATAAACAATTGTCTGGCTATATAGAAATATATAGTTGTAATTGGACAAAATCGGTGAAAGCTACGTTGTTATTTAATATGCTAATACCGAGATAACTTATTTAATTGCGAAAGGTAAATAAGTATTGTAACGCATAGTAGGTGAATAAATATAATCCTACCACGAGTGCCCAACACGATTATTTATAGAATAATCAGAGTAAAAAGTTACTCTCCTAACGTTAAACGAGGGTGAAAATGTATGCTGAACTTATAAGAAATTATAAGAATTAATAGATAAAAAACTATTAAGATAACATATGAATTGACGAAAGCAGACTTGTTCCAAAGCATATTATTGATGATATTTTTGTACCAATGTTAAATGCCCCACGATCTCCTGGATACTTAAGTAAGCCTGAATATGCTCATCTCGCTGAAGTAGGACAAAAATTGTTTTTAAGTTCAGCGTGGTATCGCCAAAGCGAATTATACTCTATGCTTAAAGGCTATACTATAAATATGTTAAAAGATGATTCTAAATTCTTTGCATGTGATCTTCCTTATCAATTATCTATTGCATCTAATATTATGATGCGTGAAACAATAGAAAATGTTATGGCAGATCCAGATTTTAACGACATCTCATTTATGATGGAGTATGAAGGAAAATTCTATGGTTCTTCTGCTGATGCGCTATTTAATTTTAATATATTAAATAAACAACGTATTCTACAAGACAGTTTACATCCACTAGAATTTTATAAAGAAGCAGGTTCTCAAATACCAAAAAAACAAATAAATGAAAAAAGAATTCTTTCTGTTGATGTAGCATTATTGGCTTCAAAAAAACATGACAATGATGCTTCTGCATTCATAATAAATCAATGCATATTTTCAAATGATAACTACCCAATTAGTAATATATCTCATATAGATACAAAGGAAGGTTTATTAACTGAAGAACTTGGACTGCGTATGATGAGATATTTTTATCAATATGATATGGATTATTTAGGTCTTGACTGCTCAGGTATTGGACAAGCAATTTTAGATTTTTGTATGCAAGATAGATATGATCCTCTATACGGATGTACATATAAAGCAATGACTGTTATAAATAATGATGATCTTGCTTCAAGATGTAAAGTGAAAGATGCTAATAAATGTGTTTATGCTATTAAAGCAAGTGCAAAACAAAATAATGATATGTGTCTCGCATTACGTGCAGCATTACAGAATGGATATATCAATCTACTTATGAGTGAGACAGATATGGAAGATAGATGGTCTAAGGTAATAAAAGGATATAACAAATTATCCGACAATATGAAGATACAATTAAAACTTCCATACTATCAAACATCTGCTCTAATTGAAGAATTAATAAATTTGGATCATGATGTAGTTAATGGTCTTATTAAAGTCAAAGAGAAATCGGGTATGCGTAAAGACCGTTATAGTAGTCTTGAGTATAACTACTACGTAGTTGATCAGATTAGATTAAAGCAGAAAAAGCGCACCCAATCCCCATCCGACATAACAAAGCTCTTCTCTGTACGAGCACCAAAGAAAGTAACAAGATTTTAAGAAAGGAGGTATATCACATAATTTGAGTAATACAAAAAATACAAAACAACCTATTGTTCAGAAGGTCTACACAAAAACTGATGAGTCTGGTTATCAAGTAGAACGTAAACGAGCGCAGAAAATAAATTTTGCAAAGTTTCAGGAATTGTTACAGAGGAATGTTTCTAAGACAGTTTCCAAAACTTACACTCAGTATACACGAGACTTACTAGACCAGTACGTACAGTCACCTCTTAATAATATAGATAATATTCGTGAAGTATCTCGTTTCTTAACTAGAGTATCAATGCTATATAAGCAGATGATATCTTACTTCTCTACTATGCCGCTCTATACATATAATATTACAGCTCTTGCAGATTATACAAAGGATTTTGATCCTGATAAGCAGCTTAAAAATTATGAAAAAGTATTAAAAATATTCCATCATTTCAATATGGCACAAGAATTACAAAATGTCGTTTCTAATACTATTCGTGATGGTATGTATGTTGGTTGGATGAGTGGTGATGACGAAAATGGAATATTCCTTATGCCATTAGACGTTCAGTATTGTCGTATCTATGGTAAGACTCAAGAAGGAGAATGGATAACATATTTTGATGCCTCGTTTTTTGATAAATCAAATAATAAAGATTTTATTACAGGCGTTAATAATGACGGAGTTGGTGTGTGGGATCAAGTGTTTATTGATGGATACAATCAATACAAATCTGGCGGTAGAGATTATCAATATTTTAGACTTCCACCAGAAAACACATTAACTATTATTGCAAGCACAGATGATGAATTCTATGTGCCACTGCCCTACTTCCTACCCTTGTTCAAGTCTTTACTAAATCTTCTTGATACAGAAAATCTCGTTGCTGCAAAAGAGGAATTGCAGAATTATAAGTTAATCTTAAATAAAATCCCACTTATGGATTCAGATAATGTAGATGATTTTGCAATAAGCTTGGAATTAGTAAATCAGTTTGATGCAATAATTAAAGAGATTTTACCAGATCTAGTTGGTTGGGGCACAACGCCTTACGAATCTTCTCAAGTCATAGATTTTGAGAAGTCAACATCTGCCACAGACACGGATAATCTGAATAAGGCAATGAATAATCTATTTGCAAATGCAGGTATTAATAGGCTTATTGTAAGTTCAGGTGATTCAAGTAATGCAAATGGTATAAAGTATTCAAATGCTAATGACTTAGGCAAGATGTCAGTATATCTTAGACGTATTGAATCTTGGCTAAATTATTGGATTAAAAATCATATTACTGATGGAGTTCATTTACAGATTTTTGATCAAACTCAATACAATCGAGATGATTATATAACTAGAATGAAAGACGCTAGTGCATTTGGTATTGGGAAAATGGATTATATGTGTGCGTTAGGTGATGATCCTTATGTTGCATATAATAAACTTCGTTTTGAAGCATTGGTACTTAATGTTAATCAATATGCTATTCCTTTTAATTCTTCATATACTCAATCTTCTAATGGCGAAGGTGGTAAGCCACTTCTCCCTGAAGAAGATTTAAGTCCAGAAGGACAAGCAACAAGAGATTCTGGAAAAAACGAAGATAAAGGAAATAAGTAAGAGGTGGTACAATATGAAAGAGACTACTCAATTCATCTTTACTTCAGATGAAACAACAAAAAATAACCTAACAAAATTAGGATTCTCAGAAATTCCATCTGGGGGTTCTTTTTTTATATTTATTAATGATTCAACTTTAAAATTCGATGACACTATTTCAATAGATAAAATCGGATTTACAAATAAGTTGATGTTTTAAATCACTCCCTCTTGGGAGAATTTTTGAAGAAGGGAGGAAATATATAATTGAATAAAAAGCTTTTAACTTTAGAAGATCTTTACTCTTTTTATAGTCAAAAGAAAAAGTCTATGAGTTTTAGTGCTGATAAGTCTGGATATAATATTGCGGTTCAAACAAAGGCAATATTTGAAGTAAAAGATGATTTATCGGAAGGATTGTTGTATGGAGATATTAAAGCTTTCCACGATTTGTCCAACAGAAATAAGTCTCATATAAAGACAGATGTTCTTGAAGAAAAAATGATGTCCATCAAAGACCGTCCTATTATGGCTGACATTGTAGATACAGGCGAAACAGATGAAGATGGTAATCTTATCAAAGATTTTTCAGGTCATACAATGTACTATGACGAAGAATTAGATAAAATGATTTATAAGGAAATTCCAGTTGGTCATTTTGTAAACCCTGAAAGTATAAGGCTTGAATATGACAAAGAATTTGACAGAAATTTTGTATGTTCAGATGTTGTGATTTATGAAGAATATACTGATACATGTGATATACTTCGCAGACGCAAAACTGTAGATTGTTCTATTGAACTTGTAATCAGAACAATGCACTGGGATAACACAGACAAGACACTTCATCTTGACGATTTCTATGTACAAGGCTGCACTTTGTTGGGAAAGGACGTTCAGCCAGGTATGGCTGGGAGCAAACTTACTCTTAAAGATTTTTCTGAAGAAAACAATTCTTTATTCTCTTCTATTTCAGAAGATGAACACTCTAAATTAATTGAAACTCTGGATAATCTCAACAAAACTTTATCCAGTCTCAATATAAATTCAAAAACTAATCCAACAATTGAAAAATTTGAGAAAGGAGGAAATACAGAAACGAATATGACAAAATTTAATGAATTACTTAAAAAGTATAATAAAACCGTAGAAGATATTACTTTCGAGTATGAAGGTTTATCAGATGAGGAACTTGAAGAAGTGTTCTCTACTACTTTTGATGAGCCAGAGTCAACAGCTGATCCAGTTTCAACTCAGTCAGACAATTCTGATAAGCCAGATGATGATAATGGTGATAGCTCAGATGATGATTCTACAGATGAGCCAGATAACTCAGAGGAGAAAACTGATGATACTGATTCAGATGATGACAAGGATAAAGATACATATTCTAAGACTTTTGAATTGTCTCACGAGGATGTACGTTCAGCATTATATCAGCTTTTAGCTCCAATCGAGGAGACATTAAATGAGTATTACTGGATTATGTCAGTATATGATAATTATTTCATTTATGAGTCTTGTTGCGGAAATTATTACAAACAGGCTTATACAAAAGAAAACGATGTTATTGCCTTTAATGGTGAGCGTCAGGAGGTATTTGCAGAGTTTGTTACTGCCGATGAAAAGGCAGAGTTAGAGGACATGAGAGCTAACTACTCTTCTATTTCAGAGAAGCTTGCCAAGTATGAAGAGGCAGAGGAAATCGCAAATAAGATGACTGTTTTTGATGATCAGGCATACAGCAAATATCTTGAGACGGACGAATTCAAGAAACTCATGAATATTGAAAATGTAAAGAAATTTACAAAGGATGAGTTAGCTGAGAAAGCAGATGCTGCTCTTGGCAAGGTAGTAAAAACTACAAAGACATTCTCTATGGATGCAGAGGAAACACATAAAGAGACAAAGCCTTCTTTCTTTGCATTTGCTAAGACTGAGAAAGAGTCATCGTTCTTAGATGGATTACTTAAGAAATAATATTAAAAATTGAATATTAATACATTGATTAGAACGCCTACAGACGTTCTTTTTTATTGCAAAAATTTATTAAACAAGGAGGAAATTTAAATGGCAATTTTTACTAATTTAGCTGCAAAAGAAGTCGATAAACATGGGCTTTTCGAGAGCAGTAATTTATGGTCAACAGATATTGGTTCAAATTTTAGTGTTATCGTTCGTGATACAGAAAATGGCAATAAGCCAATTGCGGTAGATAACGGTGTAGGAATTTGTGTACTTGAATTTACAGGTAATGGTCTTGAGGAAAGATATGGTCGTATTGCAAAGGTTGGCGACAAAATCGCTGTAACAGGAGCACCAGCATTAGTTAAGACAGCTCTTACAACTGAACAGGGACAGGCTTATAACTACACAAACCCAGCAGGTAAACCAGTAAAGGCATATGAGATTCAGGACGCATCTGTGCATACAGATATTTTTGGTGTTGCCGACTATCAGTTCAATGATGATTCAGAAGGTAAGGTTAAAGTAGGAAACCTTGTAACCGTTGATGGAAATGGTGCATGGAAGGCTTCTGAAACAAGTGAGCTTGCTACTCTTAAAACAACTAATGGATTCATTGGAAAAATTCACAGTATTTCAGCAGGTACATATTACACAATCGTTCGTATTCAGGTTCTTCAGAACAAGGATATTGCGTAAGAGAAGGGAGGAACAAATTAGATGAAAGATATTACATGTTTTAGTGCAAATACTTTAGCACAGTTCGACAATAAATATGAGAACATTGTTACATTCAATTCACTTATGATGGATGCAGGTAATAATGTGTATGATAAGTATTCAAAAGAGGATACACAGACTATTATCAGAAATCAGTTTGATAAGATTCTTGGTCTTAGCTTTAGAGAAGCTAATTCTATGAAGCGTAGACAGGCATGGAGAGAGCACAACAAAGAAATTGCAACACTCATTGAAAATATTGTAGTAGATAAGATGAACTCAGGTTGGAACACAGCTAATGCTCGTTTCATGGAGTACATTCAGGATGTAAATATTGCAGAGGGTGACGCAAATGAGTTCTTTGTAAATGATAATTCACTTCTTACTGTATCTAAATTCAATGGTTCGACACATGACATTATTAGACAGGCGGTTAAGCCAGGTAAGGCATTTTCTATTGATACCTCTTTCTATGGAGTAAAAGTATATACAGACTTTGTATTATTCCAGACAGGTAGAATTGATTTTGCCGAACTTGTAGATAAGATGTATAAGTCAATTGAGCAGAACAGATACGCTGCTCTTTATACAGCATTTATGTCTATGGATCAGTCTCTTCCAACAGATATGATTTCTGAAACTAAGGTTGAAGAAGCAACAAAAGATGCAATTCTTGCTCATATTGAGTATGTAGCTTCTACAAGTGGAAAAGATGTAATTCTTGTGGCTGCTCGCCCAGCAATCCAGAAGCTTCAGAGTACAGTAAATTATAACTTATTCTCAGATTCTATGAAAGATGAAAGAAATAAGAATGGTATTCTTGGTAACTGGGAAGGTTATGATTGTCTTCCACTTGCTCGTGTAAATAAGGCAGGCACAAGAGAAAATGTATTCTCTGCCGATGATCAAAAGAAGATTTATATTCTTCCAATTGATCCTGAGTTTAAACCTATCAAGAGAGTAAACGAAGGCGATGTTGCATACTATGAGACAGGTATGGACGGTCTGAAGAAGGATATGACGGTTGATGCTGAGCTTGTATATCAGGAAGGTATCGGTGTTGTTGTTGATGAACTCTTCGGAGAAATTAAGATTAAAAATTCTTAATTACACAATAGTATAAATATTTTAAGGAGAGTGTTATTAATACACTCTCCTATTTTATAAGGAGAAAAAGGAATTATGAAAATTTTTGAACTCGCAAAGGAATTAGGTATTACACCTAAAGAGCTTATTGCATTTTTTAGAAAACATGATTATTCGGTATCTAGTCATATGCAGAAGGCGACAGATGAAATGATTGACTTAGCTCGAAAAGAAATTGTTGTTTCTAAGGATACTAAAAAAGAAACTCAAACAGATGAAAAATCCGAGACGAAGAAAATTATATCAGAAAATAAAGTACATAAATCTTATAATCCAGATGATGAAATTCCATGTAAAAGTGTTACGCCTTGGAAACTAACAGCAGTTGGTGTGGATAAAAACACTATTTATCATTGGGAATATTTTGGAGATATCGAGTATTTAAAATATCGTGATTTACAAGCTCTGAGACGAACTGAATATATTACAAAACCTAATATTTTGATTATGGATGCAGACCTGCGTAGTCAGTGGGGACGTGAACTTGGAGATATATATAAATATTTTGATAATATCGAATATCCAGAAGAGTATTTTGATAAAACTGATGAAGAGTTTGAGGAATTACTTCATGAAGCTCCAACTTGGCTTGGTGAAATAATCAAGACTACCGCAATGGCTATGATTCGTGCAGAGAATTATCCATCTATTAGCAAAATTATTCTTATTGATAAAATATTGGGTACTTGTATAAAAGATTTCTTATAAAAGGAGGTAACTTATGCCTTCTCTAAAATATGAAGATATATATAAAAGAGCATTAACTATGATTAATGACCTTGAACTTGCAACTTACACAGAAGAAGATTTTTATGATACTCTTTGTGAATGGTTGCATACAACTTCTTCTCTTCCACTTCTTAGAAAAAAATTCAGTGTATATTCCTTCGATGATGAAATAATGGAATTAAATTTCACACTATCAAATAGTGTTGATGATTTTTACGATTCTGAATTTGTTAAAACAATTTTAGCAAAAGGGATTATTATAAATTATTTTCCATCTAAGCTTGAGGACACAAAGAATCTTGCTACGATGATAGGTGGTAAAGAAGAAAAAAAACTTATAGATAATTACTCGAAAAATATAGAAAGGCTCACACAGTTAAAGCGTGAATGGGAGCTTGAATTATCTCGTCACACTTATTATTTTGGTGAGTATGGTGGTTCTAATGGATAAGTTAGTACCGCATAAATATGGTGAATTTAAAGTTTCTCAAGTAGATTATTATAAGCAGAAATTACGAAAGAAAATTTTTTGGCTCGTGTTATATACTGACAAAAATACAAAGGATGATTTTGAAAATATAGATGTTGTAAAATATCATAAAAATCTATTATTTGAAATTTCTAATTGTAATAAGTTACTACTCTATCCAAAGGATTTTGTAGAAATTATTAACAGTCTTGAATGTGCATTATCTGTATTACAGTCAAATAACTTTAATTTCAATCAATATAAGAAACTTGTGTTTGATGCAGGTGCTTTGCTTCAGAGAATGAAAGTTGGTGATGAGTAATGTCTGTATATGATTTTTACCAACGAAAAATGAAAGTCAATACTTGTTCTACTGGGAAGAGCTATCCTACATTGGGGGAAAAGCTAAAATCTGATTCAGATATGCTTATGAATCTTACGTGGGATAGTGATATTCAATCTAAGATTTGTTACATTTACGACTTTTATCATGACGATCAGCCACGATTAGCTGAAGGTATGACATATGAGAATACAACTAAAACACGCATAGATGTAAAGTTTATTGTTAAGTCATATCAGTCTATGGATAAAGACCAAGTAGATTATTATATCCAGTTTAGACCATCACAAGCAGTCCGATTTTCAGAAAATGATGAATTATATTATTTTGAAACTGATTACAAATCTGTTTATGGAAATACATTTCCTGTAGGCGAATACATTGATATTCCAGACGATAGAGGGGTTTATCATAAATGGTTGATTTGCCGTGAAGAAAGAGCAAACCAATTTCCGAAGTATCTCGTTCTTCCATGTGACTATGAATTGTGTTGGATTGAGATAAATGGTAAAGACAGAATTAAGCGTAGAATGTGGTCTGTTTTAAGAATGCAATCGTCTTACACAATCGGGCAGTACACGGATCGTATATTTACAAGAACAGATAATCAGAATAAAATTTGGCTACCGCTAAATAAACTTACAGAGAAATTCTGGTATACCAATAGCGAAGATACTACAATGAGAATTGTTGTAAGTGCTCCCACTGAACACCCTCTAATATGGGCTTGTACAAAAATTGAGAATATTCAGCCTATAGGTATTCAGAAACTTACAATCTATCAAACTGTTTGGTCTGATAATAGAGATTATATTGAGAAAGACGAAAATGGTAATATTATTGGTATGTGGGCTTCATATTTCGATTCAGAAATCGCCCCAACAGATCCATCCACTCCAACCACTCCCCCATCCTCTATTACAGCAAGAATTTTAGCATCCACTTCAACTATTAAAGTTGGTGGCTCTTATAAAAATCTTACCGTAAATCTATTTAACGATTCCAATGAAGATATTACAACTGAATATGCTGATGCAACTTTTACATGGACTTGCTCTATCGACGATGAAGATTGGACTGATAAAGTTACATGGCGAGCTGGTACAGAATACAATCAAAAGAAAGTAAAGTTTCCTAATGGTATTTCTGTTATCGGCAAAATATTGTCAATTAGGTGTGAAATTGTTAAGGATAACTTGCCAATTGAATCTGAAATTTTGCCGTTGGAATTAACTGAGTGAGGAGGTGTTTTTATATGGCAGAAAAATTAGTTACAAAGAATGATTTGTTAGATAAACTTCGTACATATAAGACAACTCCCGATGATGAAAATATTCAGTATAAAAAGAAAATAGAGAAAGCACTTATGCTTAATCCATGTCTTTTATATGCACTTAATGAAAAATCATTAGAATCTGAACTTTTTGACGATGATGGTAATATCAACTGGGAATGGAACGAAGATACAAAAGAGTATGAACCTCTTGGGGAATGGGATAGATATTTTGGTGGAACATCTAATATCCGTCCTTATTTATTTATTCCTGATACTCAGACTGAGGTAAAACATTATATCTGTTATCAAGTGTCTTTTGATGAAATGCCTCGCTATCAGGATACATTAAAGTATACGAATGTTACATTTACTATTTTTGTTCATGGTAATGACAGAAATGATAAATTAACAGGTATTCCAAGACATGACCTTATCGCTTCTATTATAAGAGAACGATTTGATTGGTCTAATATATTTGGAATGCAAACACATCTTGTGTCTTCTAAGGAGTCCACAACAGATAATAATTATATCGTTCGAACTCTTGTATTCCAAGTTGTTGACACTAATGGAATCGTTAAAACGACTAACGGTATAACGAGTACAAATAATTATCAGTTAAGGCGGTGATATTATGGCACAGCAAAATACTGATATGTTGGATGGACTTCAAGCTGCTGTTCTAACTGAAGCTCAACAAAAAAAAGATAACAAACAAGAATATAAATTTGATCCACTTAAAATGTATTTTAGAGAAGATTACTTTGTTAAAGGTATTCGTATTGTACAGCCGACTATAGGTAATATTCTTAATATTGGTGAGCCAAAATTTTATTCAAGTCTTTCACCTTTTCTGTATAATTCTACTTCTATTCGTGTAATGTTATGGGATTTGCCGCAACGAATAGATTGGTGCAAGGTAAAAGATATTGAAGTATTTAGTATGTTGAAAAGTATGACAGATACTGATAATTCTGCAATTCGATTGTTATTTCCAGATTATAGAATTGAACATATGCAGTTAATGCAGTTTCAAGAAAAAGATTCTGATAAACCTCAATTGTGTTTATATGATTCTGAAAATGATTTTATTTTAAAAGAATCTGAATATATGGAAATAGCTGAATATATCAGAACTTTGCTTAATATTCATCCAAAAGTAGAGAAAGCAAAGGGGAAGACAGCTAAAAAATGGATGATAGATGAAGATAGAATAAATATGGCTCAAAAAGAAGATAAAAATAATTCAACTCTTCTTCCACTTGTTTCAGCTTGTATTAATCATCCAGGTTTTAAGTATAAATTACAGGAACTTAGAAATGTAGGAATTTATGAATTTATGGATTCTGTACAGAGATTACAGATATATGAATCTACAAGAGCTTTACTCGGAGGAAATTATTCGGGGTTTGCTGATATGTCTAAAGTTCCAAAAGAGCAATTTAATTTTATGCGTGAATTACATACATAAATTTAGTAACTTGAGCGGTTTATATCGCTCTTTTTTAATACAAAAATTTAAAAATAGGAGGAAATTATTATGGCTTTTAAATTAGGCGATGTAATTATTGACCGTTTACAGTTTGGTTACGGTGCAAAATCTAATGGTACACCATTATATGCTTTAACTCAGTTATCAGAAATGAGTATTGAAGTAACTGCTGATACTTCTGATATCAAAGATAAAGATGGAAATCTTGTATATAGAAAGTACAATGGTAAAACGGCAGAAGTGAATGGTACAAACACATTCGTAAACTTGGCAGTTATTGAAACTCTTTCTGCAACAGATGCAGAAATTGCAACTGATTCACATACAATTAAGATGCCTTATATCACAACGGTAAAAGCAGGAGAAACACTTGATATTACAGGTTATGTAAAAGATACAATTGTTGTCAATGCTCTTTATAATGGTGCTATGGGACAGGAATATAAACTTGGTTCTCAGGCTTCTGAAAGTGAATTTGCTATTAAACATACTGACGCAGTAAGCACTCCTGGACAGGATGATTATGTAGCTGCAAGTGATGTGCTTACACCACCAACAGATACTAATGAAGTTGAATATGTTGTTAAATATACAAAAGAGGTTAAATCAGGTACTAAGATTGTAAACTCTGCTGATAAATTCCCTAAAGCTCATGAATTGTACTTTAAAGCTCTTGCAGTTGATCCATGTGATAAAGAGAATTTCAAGGCAGTAATTATTCGTATTCCTTCTTTTATTCCAAGTCCAGAATTTACACTTGCACTTCAGGGTGGTGATTCTCAGACAATGGATTATAAAGGTGCTATCTTGGCAGATACATGTTCTGCTGACAAAGTTCTCTTTGAAGTATATTTTATTGACGAAGATGAGACTGCGTAATTTATTTATGAATTATGAATCAAAGGACGGTATTTTTATACCGTCCTATTATTTAAGGAGAAATAAATGGATGCAAAATTAAGAACTTGTTCTGTCTGTCGTAAAACATATAAATATTGTCTTAAATGTCGTGAATATGAATCTTTGCCAACATGGATGTTTGCATTTTGTAGTGAAAACTGTAAAGACATTTATAATATTACTTCTGATTATGAAGATAAACGTGTTACAGCAGACGAAGCAAAAAAGCAATTGGATAAACTTGATTTATCAAGGATTAGTAATTTTGGTACAAGTTATCAAAATACAATCAATGATATTAATAAAAAAAGTACATCAGTCAAGATTGCTAAATCTATTAAAAAGGATGAACAACCTAAAAATGATGTAGAAAATAATTATTTTAAAAAAGCAAAAACTCAAAAAGTTAAAAGCGATAACGATGTTGAATAGTGATTTTGAAAATTTTAATAGGGAACATAATTACTATTTAAATAGTTATTTTGTTCCCTATTTTTTACGTTATATTTGAAAAAGGAATGAAAGGAAAATGGTTAAAACAAATTTAAAAAATGTAAGAGATTATTTGCCACATGAAGTTGTTAGGATCGTCAATCCAAAGCAATATATTCTCTATATAAAGAATGGAGTATTTCCTATTGATGTGTATCCTAGTATAGATGAGAAAACTAACAAGGATATACTGGCAATGGTATTTCTTAAAGAAGATACAATCGAAGTATATAAAAAGTGGTGTAATTATGAACTTAATTGACAAACAAATAGAACCAGAAATAAATCCTGACGGCTGGTGGTGTCAATGTCCTAACTGTTGGACAGAAGTGTATCCAAGACAGAATAAATGTCGAATTTGTGGACAATTATTAGATTGGTCTTGGTTAAAAGAAAAGGATGGTGAAAATTATGTTGAATTGGAAAGTAAGATTTAACAAAAAAAATATTTTATTTATTACACAGGTAATTGTATCTGTGGTAATTCCTGTACTGACATATTTTGGGTTACAAGCAAGTGATCTTACTACTTGGTCAAAAGTATGGGAAACGTTTATGCAAGCAATTAGCAATCCTTATGTTGTAGTAATGGCAATTGTATCATTGTTTAATGCAGTTACAGATCCAACAACAAAAGGAATTAGTGATTCTACTTCTGCACTATCTTATACCCAGCCTAAATAGAACTGAGGTAGTGCAATGGACACAATTAAACAATTAACAGAATTAGATTATAAAGCACTTATTATTGGTATTTCAATAGTGATTGGGGCATTTAAAATTGCATACACTTCTTACTCTTTGATTATATCTAAGTTTGGATTAGAAACAAAAAAGATGCGACAAAAACGAGAAGATCATGAGTTATTAATTGCTACCGCTAAAAATTTAGAACTTCTACAAAACAAACAAAATGAGGACGTAAGACAATCCATTGTACATGATAAAAGAATTAAAGATGATTTAAAAAATGTTACCGATAAAGTAAATGAAATTGCAGAAATTTTATCAAAAATGCAAAAAGCTGATAATGTAACAGAGATGAAAAAATTAAAAGAAAAGCTTGTTGTTTATTATAATAAATATAAAAATTCTGATGGTTGGGATTCAATGGACAAAGAAGTATTTTGGGATTTATTTGACGACTACGAAGCAAGAGGTGGCGATGGGTTTATACACTCAAAAGTTGAACCTGTAATGCGTGAATTAAAAGTTATTGATAAAGAGTAGTTGGTACTACTCTTTTTTATTATGTAAAAAGAGGTGATTAGTATGGCAAATACAGCAAGTAAAATTGTAAAAGTAGCTGAATCAGAAGAAGGCTATTTGGAAAAGAAAACAAATAAATGGCTTTCCTTTAAAACAAAAAATGCTGGTTCAAATAATTATACAAAGTATGGAAAATGGTTTGGTATGAATGGCGTATTTTGGTGTGCTATTTTTATTAGTTGGATTTTTAACAAAGCATTTGGTAAAAAAAAAGCAAAAGAATTATTGTGTGGTGGATTTTCTGCAAGTTGCGAAACTCTCAGACAACAGTTTATTAAAAAAGGAAGATATATCAATGGTAAAAAAACACCAAAAAAAGGATATATTATTTTTTTCAAAGGAACTAGGCATTCAGGTGCAAACCATATTGGAATTGTCACAAAAGTTGCCAATGGTAAAATTCATACAATTGAGGGTAATACTAGTGGTGGATCAACCGTTGTAGACAATGGCGGTTCTGTAGCTCATAAAACTTACTCTATTGGATATGACAAGATTCTTGGATATGGTACACCCAAATATGACGCTGAGAAAAAAGCAAAAACCACAACTACCGCTACGTTATCTGCTCCAAAACCTACATTGAAAAAAGGTGTTAGTGGTGCTGCCGTAAAAACATTGCAGAAATGTTTAAATAAAGCAATCAAAGCAGGGTTGACGGTTGACGGAGTATTTGGTGACGCTACATATAAAGCAGTTGTAAAATTTCAGAAAGCACATAAAATTAGTGTGGATGGTATTTATGGAACGAAAACTTACAAAAAATTAAAAGCGGTAATTAAATAGTATTAGATTATGAAAGAGCGGTTTCTTCGGAAGCTGCTCTTTTGTTATGTAAAGGAGAAAATGATATACAAGAATTAAAATTAACATCTCCTATCGCACCTTCAGTCAACCACTATTTAGGTTGGAGAGCTATTTTAAAAAATGGAAAACCAATGGCGGTAGGATATAAAAAACCAGAAGCAATTAAATATCAGAAAGAATTTGCAAAATATGTAAAGACAGAAGCAAAAAAACAAAACTGGATTAAATCGGATGACAAATCACAGCACTATTATATGGATTGCATCTTCTATTTTGACAGAGTAGACAAAGATGCCAATAACAGTTTTAAGTGTCTTGCCGATGCGATTACAGACAGCGAATCAGTGTGGATTGATGATACTCAGTTATGTGAACGTGTACAAGGGATTTACTATGATTCAGAAAATCCACGAATAGAAATTACAATACGACCTGTTGACTACATTGGAGTTTTTGACAATGCTTCACAGTTTGATGAATTTAAATCTCACTGCATCGGATGTAAAAGATACAAACGAAACTGTAGTCTTCTAAAGAAAGCTATAGAAGGTCGAATTCAAAAAGAAATACATAATGGAGAATGTGAAAAATTCTCACCAATAAATGATTAAAGGAGAAAAAAGGAATATGAAACTTTTAGAGTTTGTAGAAAAGTATAACAACATGGCAAATAGCACATTAAAAGAACAGTTATTAAGTAAAATCAAAATCACTCCATATGTATCAATCATTAAGAAAGATGCTTATGCACAGTTGATTGTAGATAAGACAACATTTGAACAGGAATCTTATGATGATAACGGAGTAACAAAATATCGTAAAACAGATAAGATTAGAGTAAATTCTGTTGCTCAGTATGTACAGTTTTGTCGTGCCGTGATTGAATTATATACCGATCTTGAGATTAACGAGGATGATAAAGGATTTATCAAGGGATATGATGCACTTAAATCATCTGGCTTACTTGATGTTTTAATGGTTGGTTCTGATAAAGCTGATCCACTTATTCCTATGAGTGAATTAAGTGAATTTAAGACCATTTTAACAATGAAACAGTCAGATACTCAGTTTAATGAGACAACCGCTCAGGCGTTTATTAGTAAACAGATTGGAAGAATTTCTGATTTGGCAAATGCTACTCTCACACCACTTATGGACGTTGTAAGTAAGAAACTCGATGAGATTCCAAAAGAAGATTTAGATAAGGTTATTTAGTTTGCTAAAAATGGTGGATTTAAAGAGGTATAAGGTATGAGTAAACACTTAGGTAAAATTATAGTTGATGACATAGTATTACCGTGTGAAGAATTTTATAGAATTGGAAGCGAAACTCTTATGGATAGCGTAAAAAATATTTCTTTGTATTTTAAGGAAATTGATACGCCTGTGAATTTAGTACAGATTTCAAAATTTGAGTTACTATCTAATAACCACATATTCATTGAAGGATGCCTATTCTCTCCTTCTTTTTATAATGCATATGTGGAACACTATACAATTCAAAAATTTATAGAAAATGGGACTTGTATAAATCCAGTAGATCACACTAAAGATGGTAATTATGTTGTGGAATATTATAATTATCGGTTTAAGGAATTTTCATTTTCTCGTAATGAAAATACATATTCGTTTATCTTAGAACCGATTGATGTATAGGAAATTCAAATTTCATGAGGAAATAAAGGAGATAAAATACTATGATTACAGCAACAGAAGCTAGAAAAATCACAGAAGAAAGTCGATTAAAGTTACAGAAAACTATTGACGAGATTAATTACTATATTGATGATGCCATCCACGAGGGCAAACACGCAGTTATGATTGATGGTTTTATTAGTGAGGAAACCGTTGGAACTTTAAAAGCATATGGTTATTCAGTGATTGAAGCTGACACACTCAGGTGGTATGGTAAATAAGAGGTACATCATATATGACAATTAAAGAAGTAAAAAGAAAATATAATTCAGAAACTAAACGCAGAGAAAGATACCTTGGTGACAGAGAGTTTCATTCTCTACAAGAAATTAAGGATTACTGTAGAAGCGATACAATGTATAACAGAAAACCAGCTCCTGATGAAGTAGTATATACTTTTATGTTAATGGATACTCAAGAACAGATAGACATATCTGTTCAGTATGGACTAGATGAGGATAATGAGAAATACATAAAATTGGATTATTGGTTTTAAGCGAGGAATTATATGGATAATAAAAAATTATATATTTGTGTTTCTAGCGGAAGTCCAGAATTTTATTTGACATTTTATGGTGAAGAAACAACTGATATTAGACAAGCTGCAAAATACACATCGAGAAGTTGTGCGAAAATTATTGTAGAGGATTATAAAAAGAATCATAAAAAAGCAACTGACTTATTTTTTGTTGTAGAGGAATATACCGAGGATTAAATATTTAGGCTCTATACGTGTCAAAGCGTATGGAGCTTTTCTTATGGAGAGTGGTAATACTGCTCTCCTATTTTAGTGTAAAAATAGTGAAATTATAGTGAAAATTTTGGAGGTGATGAAATTGGCAAAAAATATATATGCAGATTTTAAAAAGAAGTTAGATAGAATTGAAAATCATATTGCAGAAGAAGTTGCACCACAAGCAAATGAACTTCTAAAAGAATCTGTTAAATATTCATTGATAGATTGGTACAACGACTATACTCCACAGTCTTATGAAAGAACATATAATTTTATGAAAATCCTTGACTCTACAAGAACACGAGGTAAAGGAAATGTTCTTCGTTTTTCGGTTGATTCAGGTGCAATGGATTCATATGTCGGTTGGCTTGGTCAAAGTTTACAGCCAAGTACAGCTTTCGATTATATGTTTATGGATGGAGAACATGGTCATGGAAAATGGATGATGCATCAATCATTACCTCCATATATGTATGTTGAACGAGACATTGAAAGTGGATTTGGTGGTCGCTTAGACAAAATTATAAATAACAGAATAGAACAAATTTTGAGAAAGTGAGGTAGAAAATGCCAGGTACATATCAGTATGATGTAGAAATTAAATCAAATGTAGCAAAACTACTTTCAGATATGAAACAAGTACAAGACAGATTAGACACTGTTGAGGGCAAAGAATATAAAATCAAATTGAATGTCGATGAAAAGAAATTATCAAGTGTAATTTCTAATCTCGAAAAGATGCTTGACTCTCTTGGTAAAGGAACAGGTGATTTTAAACAGTTTGAGAATTTATCAAAAGAGTTATCAAGTGTTGTATCAGAAGTACAGAGTTTAAGTAAAGCTTTTGGCAAAGTAGATGATTCTGGTGCTAAAACACTACTCTCTTCTATCCAGAACATTGATAAGTCACTTTCTGAACTGAGTCAGAATATTCTCAATGTTAATAAAAACATGAGCAATATGGGTGGCAATACGAGTGGTGCTGTCAAACAAGTGGAGAATATTAGTAATGCATATCAAAACGCTACAAAAGAAGCTGAGAAATTGGCTGACGCACAGAGTAAGATTGGACAGAAAACGAATATTTCAAGTGGTTTAGATTCAAACATATCTAAATATCAGGAGATTGTATCTTTAGTAAAAGAATATTATGAATTAACAAGTAAAATAAAACAACCAACTTTAAAGCATCAATCACGACCTGAAGATTATGACAGAATTGATGGATATTTATTAAAGAAAGCTCCACCAAAAGTTGGAACAACTGATATCGAAAAAGACATCAACGACAGATATCATAAAATGGCAAAGGGTGTTAATGAGGGTAATGATTTTGCAATTAAAGCAATGAAGTCTGCAATTCAGAGATATTGGTCTGATGTAACAGAAATGCCTTCGGATAATAAATTATTATCTTCAAGAAAAGTTATTCCTTATGGAAACAAAAGTCAAAAAGAAGAATATATAATTCCTAAGAAATATCAGGATATGGAAAAATCTGTTATTCAAGAAACTATAGCAATGAATAAAAATAACATCGCTTATGAGGAAGAAAGAAAACAGATTGAAGCAAATAATTCTGCTTTAAAAGAAAGAATGGATCTTATCCGTAATACTATAAAGAGCTATGATAAAAATCCTGATTATAATGGCGAATATAGAATGGGACTTTCTTTAAAGTCTAGTGATAAAGGTAAGACCGATATTTTTAGCTCAACTTCATCTATGTCTCAAGAAGAAATGTTACAAGAAATTTGTAATATGCTTGGCGTGGAAATTCCTAAAAATGTTGATAAGGCTAAAGAAGCTATCAAGGAAGTCGCTTCTGCTACTGCTACTACAGAACCAAAGAAAGACGCATTTCCTGATAAAGATGATTCTGCATCTGTAGAGTCTGCTACTAATTCCATCAAAGAAGAGAATAATGTATTAGAGCAGAATACTCAGAAAGTTAAAAAGAACACACAAGCAAAAAAAGAAAATGCTAATGTAAATCTTAACAAATATGATAAGCGGTTAGATTCTTATAATGGCAAGGTTACTAAATACAAAACAACTATTGGCAGACTTAAAGACGGTGGTTGGGCAAGTGACCCTTATGAAAAAAATGTCAATGCTGTAGAAAAAGCTGTTGGTAAATATGAAATCCTACTCAATGAATTAAAAAATAAAGATGCAAGTTTAGTAACAAATAAAGATATTGAAAAATTGAATGAGTATGAAAGTGCCATTAAGAAAACCATTGCTACAGTTACTAATATGTCTGCTGCTGAAAAAGGGTATAATGCTGTTTCAGGTCAGAAAGAATTAGATAAAATTCATAAACTTCTTAATGAAAATAGTAAAATGTCTTCTAGGGCTAAAGCTCAAATCAAAGCATTTTATAAAGAAATTGAAAGCGGAAATCCTAGTATGAGCCTTGATAAAATTCATACTGAAATCATGAAAATCGTAAATGCTGAGGTTGAAGCTGGACGTGGTGGTAAGAGTTTCTTTAACACTTTAAAGAATAGCGGATTCCATCAGATTGCTGCTCAGATGGCAGGAATGGTTGGTGTGTATGATGTTATTAATGTAATCAAGCAAGCTGCGTCTACTGTGACTGAGCTGAATACTCAGATTACAGAACTTGCGAAAGTATCTGAACAGTCATCAAAACAGATTTACGCTGACTTTGACAGTTATGCAGATATTGCAAAGGAAGTCAGAGGTACAATTTCTGATACTATTGCAGCCACCGCAGATTGGTCAAAAAATGGATATAGTATTCCAGACGCTAAACAATTAGCTGAAGTTTCTCAGTTATATAAAAATGTTGGCGATGGAATTGACATTGATACAGCCAACGAGTCGCTTATCTCAACCTTAAAAGGTTTCAAATTAGAAGCTAAAGAAGCTGAACATATAGTAGATGTATTTAATGAGGTCAGTAATAACGAAGCCATATCAAGCGGAGGCATAGGCGATGCCCTTCAGCGAAGTGCGGCTTCATTTAATGCAGCAAATACATCTCTTGAAAAATCCGTAGCACTGGTAACTGCAACTAACAGTGTATTGCAAGACCCAGAAAAAGTCGGTTGTACATATATTGCCGACCTTTACAGTAATGTAATGAAAATAAAAGTAGCTATATCGGTTAATATCCAGAAGTGGACAAGACCGAGCAAAGACTTATATGTTGTAATATAAAAAGAGAATATATAAAGGGAAAATATGAATATAAAGGAGTGATTAATATACCAATAAAAGGGCAAAGAACAGGATATACCATTAATTGCGAATATTGTGGAAAAGAGATATATCAAACAAAAACACAATACAATCGTGCAAAACATCATTTTTGTAGTAATGTCTGTCATAAAAATTATGAACGTCAATTTATTTTTGAAAATAGAACTTGTCCGATTTGTAATAATATATTTGAAGCTAGTAAAAAAAACAAACAAAAATTTTGTTCTGTACAATGTCAAAATAAATGGCAAAAAACCAATATAGGTGAAAAAAATGTTCGATTTGAAGGTAAGATATGTACATGTGATTGGTGTCATACAAAAATAACTGTTGATAAATCTAATGTCAAGCGGTTTCATTATCATTTTTGTTCTGATGCTTGTAGGCAACAGTGGTATAGCAATATTTATTCACAATCAGAGGAATGGAAAGAAGAATCAAGAATTCGTGCAACAAAGATACTTGAAAATAGAAAGATAGATACAAATACCAAGCCACAAGTTATTATTAATCAGACATTAGACGAGATGAATATCAGATATACGAATGAAAAAAATTTTAAGTATTATTCTATGGATAATTATTTAGATGATTACCAATTGTCAATAGAAGTAATGGGCGATTTTTGGCATACGAATCCTATAAAATATAGCACTTATCCTACCTCGAATATTCAATCGAATCGTATCGTTAAAGATAAAGCAAAACATAAATATATTAAAAAATATTTTAATCATGAAATTCTATATCTGTGGGAAGACGATATTTACAATAATTTATTACTATGTAAACGATTAATCCAAAAATATATATCTACAAATGGTATATTAGAAAATTATCACTCTTTTAATTATCATTTAGAAAATGATTCTATTGTTTTAAATTCATCAATTATTCTCCCTTATTTTTAAATTAACATAATGCAACATATAAGAATGCGTAACGACTGTAATACTTTGCATGGTAACATGTTGAGTTTCGCTACTCTCCTATTATATAGGATGAAGATCCAGTCTGAACTGTTGAATAACACCTCTATGAATTATATTCATAGTTGCCACGCTATAACAAAATGAAACGTGGGAGTTAGCCCGTGTGACTAACCGCCATAGTATTTATGGTCAGTACCACTTCACATGTGGGAAAGTAACAGAATGAATATGTGGAAAACTGTAAGTGCCAGGATTCGTGGAGCTGACACTGAATTAAAAGAAATGGGCGAAGATACCGATGGAATGGTTACGTCTAGTTCAAAATTACAAGCTTTAATCAAAGGCATGACTGGTTTCGATATTATGGAATCAGACGGAAAAACATTTAAAGATATCTACGATATCATTATAGGTATTGGAGAAAAATGGAATGATTTAAGCGATATTAATCGTGCAAGTCTTCTTGAAAAATTAGCTGGTAAAAACCAAAGTAACGCTCTAGCAGCAGCCATTTCGCAAGTTGACGTTCTTAAGAAATCCTACAAAGAAGCAACTAATGCTGAGGGTTCAGCTCGTGAGGAAAATGAAGAATACGCAAAGTCCATTCAGGCTTCAATTGACTTAGCTCAAGCAAAACTTGAAGAATTAGCAAATGATCTTCTTTCTTCCGATTTTCTAAAAGGTCTTATCGACTTAGGTGGAACTGCACTAGATATACTCAACGGATTATTTAACGGTTTACAAAATATTAGTTCATTAGGAGGTAACATTTCGTCTCTTGGTGGAGTATTAGGAACTGTAGGTGGACTAGTCCAAAGTTTAACGGGTCATGGTGAAATTGTACTGCGCCCATCGTTATAAGATTGAAAATAAAGTCTTTCAATTAACGTAGCGATTGCAAAGATCCTTTTGTGTACTTTAAACACAATAAAACAAAATCCTGAATAATGCTGGGAATTCCTAAAGCCAACAAGCCACAATTATCAAGGAAACGAAGATAATATGGTGCTAATAGCAAAACAAATTGTTGGATGTCATACCCATGAAAATTGGTTAGAATGACGTAGTGTGTTAAGTCATACAATATGTATATTGAAATGTATACCTCTATTACAATGGATGGTCAATAGGTAGGTTGTGTAAAACAACTGAAAGCAGTCGTTGGCTAAGTCGTATGTTACGATAGTTGTCTTGTAGTGACGCACAAGAATGTCAACGGTTCAGAGGCTGGCAAGGGTAGGCAGATTTGTAGACTAATACTCTTCTGCTTAGATATACAGTCCAGATTTGCGAAAGCAAACGTAATGCGTTAAAGTTATATTATGATGACTTCTGAAAACATGTAATATAACTTTTGAGAACAAATGTTCAGAATTGTGTTTTGTCGATCATTGGTATATAATGGTAATATTAAATACTAATGATTGGGGAAATACTATGACAAACTCAGATTATATATTATTTTTAGACGAAAGTGCAGAAACAAAAACAAATCCATATATGTTACTTGGTGGTATCATAATATCAAGAAATAATTATAAAAAACTTTTAATACCATCTATACAGGATACAAAATCTATTTTAGGAAACCCTAATATTGTATTTCATTATACAGATATGCTTAAAAAGCAAAAAGATTTTAAAATTATGTGTTCAAATGTCGATATGTGTACTAACTTTTGGGATTCGTTAAGAAAAAGTATAAAAGAAGTAGATTTTAAAGTAATAACTTCATATACTAATGTAAAGGAGTATCTTGATGAATATCCTAAATTTTCTCATGATATATACGAAATACTTTTCTCTTCTATAATAAATAGTTATATACACTTTTTAATAAAAAATAAGGCTCGTGGAAGTATAGTATTTGAATCAAGAGAAGAAACGCAGAATAGAAAAATACAAAAACATTATTTTAATATTCTACAAAATGGCACTAACATTTACATTTCAGAAGCAATTGATAAATATATAACCACAACGAGTTTTACGGTAAAAGAAGAAAACAGCATTGGGTTACAAATAGCAGACATCGTTGCATATAATTGTATAAGACATATCAATGGGTATAAAATTCAACATTCTATGTGGAATGTTTTAGAACCCAAAATATATGATGGCTATAAGGATAATACTAACTCATATGGGTTGGTAAAATTATTTTAATATTGACAACAAGTTTATTATTTGATATAATACTTCTTACAAACAAGGAAATGGGTGTCCATTAGCCTTGACTTGTATCATATCAAACAGAAATGGGTGTCCATTAGCTGATAGATATGTGACATTAGGAAGGATTTTAAACAATTGTCTTTTGACATGCGTTTAACACACGAGGTAATACAGAGTCATATTTTATGGCTCTGTATTATTTTTTGTAGTTTATTATTCAATTAAAAATTACTCTTACAATTATTACAATGCCACTGTTTACTATTTCTACTCATACTAAATATACCAAATAATGCAGTATGCGCAACCTTTGATCCAGCAGTTATCTTTTTGATATTGGTAGATTTACAATATGGACAATGAGGAGTATTATTATCCTCTTCTATCTTACTACTCTCCTGCTGTTTCAAATTAGCCTTGAATTGACTCATCTTGAGTTGGTATTCGATTGGATCATTCTCATGAAGTTTTGTCATGGCTTGGATAAAATCAGGATCGTTGGAAATTCTTTTTATGTCCATAATATATTCTTCTATAAAAGAGTTTTTCGTATGACAAACAGGACAGGTATTATTCGTTCCAGAATATTTAATAATGTCTTCTTCTGAAAATACCATATGACATACGTTACATTCTTTTTGCATATTAAATTCCTCCTATATAATATAATTTGTCAGAAGCATTTTATTTTATATACATTATACCATATCATTACAGGCAGTACAATATGATAAGGAAAATGGTTGGTCAGGAATTATTGTAGATACTATTAAAGCTAAAAAAGGAATTGTTGAAGTAAGTGATGAAGCAAAAAAATTCTTCGAAGTTACCAAGGAATGGGATTTTAGCTTAGCAAAGAAAAATTTAGGTAATAATAAGGAAGCAACAGAAGAATGGATTAAACAGTTAGATTTATCAGACGAATCATTAAAAAAATTTCTTAAAGATTGGGACGGTTCAGGAGATATTCAAGAAGCATTTACTGCTCGTATGAAAGAAAGTACAAAAGATCTTACTCTCTTCCAACGTGCAGGTAAAGCGGCAGGAACAGCAGTAAAAAGTCTTGTTGCGACAGCAGGTAGTATGTTGGTATCATGGGGTGTTGGAGAATTATTATCAGCGGTGATAAGTGGAATTGATTATTTTGCAAATAAAATAGAAAGAACTGCTGAATCTGCAAGTAATTTTACAGGTTCGATAAAAGATTTCCAAAGTGAGCTTTCTACTAATAATGAACAAATAGATGATTTGTCTAAAAAATACAAAGAGCTTTCAAATGGAGTTAGTGACACTGGACAAAACTTAACTTTGACTTCTGACCAATATTCTGATTATAAAGATACAGTTTCAAAATTATCTGATTTAATGCCAGATTTAACTACACAATTTAATGAACAGGGTGAAAAAATAGGTTTTGTTGGTGGAAAGTTAGATGATGTAAATAAGAAATATAAGGAATATATAAAAAATAAAGCGAAACGCTATATTTCTGATGGCGATGAAGACGGGAACACATTTTCTGATGTTTTAAATGATTTTAATAATGAAAATGAGCCAGGGGAACATTCTTATAGTAAGGGATGGCGTGATATAATTAGTGGTGTTGGTAAGGGTGCAACATTTGGATTATATCAAGGAGATTTGGGTTCAGAACTATTTGGTGGAACAGAAGGTTTTGGATTAAAGGAACAAAAAGATATCCTAGACAAGTTAAAAGGAATAAAATCATATGAATGGCAAAACACTTTAGATGATTTATGGTTTGGTGATAATAATCAAGTTAATTTGGTTGAAGATTTGTTGGATGTAGACGTTGATGAAGTTTACAAAATGACCGATAAGGAATATTCAGAACTACAAAAAAAAATAGTTTCAAAAATTCAAAGCATTCAAAGTAAACTTGATGTCAAAGCCACTCAAATTGCGAGTGGTATGCAAACAATGATTACTGCAAACGATGATTATTGGGATATTAAAGATGAGGATGTTAGAAATGGATTGTCATCATTGGTTTCTTCATTTAACTATGATACACTTACTAATCTTGGGATTGATTTAGGTAATCAAGATGATATTCAATCATGGATAGATAGTATCGTATCTGATGTTAAATCTAATAAAGGAAAAATTAACGAAGCAATTGTTGGTTTGTTTAAAATTGATACAAGTAAATTAGATCCAATTGAAGCAAAGAAGTTAATAGATGGTTATATCAATGTAATAATTAATGAACTTAAAGCAAATGGTAAAATTAATGATGAGCAAGCAAAAACTATCTTAAACGCAATAAAAAAGAGTTTTGGCTTTGATGATGTTGACGAAAAAGAAAAGAGCTATAAAAATTTATTGAATCAGTCATTCAATAAAAAAACAAAGCAAAAGTCTTATGACAAAGATGGCAATGTCAAAGAAGAATACTTATATGATGGTAAGCGAGCTTCCGAAATTTTTCAATGGGCAGATAAAAACAATGTTACTGAAGAAGAGATAAGAAAGATCAAAGAAAATGGAGATTCTTACGGCAGTACAATTGAGGATTTAAACAATGCTCTAATGGAACTTCGAGGAGAAGCAGACAAAGCAAACAAAAAGTCTTTTTCAAAGGCATGGTCAGATTTAGATAATGTTGATTCAAAATCTGATATGACAGATACAAAAAAAGAGCTACTTTCATTAGCAGAAGCAGGGAAGTTGACAAAAAAAACTTTCAAAAGCGTTAAAGGCTCTGATTCTTTCTTGGATTTGATGGGATTAAAAGAAAAAGATATTGAAAAAGTAAACAAACAAATCAATAAAATCGTTGATTCTGTAAAACAGTTATCTTCTTTAAAAACAGGTATTTCTGCAATAACTTCTGCTTATGATGAAAAGAAGGAAAGCAAAAAAAACACGGTATCTTCCTCAACATTAAATTCATTAGGCGACACGCTTGGAGTTTCAGAATGGAGCGAAAAAGATAAGGAAGTTTGGGAAAACTATAAAGACACTGCTGGCAATAGTAAGAAGTCATTGTCTCAGTTAAAAGATGCACAAGATAAGCTTGCAAGTTCTTATGCAAATTCTAATAATTTTTTAGCAAATTTGAATTCTCAAAATAAGAATTATTATATTTCCTTATTGAAAGAAATGGGCGTTGTTAATGCAGAAGAAATTGTCACAAAGAAATTAAGGAAAGAACAAAAGAATTTATCTATTGTAAAAAAAGAACTTGGTTTTGAGTCAGAAGATTTAAATGATTCAACAGTTTCTGAAATTTCTAGGATGTATGATTCTGAAACCGCCTCCAAAGCTGCTAAAAATGCAATGTTTGATTTGACACTTGAAAAGATAAGGAATGGTCAAGTTAAGATATCAACTGCTGCGGATTGTACTGCTTTGTTGAATATGGCACAAGCGGCTGGTATTGCATTAAGTAAATTAAAAGAATTGACTAATGCAAGTATCGAAATGAATCTAGCAGAAAGGCAAACAAAAGATGCAGATTCTTTACAAGACGCATTGAATTCTGGTAGAAAAACATATGTTAGTTCTTCTGGAAGTGTCCTAAAAGCATCAGAATCAAAATTGGCACATCTTAGAAACATGTCTAATTCGAATAGATTAAAAGCACAAAAGAACATTGATAAGTATGCTAAAAAACATAAGGATGATTACAAGTTAAACATTGAACTTACAAAAGGTAACAAGTCAAACGGTTCTAAGGGAAAAACCAAAGGTTCTAAATCTAAATCAAAATCTTCTAACTCAACCGTAATTGACTGGATTGAACGCAAGCTTGATAGATTAAACACCAAACTTGATCTTGTAAAAGCAAAGTATGACAATCTTCCATCTTCTTCTAAATCAAGTACTGCTCTTTTGAATGCAGAGAATAAAAACCTAAACGATCAAATTAAGATTCTCAAAAAGGTTCAATCTGTTAATAATAAGTCTTATTCAAAGTATATGAAAAAGGCAAAAAAATCTGCTACTTATACAATTGGCAAAGGAAAGAAAAAGAAAACTTATAAGCTTAGCAAGTCTCTTAAAAAGAAGATACATAACGGTCGAATCAAAGGTAGCTATAAAAAACTTATTGCTACTTATGGAGAACCAAAAGCAAATGCTATTCAGAAGTATCAAGATTATTATGATAAAGCTCAATCTTCAAAGAAAAACTCACAGGATGCAAAGAAATCAATCACTGACGCTAAGGTTGAAAAACTTACTAATGCACAGAATTATTATGATACGTTGAATGCAATGAATCAGGCATATGAGTCTACTGCTAAAGGTCTGTCTAAAAACAATTATGTTCAAGAACAGATAGAAGCAACTAAACAATCATATAATTATCAGATTAAAATTGCAAAAGCACAAGGCGATTATAATAAGAAAAAGCAGTTAGAACAAGAAAAAGAAAAAGCAATTCTTGATTTGCAACGTCAAAAAGTTGAAAATATTAAAACATTCTATGATAATCAAGTTGGATTATTAGACAATGACAAACAAGATATTCAAAACCGAATTGACCTTATTGAAGCAAGGGGCGACATTGTTAGTAAGGGATATTACAAAAATCTTACTAGTGAAGATAACGCAATCATTGCTAAACGTGAAGCAGAGTTAAAAGACTTAAAATCACAGCTTTCCACTACAGACCAAGGAACTGATAATTGGTATGAATTGCAGAATGATATTCAATCCGTAGAGAATGAAATCAATGACCATAAGAAATCTGTATACGAAAACACAAAAGCAATTGGTGAACTTAATGATAAAATGTATGAAGCTATTTATGCTGTTTCTAGTAACTTAAATGCAGAGCTTGATACAATTAGTTCATTAAAACGTGGAGAGGTATCTGATTCCGACACTGGTACATTGACCGATACTGGTTTTTTACAACTTTATGCTGCTGGTTTATCTTATAGTGCTACGAAAGGCACTGCTGCGGAAGCGAATGCCAGACTAGCAGAAATTATTAATGCTAATAAGAGCGGAAAAGTTCTTGAAGGTTACACCTCTTTGCAGGCACAAAAGGACGCAGAAGCTCAACTTGCTAAAGACGCACAAGACCAAGTAACTTCGGTTAAAAGCTATGGTGATAAGATTATTGAAATCATCAAAGATGCGATTAGTTCAGTGGCAGACCATTTGCAAGAAATTATTGATGCTAGGAAAGAAGCGCTTAATGAAGAAAAAGACCTTCGTGATTATGAACGTTCCATTTTGGAAAAAACTAAAAATGTATCGTCTTTACAGAAACAGTTTATGGCTGTTAGTGGAGACACTTCTGAGGAAGGAAGACTTAAAGCTGCACAATTGAGAAAATCATTAGATGAAGCACAACAGGATTTGCAGGACGCTGAGTACGATAGATACATTAGTGATCAGCAAGAAATGTTAGACAATATGATGAATCAATTTCAGGATTTAATGGAAAAACTTCAGAAAGATGAAGATGCATTACTTCAACAAGGAATTAAAGCAATCAACGATCAAAAGGGCGTTATGCAACAAATCTTTAACAAGACTGCTGAAGAGTATGGTTATCCTACCTCTACAAATTTAACGGAGTTGCAGACCGCACTAACTACTGGTCGTATCACTGCTGACATTATTAATTCAGCAAAAGATGATAGTGTTACCTCCGTAATTAAAACAGAAGTTGAGAAAATTGTAAAAGCTTATGGTGATGCAAAAAGTGGAACTGGTGGTGAAACTCCTTCAACTGGTGGTGATAAACCTAAACCTAATGGTGGAGATGGTGGCAATTACACTGGTGGTACTATAACCACAAATACAGGTAATGTTATTCAATATACGAATGGTAAAACAACATGGGGAAATGAAAAAAGTACATTTGCTGGTGGTTGGAAAAACTCTCTTAAACATTGGTTAGAAGCAAATGCCACAGGAAAAAAGAAAGCAAAAGTAAAAAAAGCTGAGAAGGGTAAAACATATAAAAGCGATTTGAATAATGAGTTATCTAAGAAGTTTGGCTATATATTATCTGACAAAAATAATGGTTTGAAGGAAATTCAAAAGTTTCTAAATATAACAAAAAATGATAAAGATTGGAGTTCTAACGGTTATGTTTATAAAGAACTAAAAGATCTTGCTTGTTTTAGAACTGGTGGTATTGCAAAATTAGTAAAACCACAAGGCGAAGATGGGATTGGATGGTTTCGTAATGGTGAAGGATTTGTTAGACCAGAAAATGTACAAGACATTCGTGATTTAATGGATGTTACGCCAGATTTAACCAAACTTGTTGCTAGTTTTTCTAATCTGCAAAATGTTAAACCATTAGATAAAAATGTAACCAAAAATGTTTCAATTGATCATATTACGTTTGAACTTCCAAATGTTCAAAATACTGTTGATTTTACAGATACGATTAAAACCCCAAGTCAGCAAAAAGCCTTTGCTGCCGCAATCGGTGATGCGTTTAACGGAAAGAAACTTAATATAAATCGGTATTGATTTTAATATCGGTATGTGATATGATTGTATTTAGAAAAAGTGCTACCCGTATAGCAAGCGGTTAGCCCAAAATAATTGAATTATAATAAAGATTATAACCGCTTAGTTTGGTAGACTGGGGCGGTTATTTTCGTTTGCCGATCGTATAGAATAAATCGGCGACTGCTGTAAGCATTATCACAAATTGTATAACCTGATCTAAAGACATAACTGCAATCCCCTCCCTCACTTAGCATTTCTTCATGGAGAAGATGTCTATGTAAACAGAGGGTATCAGTCCCTCTGAGAGAAGGACTAACCGCCTACCACTTTAGGTAGCGCCTAAATAAGTATATCACAAACAATCGAATAAAGTCAAACTTAGGCACTCTTAAGAGAAATCTGATGAGTGTCTTTTTATTTAGTAGAAAGGAAAATATTATGTTTTTTAGTAGAAAAGATGATGTATTAGATTTAGTAACAAAGGAAAACCACAAATTAAAGAAAGAAAACAATGCATTAAAAAATAAACTGAATGCAATTTCTCAATATAAAGAGGAATACGAAGAACTAATTAAGCAGACAAAAGAACAAAAACAAAGATATATCAAATTAAATGATAAATTGGAAGAATTAGTTTCATTATGTGAAACAGAATTAGATTCAATCAAATAAAGAAAATAAGGATGGTGGTTTTGTAATTGAATGCACTTAATTTTACATATGACGGTGTATCGTCCGAAGATATGGGCATTATAATGTGTTCTTATGATGGTGATTCTGAAATAACAACTGTTGGTTCTAAAGTAGAATTTTCTACAGCAAAATCACCTAATTCATATAAATGGTTAAAAACAAATGCAACATATACAGAACAACTAACGTTTACTTTTTCGCTAGGTAAGAATCCGTGTATGATAAATGACGAAGAAATGTATTTTTCATCCGAAGAGCAGGCGGCTGTAATTCGATGGCTAGTACGAAAAGAATATCATTATTTATGCTTCTATGATACGGATAGTTTCGAGAACATTTATTATAACTGTTTTATGACGCTAGAGAAGAAGCAGATTGCTGGTAAAACTATTGGTTTTACTGCAACTGTAACATGTGACGCACCTTTTGGTTGGTCGGAAGAAAGAACTGCAACAGTAACAACTGATATTAATAAGGTGTTTGATACTTCACAGGAAATTGGTTATATTATTCCAAATACTGTCGTTACTGCCCTATCTGATGGGGATGTTAGAATTTATAATGATAATACAAACGAAACTACAGTGATAAAAAATTGTAAAGCAAATGAACAAATTACTCTAACGGATATGATGAGAATCTCATCTTCTATTGAACATAAAAATCTCTATGATGATTTTGGAGATTGGGTATTTCCTAAAATTCAAAATTCTTATAACAACAATGTAAATACATTTGAACTCACAAACTGCAAACTAAATATAAAATGGCGAGAAATACGGAAGGCGGTGATTTAATTGTCAATGGAAAGCGAAATTATTCAGAATCCTTTTTATCATTATACCTATGTGTTTGACAAAAACACAGGTAATTTAGAGTATCCTGATGTATATCTCTTAACAAAAAGCCTTCATAAAAAAGGTCAATTATATCCTGTGGCTAATCTCAAGATTGTTGTAAAAGCAAATGATGTTGATGAAGTGAGTTTTGATTTTTACAAATACTATGATGATATTGAACAGGAACAATACAAGCAGTTAAAAACAGACAGTGTTGTATATGTAAAAGGGTTTGGTTGTTTTCAGTTAAAAGTCAGTGAGTACGATAAAGAAGAAGGTATTTGTAAAAGCGTGAGCGGTGAATCATTAGCAAATACAGAATTAGCAAATATATTGGCAACTCTTGAAATAAATACAGAGAATGATATATTGGTATCTGATTACGAAAATGAAAATGTAACAGACTATATTCCTACCGTATTCTATCGTGATCCTGAAAAATATGATAAATATTCTTGGACTACTGCAAATGATAAACTATCAGTAGAAGAGAAAAAACAAAAGTTGAAAGACTCTTCTCTTTTTCACCGTATTTTATCTTATGCACCACATTATGAAATTGGACATGTGGACGAAAGTTTGTATTATGTACAAAGAACATTTTCTTGGAACAATACATTCATTCAAGATATTTTTAAAGAAGTTGGCGAAGAAGTAGGTTGTATCTTTACATTTGAAACCTATCTTGATGATAATGGTAAAACTGTTCGTAAGGTTAATGCATATGATATTTCTTATTGTACTAAGTGTTTTAAAAACACAGCAATGCAGTTATCTTACAAAACGTTTGATACTAGTAAGTTTCGCTCTATTACAAATGGGGTGTGTGACAACTGCAATAGTTCTGAATATGTATATGATTATGGTAAAGATACTGACATTTTCATCACAACAGAAAATCTAACTGATTCAATTACTCTTCAGCCAGAAAATGAAATCAAAAATGTGTTTAAAATATCTGGTGGAGATGATGATATTACGAGTGCAGTTCAAGCACTTAATATGGGTTCATCTAAACTCATGATGTTTTCAGAAGAAACTAAAAACGAAATGAGTGATGAACTGAGAAAAAAATTTGAAGATTATATTAAAGACCAGTCTTCTATCTCATCCACTTATGAAACTTTGATCGAAACACAGTCAAACGTATATGACTTAATCCAATATCTTCAGTCAGGGAAAATGCCTCAGTTAGCAGATAATACAAGAGACATTCAAGAAGAAGTGAAATATTTACTCTCTTCTATTACAACAGATTATAAAAACAATTTTTATATCGAGTCTTATAATAAGGGTGAAAAATGTTTTTCTGGTCATGAACTAACAGTATCCGCATCTTCTATTAAAAATCTATTTACCCTTTATTTGGATAAAGGATATTCAGTAAGAGTTTCTAATGGTGATATTGGAGACAAGGAAAACGAAACAGATACTTATATTCGGTGGAATGGTATAATTACTGTTTACGAAACGTCAAATTCTGATAATTATGCCGAAATTCATTGTTCAAAAACGGATACAACTTATGTTGAATATAATCAGATCACTGCTGAAAATTCATATACTAAGTTACAGGAAACTTATTCTGATTTCTATGTTAATCTTATGTTCGCTGACCAAGACCCAACAAGATATGCGGCATACATCAAACAATTTTGCGAACAGAAACTTGCTTCTTATAAAAAAGTGGAATATAAAAACGAAGAAGAAAAACCGTGGAAAGAATATTGTTATGAACGATTAAAGAGTTTTTATGATGGTTATCAAGCATGTTTAGAGTCATTAAGTGAAATGGTTTCACAGCAGCAGATGATTGGTGCAGTTAAACAAATTCTTTTGGATATGTATAACAGTTATTCATCTATTCAATACAAAATTTATAAACAAATGAAAATACTTGAGAAACAGATTAACGCATTGTACCGTTATTTAGGAGAATATACATATGAAACAGACAAGTATGGGAAACGTACATATTCTCCTGATTACGTAAGTGAGGATTATACAGTTGACTACAAGAAAGAAATTTTCTCTATTGCTTATTCATTACCTAGCACAAAATATTTCATAGGAACAAAGCCAATTACATGTAAAAAATGTGGAAGTTCTAATGTTGGAATTGCTAAAAACGAAAGTGGTACGGAATACAATTATTGTTTGAGCTGCGGTAATACAGATCCTTCTCTTTTAGTTACTTATGCTGATATTGCAAAACAAGTAAGTGAGCAATGTAATAAATCAGAAAATAACTTATTGAAAGATATTACTGAAATCAGAAATAAATTCAAAATTGAAAATTATTTTGGAGAATTATATAATGAATTACTTCCTTATATTAAAGAACAGGAATACAGTAATTCCAATTATACTTCTGATGCATGTAACACAAATCAAGATATTATCGCCAAAGCTAAAGAACTATTACAAAAATCACGCAAGGAATTATACAAAGCATGTGAACAACAATATAGTGTAAGTGCAGATGTATTTTCTCTCTTAGCTGAAAGATGGAAAAATTGGGATGAAAATACTAAGTATCATGATATGTATGATAAATTCAGTCTTGGAAATTGGATGAGAGTACGTCTTGATAAAACCATTAAAAAATTGAGACTTATCAGTATTACATTTGATTTTGATACTGTTGATAAAATGTCTGTTGAGTTTTCAGACGTAATTCAAGTTGGCAATGTATTATCTGATATTAACTCTGTTTTACAACAAGCAAGTGCTATATCTTCCACTTACAATTATGTAACTGACCAAGCAAAACAAGGTAGTGAAGCGAACGTAGAAATCAATAAGATTTTACAAAATGGACTCGACTCTGCTTACTCTGCTGTTATGGCAGGTGATAATCAGGAAATAACAATGGATAGGCATGGACTGCTATTCAGAAAATTCTTAGATGAATTAGACGATTATTCCAAGTATCAGATGAAGATGATCAATAGAAATATTGTTATGACGGATGATGGTTGGGAAAGTGCAAGACTTGCCATAGGTCTAGGAATGCTTCCTGATGGAACATATGGTTATGGTATTTGGGCTGATAATATTATTGGTGGTCAAATTACTTGTACCAATAACATGAAAATTATCGGTGGTAAAAATAGTGTAATCATTGATGGCGATGGAATACGATTTGCTGATGGTATAATTCCTGCTGCATCTATTGATGGTTTGGAAAATTACCAACAAAATCTTGATGAATTTAAGAAAAAAGTTGAGAACAGCTTAAATTTTACCCAGATTGGCGACAATTATATTGTTTCACCTAAAATTGGCGGTGGATATTTATATATTGCAAAAGAAAATGGATGCTCTGTTGAAATAGATCCTCTTGGATTAAAGAATGGAAATGTACTCCGAATAGCCAATAAAAATGATAAAGGTATCATGAGTGTTGATAATAATGGAAATGGTACTTTTAAAGGGAAAATTGAAGCTGATAGTGGTAATATTGGCGGTTGGGAAATAAGTCCTAACTATTTGTCTACTAAAAACAATGCAGCAATATATCAATATGAATTAGGAAAAGATGGAAGCCCAGGAATGAGTATTATAGATGGGAAAGCAATTTTTGCTAAATACTCAGTTTCTTTAGGAACGCTTGATGGTTCTTTGGGTTATACCGATATATCATATAAGGGCATTTACGCAAGACCTATAATTAAAACAGCTACCGATTATATGTTTAAGGTAGACACAACAAAACAAGATGTTTTAATTGACCTTACACAAAACCAATCTAGCGGATATGGCAATTTTAATTTGTATGCAAAAAAAGGAAATATTGATTTTAAAAGTGATGGCAATATTAATTTCGGTTGTGACAGTAATAACAATCCTTCTCTTTGGATAGGAACAAAAGAAATGCGTATCGGACGAGACGCACCATCAAACAATTATTTTTATATTGATTCACAAAATTTTCAATATTGGTGGAAAGATGCTTCTGGCAGCCCCACATTAGGTCATTATATAAGTGACAATAATATAAGTTTATGTGATAGTGGATATGGTTCTTTATCATATAAGAAATCTGAAGTAGTTAATGTAAATTACGGTTCAAACAATTATCAACCAAAATCTTCTTCTGATTTGAGGTTAAAAAAAGAAATTATATCATTAACTGACATAAAACAGATATATCTTGCTTTTAAACCAAAGTCATATAAATTTAAGGATACAAAATATGAAAACAACGAAAAAATTCACACTGGTTTAATTGCACAGCAAGTAATAAATACTCTTACTGACAATGGCGTTGATTGGAAAGATACGGATCTTGTTGAAGAATACAAATGTCGTGACTATATGGACGAGGGACAATATACAGGTAAAACAGCATATAGAATTAACTATGAAAACTTACATGCTTATCATATAGCATTTTCACAAGAAATGTACAAAGAGATACAAATATTAAAAGAAGAGAATAATAAAAAGGATGAAGAAATCAGCAAGTTGAAAGAACGACTTGATAAGTTAGAATCTATTATTTTGCAAAATACGAAATAACTATATTTACAAAAATAGAAAAATCTGTTATTCTGAAAACACAAAAATTTTGTATTTTTAGGAGGTAGAGGAATGAAAAAGTCAAGTAAATCAATTACTGTTGGTTCTCTAGCCAAAAAGTTAAACAAAGGTGAAATATCACTTAAACACAAACTTCAGAGAAAAGACGGTGTATGGAATCGTAAGATGAAATCCTTGTTAATTGATTCGATGTTGAGAGAATATATTATTCCAGCAATATATTTAGTTATAGATCCAACGGATAATAAAAAACATGCAATTGACGGAGTTCAACGATTATCTACGATTAGAGATTATCTTGCAGATAAATTCTCGCTCTGTGATGGTTTAAAGCCAATTACCATTGATGGTGTTGAATATGAAATATCAAAAAAGAAGTTCTCTAAACTTGATGAAAAGATTCAGGATTTGATAAAGGATTGCAATGTTGTTGAATACGATATTACTGAATATACAGATGAAGAAATTAGAGATATGTTTGCAAGACTTAATGCTGGCAAACCACTTAACTCAACTCAGAAATTAACGTCTATTATGAGTGATGAAGTTATTGATTCAGTTGTGTTATTATCGAACAACTTAGTTTTTGATAAATTGTTGTCTCCTGCTCAGTTGAAAAGTTCAACAGATATTTCGATAATCATAGAAAGCTTTATGCTTATTGAAAGTTCGTCTGAAAACGATTTTGTATCATTTAAGTCTAAAACAAAAAGCAATTTTATCACTTGGTTAAATGATAATATAAATGATGACAAAGTTGCAAAATTAGATGAAGCCTTTACTTCATTAAGTGTTTTTCTAACAGAAAATGAAGATGTTAAGATTCAGAAAACCTCTGTTCCTATGATTGTATATGCCATTTATAAGACAAAGAAAGACCATAAATCTATTGAAAGATTAATGTCTAAAATCAAGGGATTTGTTGAAACATATGACAGCAATGAAGAGTATAAATCTTATGTTGTATCGGGAACTTCTAGTCCTGAAAGCGTAAAGAATAGAACTAATTATTGGCGAGCAATTGTTAATAAACTTTAATAATAGTAAATTAAATGTTGGGGCTGTTATTATAGCAGTCCCATGTATTTGTCAGAACTCTAATACTCAATATTTGCAAAATCTCCCTCAATATTATATAATAAACAGAGAATAATATAATGTAATAAAACATTGTAAACAACGAGGAGGTATTTTATGAAAAAGAAAATTATTGCAAGTATTGTAGTTCTAACATTATTATTTGGTATGTTACCAATCTATTCACAAGCATCTGATGAATTGAGGAATCCAAGAATTATTGATAAAGTTATTAAAACTATCTCTTTAGGAAACGGTTATTACTCAACATATTACAACCAACCATGTGTTACATGGGATTGTGTTTATTTTGGAAACTATTGGCAAAAAGATTCAGAGGGGAACATTGATAAAACTAGTGAGAAACAACCTATTAAATGGCGTGTGTTATCTGTAGATGGGGATGATTTGTTTTTACTTACAGATGAAAGTATATACAAAGGAGAATATAAAAAAGATCCAGAAGGATATTGGGGTGCACCATTATCAACAACATGGATAGAATCTGATATAAAAAATTGGATTGATAATGACTTTTCAAAAGAAGCATTTTCTTCCGATGAGTTTAATGACATTTTAGAAACAAACACAATGGATAAAATATCTATTCTGTCAGAAACAGACTTAAAAAGTGAATATGGATTTGTAATTTCAGAAAGGCACACTGGTTTGATAGTATCTGATGCATGGTGGTTGCGAAGTGCTCCAAGTTATAATATTAATTGTACATGGATTCAAGATTATAACACGTATATACACACTGATAACCCGAATGCAAAGCATTACATCCGTCCAGCACTTCACTTAAAGAAGTCATCTACGCATTATAAAAAAGCAGGTACTGTTAATATATATAATGAGATAGATGTTGAAAGAACACCTAAACCATTACCAACGATGATTCCAACGCAAACACCTATACCGACCAGTACCCCAATACCACAATCTCAAACACCAAAGAAAGTGGTAAAAAAAGTAACTGCACCATCAAAGCCGACTAAAGTAAAAGTAAAAAATAACAAAAAGAAAACAGCAACTGTTACATGGTCGAAAGTATCAGGAGCTAAAGGATATCGAGTACAATATGCTTACAGTGCTCCTTTTTCAAAGAAAACAAAAACGGTCAGTACCAATAAGTTTGTTGCTAAGAAACTAAAGAAGAAAAAGACATACAGTTTTAGAGTTCGTGCTTATAAAATGAATGGTAAGAAGAAATTGTATGGCAAATGGAGTAAAGTTGTTAGAATTAAGATTAAGAAATAAGGAGGAATTAAGATGAAAGATGTAACTTATTTTAAATTGAAAGACATCGAGCATAAAGAAAGAAACTGGTAGTTAATAAGAATGTTGTTAAATTTAGCATATAGGACAAAGTATATTTCTTTGTCCTATATATTTTTTGTATGTTTTGCACAAAAATATTGATAATTTTTGTGAATTTTTTTCATCATTTTATACTTGACATATAGTCAAATAGATAATATATAATATATTAAAGGAGTTAATGATCATGCGAGGATATCATAAATTAGATTTAAACAAGTTAAATTATACCGATAAGCCAATCTCTTATGAAGATGTACTTGTAAATGTTACTCATTTAAATATACCAATCGAAATATGTTCAGGTGAACAAAAAATGAAAGTAATAAGTACAGAAGTAGATTGTGGTAATAAGCGTATATTATTAGCGATCAATAAAGATAATGTACATAGAACTATGTTACAATAGAAAGGAGGTATATTATGGCTATAGAATATACAGATGATGACAGAAAAAAAGATTTTGATTTTTTCTTATCCAATTATGATGATTTTTATAAAAAATATGGAAATTGTTATATTGCAATTAGAAGAAATAAAATTATAGGAGTTTTTAAAGAGGAAAAACAAGCATTGGATATTGCATCTTCTGAATTTGGCTATGGTAATTTTATCGTTCAAAAATGTAACGGAGATGAAACAGGATACACAAATTATATTACCTCATTTCAGCTAATTAAAATCTAACAAAGGGGATAAGAACATGAATGAACAACCATTATCTGTTTTCACAGAGAAGTATCCATGTAAGATGAAAAAAATTTTAAATTCGGTTGTAATGATAAATACAGAAAACGATTTAACAATTCCTGCAAAATCTTTATGGGACACTGGTGCTACTGGAACATGCATCTCCTATGATTTGGCTCAAAAGCTACATCTGACACCAATAGGATTTCAGAATATTCAGACACCATCTGGTTCTGCTCAAGTAAAACAATATAAAGTGCATATTGTATTAAATCAAGAGTTAGTCGTACAAGATGTGACAGTATTTGATTCAGAAATTGGGCAACAGGGACTGGATGTGTTGATCGGTATGGATATTATTTCTTTAGGTGATTTTGCTATATCTAATTATAATGATACTACGCAATTTAGTTTTAGAATTCCGTCCCAGGAACATGTTGATTACAAAGGGTAAGAAAAAATAAACAGTTACACCCATAGGGCAAGAGAAATCACACTCTTGTCCTTTTCTTATATAACGAAAGGTGGTGACACTTAAATTTATGGGAATAACAATTTCACAAAAAGAAATTAGTCTTGATTTACAAAACCAAGGCTTTGTTAATACAATATATGCTCAACAAGGAGACTCTGATTCAAGACAATTGGTAGTCTCTCTTTTTGATGATGGAGAGAAATACATTATATCACCCTCTTCTGTTCTTTTATTACAAGGTACACGTGCAGATGGTGCGGTTGTAAATAGGTATATTCAGACTTTTAATGATAATAAAGTAACTATTATTTTCAGGGAAGAAGAACTAAATGTAAAGGGAAATGCAAAATATAAAATTGTTATTGAAGATGGTGATACGAAGCTATCTTCTTTTTATTTTAAAATTAAAGTTTATGAAAATGTCTACAATTCTGATGGCATCATTTCAAATCCAAGTATTGACATCTTAGAATCTACTATTAAAAAAGCAAATGAAACAATAAGTAAAGCAAACGAAACCATTGAGGAAATGAATAATCTAATGACTCCTATCACAAACGATGAAATAGATATTTTGTTCTCTCAATATATGGGCAATTAAAGGGAGGTGCTATTTTGTCAGTTTTATTTTATGATGGCGTAGACCATATGATAGAAAAGATTACGACTTTAATCAAAGGAAAAGCGAATAACTCTCATACTCACACCAAAAATGATATTACTGATTTTCCAACACTTGGTACGGCTAGTTCAAAAGATGTTGCTTCTAGTGGTAACGCTTCTGCTACTCAGGTTGTTATGGGAAATGATACACGATTAAGTGATGCTCGTAAGGCTAGTGATGTATCTGCATGGGCAAAAGCATCAACTAAGCCAAGTTATACAAAATCAGAAGTCGGATTAGGAAATGTAGACAATACAGCCGACTCCAGCAAACCTGTATCTACAGCTCAGCAAGATGCTATTAATGCGGCTTATGCAAATGCTAATAAATATACAGACAAAAAAGTTGCTGATTTGATTGGTAGTGCTCCTGAAACAATGGATACTTTGGAAGAAGTTGCCGCTGCTATTCAAGAAAATAAAGATGTAGAAACTGCTTTGAATGAAGCTATCGGCAAGAAAGCAAATCAAACAGAACTTGATACACACACAGGTAATTCTACAATACATATTACAGCATCTGAACGAACAAATTGGAATGCTGCAAAAACACATGCAGACTCTGCACATGCAAGGACTGATGCTACAAAAGTGGAAAAATCTACAACAAATGGTAATATTAAAATTAATGGTACTGAAACAACAGTTTATACACATCCAAGTGGAACAAATCCTCATGGAACAACTAAGAGCGATATTGGACTTGGGAATGTTGGAAATTTTAAAGCAGTTTCTACTGTTGCATCTCAGGGGTTAGCTGATATAGAAAAGGCGAATGCTAGAACAAATATAGATGCTTCTAAAGTTGGACATACTCATACCAAATCTCAGATTACAGATTTCCCAACTAAAGTAAGCAGTTTCCAGAATGACAGTAACTATCAGACTGATACAGATGTTACTAATGCTCTCACACCTTATGCTACAATCGAAAACTTAAAAGGTAGCGGCACCATAGAGATTAACGGTGCAAATATTGCTACGAGAAGTATTGATGCAGATAAGTTGAATATTGCCGATTGGAGTGCGTTTGGAGCTACGAGTAGTGGATTTATAATAACCAAAGATGCTATTACAATGAGCGGAGAAACATTTTGCACCGCTTTGTCGTCTAAGTCTTTGACAGATAAAACACCATATGGCGCACTTGTTAGTTATCGGAAGATGTCAGGTGCAGGAACTTATTACGGAAGTTACTCACAGATTTCGCATGGAATCTTGGAAGCAGGGACAATATCTGGAACAACGGCAACCTATACACCTAGTTTCCAAGTAAATGGTGATTCTGTCACACTTGAAAAGATTGATACAACATTAAGAGTTGCTACCGAATATGGTTTAGGTGCTTCACTAACGGACTATTCCTTGCAGATTTCCCCAACAAGTGGAAACCACATGAATATTGGACAAAGAACGATTCAAGCAGTCGATAAGAATAATGCTGCGACAACTTTATATTTAAACAGTTATGGAGGAAATGTTTCAATTGGTAGAGCCAACGGGGCTGGAACTACTACATTAAATGCTAATGTTGCTTTTGAGAAGAACTGTTCGAAGGTAACAACATCGACACCTAATTCAACCAATTTATATGGCGTTTTAATGAATGGCGGTCAATTTGTAGCTGTTGTATTTCATGGTTACCCAATATCTTCGGCAGATCCTTGGGCATCAATAATCAATATGAATTTAATGTCAGCTAATTCTAAAGCTAAGGATATTGTATTATGGCATAATTTAGTGACTGGTCGTGGGGAATGCGTTCGTGTCGCATTTAATCCACATACAGGAAATATAGCTGTTAATGCACAGTATAATAACCTAGCTAACGATAACCTGAGCGGAATAGCAATATTCCCGGTGTTACAATAAATAATTCAAAATTTAGAAGGTAAAAAAATGGATGAAAACAAAATCACAATTATTGACTATGTGGAGAAGAAATTGTCTGCTGAAATTGCAGAACTTAAGATTCTGCTTGCAAAGACGGAGTTTAAGGCTTTTGCCTTGCAGGAAGAGAACGAGCGATTAAAAGCACAGTTAGCAGAAAAGGAGAAAAATCCGAATTAAAAGATGTAATAGTATCTGTATTTGCAACCTGGGGAAATACACCGACAATTAATGAATAATAAATTTTAATACGTATAATAGGGTCAATACCTAATATAACTAAACTAAAGGTGGTGAATATGTGAAAGAAATTAAATTTAGGACACTTCTATTATTTGCTCTTCTATTTATCTTTATGCTAATCTATGCAGTGTCTAGTGCAAGTACAAAAACATATGATAAAAAATATACAATTAGCAATCTATTATCTGATTATCAATATGTTGTAAAGGACAATGCCGACATTAAAAATCATACTGTTGGCGCTGTTTTAATTGGTGGCAAAGCAACACTATCTTCTTTTGGTGATGCAGCCATTGAAAATTCATATATAGATTACGTTGTTACTTATGGTAATTACAGTAATGGTTCTTATTTTAGAGACACAAAATACAAAGAATATTATGATAAATATAAGGCATATTACATAGATTCTGATTATAGTGGAGAGTTAAGTGGACTTACAAAAACAAATACCTCTTATGTGGATTTTAATAGGTTATATAAAGAGATTATGAACGAAAGCAAGGATTCCTCCACTGGTACAAAAATAACGCTTAAAAAGGAAAATATTGATGGTCAGGATGGTATTGCATTATATGTTCCTAATAAACATGTAGTAGTTATTGAAAAAGATGAGTGGAACAAATGTGATTTTATTGTATTAGATGGTTCATTAAAGGATTTCATATCTACAAAGCATGTTATCAGTATTTTGTCAGATAATGTTCAGATTGGTGCAGATTATTCTTATGTCACTGTTGGGGATAATAAGAAAGCAGTGTTCGTTAAAGACGATGGAAAACTAAAATTATTGGAACATGGGAATGGTCTCATGCAAATTAAAGACGGTTCGGTTCAAGGCGGTCAATTAAATGTGGATGGCATGAAATTAATATGGAATATTCCTAATGCTACCGAAGTTGTTACGGAATATCTTTCTGGTCATGTGGTCGCGCCTAATGCAAATGTTAAAATTAATGGTGGAAATTTTGAAGGTTCTTATATTGCTAAAAGTTTAACCAGTAATGCTGAAGGTCATTTCTATCCATATGATTCAGTTGAAAAACCAAAAGCAACTTCTAGTCCTACAGCGATTGTAACTGACACACCAAAACCTACTGAAGTTGTAACAGCAACACCTAGTCCTAGTATTATTCCTAATACTAATACTCCAATTACAACTCCAACGTCTACAACTTCATTAAGTAATATTACTCCAACAAGTTCATTGACACCAACACCTACATCAAGTAATACACCGATTGTAAAACCAACATATACTGCCACGGCAAGTCCTACGCCAATTAATGTCACGGATGATGACATACCAAAAGATAATAAAAAGATTAAGGATGGAAGTAAGAAAGTTATTGATATAGAAGAAGAAAACATACCACTATCGGATATTCCTGATACTGGCGATAATTCTAATATTATTTTGGCATTGACTATATTTGCAACATGTGGTATTCTAATGATGATTACTTTTTTCAAATTTCACAAAAGGTAAAAGGAATAATAAACAAAAGAATAAGGGTACTTAGTTATTTTGACTAAGTACCCTATTTTTTACGATTTTTAAGACTTGATTTTCAGCATTTCTTTTTTTAATTCGTTTATATCTCTATGTGTATATACATTTTCTGTTAGATCGGTTATTTTGTGCCCAACGATAATCTTTAGTATAAATTCATTCATTCCAGCCTTTTTTGCTTTTGTAATAAAAGTATGCCTTGTGCAATGAGGCGTAAACTGTTTGGAAAACTTTAGCGTATCCATCACTTTATTAAATCTGCTTAAATATTGATCTTTGCTTAATCCAATTCCTTGCTTTTTGGTAACGTCATTAAACAAATATTCACTGCCAACTTTCTTTGCTTCATTATAATATTTTATAATTATATCATTTATAAGCGGATGAATAGGAACGATGCGATTTTTGCCGTTTGCCGTTTTAATACCACCTTTAATATATCCATTATTAATATCAACATCTGAAATCTTCAAGCGGATTAGTTCTCCAGGACGGAAACCGCTATAGCACCCAACTAGTATCATATCTGCAAAAGGAACAAATTCAATAGATTTCCAAAGTTTTTCTATTTCATAATTTCCAAAAGGTTTCTTTTCTACATGTTCTTTTGCTTGTTGCTCGAATACACTTTTATCAAGTGTAAAATCTCTTGCATAATTGTGGTCTATTATTCTTGCTTCTATTGCGTACATATACATGTTATTAAATATATGTTTTATTGTTTGCTTTACTTGTGGTGACGCTTTTCTAATCTCGCCTTTATATTTTCCTCTATGGATTAAAGCAGTACCTTCGTTAATGCATTTTTTCATATCTAATATTGTCATGTTTCTAAATTTAATATCGTATAGCATAGTACAATATTTATAAGCACCTTTTATTCTATAAGCCATTGATGTTTTATTTTTTATACATTCGCTAAACCATTTTTCGTACAATTCGGAGAATGTAATATTCTGCTTTTCAATGTTAAATGGACTATCTAAATATTCAGATAATGCTCTAGCTGCTTCTCCTTTTGTTTTATAGTTAGAACCAATAGTCTTAACTATTTGTTTTGAGCGACCAGTCTCTTCGTTTATTTCCCAACCGATTGTAATCTTTGCTCTGTAACGTTTTCTTCTGCGGTCGTAACTTATACTACCTTCACCATTTGCTCTTTTCCCTGACAT